CTTCTTCTTCTGCTTTTTTTTTTGCTGCTGCTTCTTCTGCTGTTCTTCTTGCTGCTGCTTCTTCTGCTGTTCTTCTTGCTGCTGCTTCTGCTTCTGCTGCTTCTTCTTCTGCTTTTTTTTTTGCTGCTGCTTCTTCTGCTGTTCTTCTTGCTGCTGCTTCTTCTGCTGTTCTTCTTGCTGCTGCTTCTTCTGCTTTTCTTGCTTCTTCTGCTTCTGCTTTTTTTTTTGCTGCTGCTTCTTCTTCTGCTCTTCTTGCTATTTGGTTATGTGCAAAAATACTTTTTGCACCTGGTGAAGAAACAACACGTGGTTGTGGTTGTGGTGAAGAAACATGTGGTTGTGGTGAATAATCAACTTCATGACTTGGTAAATATTCAGGATCACTAACTATTCTTGAATATGTTGGAGTTCTAGTTTGATATATTATTGTTCCATAAGTATCATTTAAATCTTGATTTAGATTAATATTTGATGTTACAATTGATAATTCTTGAAATGTATTATCTATTTGACAACAATGATATTTATGCGTATTACCATCATCTTTATAATAATTATAGATACGTTTATCAATAATTATTCTCTGTCCATCTGATGAAATATAATGTAATTTATTATAAATATTGTAAGATTGATATATATCATCTCCTAATAATATAAACATTTTGTCATTTGTTATAAGATAATTTTCTTCATTATGAAAAGTTAAATTATAAGTATTAATGCCTTGTCTATCATAAATTACAATATTATTATAATTATAAATATAATTATAATTATTAAATGTTGCTGTTATTCTCAAATTTTGATTTATTTGATTAGGATTACGTGGTGTAAAAATTATACTACCATCAGTACTATAATTTTTTTTAAAATATTGTCCATAATCTATATCTCTTGATCGTGATTGTGTTTTAGTAAAAAGAGTTGACATTATATTTAAAAATCTATTTATAGATAATAATATTTTAATTATTATAAAAAATTATTAATATATATTTTTTTAAAATGATCTTTTACTGCATCTAGTTGTTCATTATCATATAATCTATTACTTTGTTTTCTAATAAATTCATCATAATTAATGTTAAAATCTTGTAAATTTATTTCATGTAATAAATTTACATCTTTTCTTTTAATTTTGTTAATTTGTTCATTGATGATACTTCGTAATTTTTCATATTTTAATTTTAATTCAGGATTATTTTCATATGAAGTTATAGTTATATCTTTAATTTTATTAAATGAATTAAAATATTTTAAATAAAAAAAATTATAAACATCTAACATAATTTTTTCATCATCCATTTCTTTTATTTTTTCTTTTTCATCATCTATTTCTTGTGTTTTTTCTTTTATTACATCATCATAATCATACTTATTTTTACAAATTTTAGTAAAATCATCATTTGTTTGAATATATGAAATCAAATCAGTATCTGCATCAGTATTTAAATATTTTTTGTTTAAATCATTTAAATTTGTAAATACATTTAGATTTTCTAATTTTACATAACTTAAGTAAATTTTTATATGATGAAAAAAAATATTTAAAAATGAACAAAATTTAACTTTATCAAATCTTATACTAATATTTTGCATTCGAATTTCATTTATTAATTCATCAATTATTAATTTATTCTTATCATCAAGTTTAAAAACCGAGTTTTTAATTAAATTATTAAATATATCAATAAATACTTGAAAATAATAAAATTGAGATTTTTTTAATGAATTAAAAAATGAATATAATATCCCATAATAAAGGAATAATTGTTTAATAAATGTTTTAAAATCTTCATTTTTATCATATAATAATTTAAAATAAATATCATCTTGTAATTCATAAAATTCTTTAATTTTTATTTTGAAATAAGAAGAAACCATATTTGAACTCGTCCTTTTAGAAATCATTTTTTCACCATCAATAGTTAATATTTGAGCATATTCACCAATATTTGCATTAATATAATCATCCAATGATTTAAGTTGATTATCAATTAAATCTTTATCTTTTTTTTCTTTGAATTGTTTTGAAAAAGATTTCTGTATTTTTACTAAATCTTTTTTATTAGAATTAAATGATTTTTCTAATTTTTGTAATTGACTAATATCTTTTTTTTCATCATTAATATCTTTTTTTAATTTTAATAAATTACAATAATTTTCTATAATTTTTTTAACATTTTCATCAGTTTCAGGGTGCTCTAATAAATATTTCATACAATTATCATAATCATTAAAATTTTTTAAAGCATTTTTTAAATCAGGATTCATCATTAAATCATATTTTAATTTTTCAAAATTATCATTAAAATTTTTGATAAATGTTTTTTTCTCATCTTTTTGTTTATTTTTACTTTCAGCATCCTTCTCCACTAATTTAGCTTTAAGTTTTTCATTTAATTCGTCTTGTTTAACTTTTCTAACTTTTGCTTTTTCTATTTCTTTCTTCTCTATCTCTTCTCTTTTTCTTATTTCTTCTTCCTTCTTTCTTTGTTTTTCATCTAATTTTTCTCTTTCTTCTTGTATTATTTGAGCATTGTCAAATGTATGTTCTTGTCTATCTATTTTATGATCAATTTTTTCACTAACATAATGCGTATCTAAAGTAGTTAATAATGATGGTATTATAATAGTATTTAAATAATCTTGTAAAAATTTTTCATCTTTGGTTATTTCTTCATTTTCAAATAATGAATAAACTTCTTTTATAATATCATCAATTGATTTATTAGTTGAACTTATTAATTGTTTAATAGTTCTAATTGTCATTAAATAATTACCTGGTAAATCTACATATGTATTAAATGTTCCTTCTTCATTTCCGAAGAAAATAGTATTTAATTCTTCCAATCTTTCTTTCTCTTCTTGTGTAAATATAACAGTTTTTTCTCTTTTAGATAATTTTTTTTTATTATATAATTTATTATATTCGATATAATTTCTTATTATCTCTTTATCGCTATAAACATCTGGATAAGTAGTTTGCAAATAATTTATAACATTTTCTATTATAAATAATTCTCTGGAATTTGATATTAATTCCATTTTTTAATAAAACAATTCTAATTTAATTATATAATTAAAATTTAAGTGAAATAATGCTCGTTAATACCCATATTATTAGTGAAAAATTAGATATTGATATATAAATTTCATTCTTCTTCTTATAATCATAACTAATATTATCTCCATCACTATCACCAATAAAATTAACATCTTTTCTATCCATAACAAGAACGAATGGAACAAATAATAATATTAATATTATAAAAAGATGAATTGCTAAACTCAAATAACCATTCGTATAAATATAGAAATAATAGAAATAATTTGGAAAGACGGTTATTGAAGATATATTCGAAAATAATTCAAAAACTGGGTAAAAATACATTACATTTACAATTGATGTTATAAATATGAAAAATAGGATATAAATGATTGTATAATAATTATATGCCTTTGAAAAATTATTAATAATATTTGAATTTAAACACCAATAAATGAATTGTAATGTTAAAAAACGAATAATATAAGTAACAATAATAAATGTTATTCTATCATAAATATTAATTTCTAATCTTTCTGGACTATATAAAGGATTTTTAAGATAATTTTTATAAAGTTGTTGTAAATCATCAGTCTTCTCACTTATATCAGCAGTATCAACATTAAAAAAATCTGATTTATCAGCGTCTCCATCGACTTTTCTAACTAAATCATCAATTGTTTTAGGTGGTTGTAAATTAAGAACTGGCGCTATTTTCTTAACATCATTTAAAAATGTTTCCATAGGTTTAAAAGGTTTCTTGACATAATAATCTTTTGAATATTCATCATCTATAGTACCTAGAATTATCCTCCTTCTAGGTGCTTCCTGTGTTGGTTGTATTTGATGAGTTTGAAGAATTTCAAGTGGCGGAGATCTATATTCACTTTCATTCACAACTTCTTTTTGAACTTCATTTTCAGTTGCTTGTTCTTGACCTTCTACTGCTTCACCCCCTTGGGCATCACCTTCTGCACCGCCTTTTCTTTTTACACTATTATCATTAGTAGTAGTAATACTTGAAATAACATCAAGAAATTGATTATAATTATTACCTCTATTACCTAAATTTTGAGACAATACATTAAGAACTTTTTTCTTATTTTTATTACTTAATTTTGATAATGAATTAGATATTTTTGCCAATTTTCCTTGAAGTTCTTCATAATAATCTTTGCTTTCTTTTGTTCTATATAAATATTTATATAAATTTGATGGTGATGAAAAACCATCCACGAATTTCATATAAAAATTATATCTCTTTGGAAACATTTTTTTAATATAATCATCACTAATTACGAAAGAACCTAAATTCAACATAACTTTATTCGGATTTTGAATATTTGTCAAATCTTTAAAATTGAAAAAAAATTCTGTCATTCTATTTATAAAGACTGATTATTTATATATACAAACCACAAACTTAAAATAATAATAGGAACTGTTAAAGATATTATTAATATATAACTATAAAATTTATTATAAATTACAAAAAATATTCTTAATATTGCCAATAATGCTAAAATTGATACAATTGTTATTGATATATAAATTGGAGTAATATTATAAGTATTATAAATATTTTTTTTATTATTAATTTTTTCTAATAATGTTAATAATTCGTCATTACCATCTGTTACAATTGGATTACTAGTATTATAATAAGCAATTGGAAGACTATTTAAAGGTATGTAATTTGTATCAAAAACTTTTAAAATATGTTCTTTATCAATAATCTCTTTCAAACCTACAAAATTATAATTAATATTATTATTGGCATCAACGCAATTATCATTATTATTATCACCAGAACTACTCATTATTATTCCTTATATTAAATTATATTAATATTTTATTAAATAAGCTTCTCCAAAAACAACTACAAATATTATTAATAATATTGGGAAGTTATATGCGACATTATCACAATTATATTTAAATAATTCTAATTTACTTGTTTCTAAATTATTATATTTATTCACATAATTGCAATTGATAAATAATTCTTCCTGTGTAAAATTTTTGATATTATTATACAATTCTGGATTATAGAAATTATAATTCTTAATTATTTCATCTTGTTCTTTTGATAATGTATTATTATTACTATCACTGCTTACATTTTCAAATAAAAAATCAATTATTTTAAAAACATTAATTATTTCTTGATTTATATCTAATAATTTTTGTTTACTTTCTTTATTAAAAAATGCTGGTTTTATATTTACTGATCTTAATGGTAATGATGTTCCTAATGTATAATATTTTGATATGTGATTGTATAAATTTTGTTCAATTGCATATTTATCATTACTTGAAAAACATAAATTAGTTTTATCAATAGATGAAATAACACTTTTGACATTAGTAAAAATATTAGAATAAATATTTAAAATTAAACTTACTAAATGTTTATTTTTTTCATAATGTCTAATTAAATCCATATTTAAATAATTATTTCTAATATAATCTTTCTCATTTTTAGGTTTAATTGTTTTACCAGGAATACTATTTAAATCTTTAACTAAATCATTATTATTAGATAATGGAAATACATCATTGAAAATATTAATACTATTAATAGGATTTGATGATTGTATATAAATAAAATATTCAATTATTGATATAATTTTATTACTATTAATATTATAATTATAAATATTATATAGTAATATTATAAATCCTAAAACATTTGGACTAGAATCAGAAATCGTTGTAGTCGATGTTATATCTTTTATAAAACTATTTAAATCTTTTAAATCATATGAAGTAACAACATCATTTGGTTTAGTAAAAAATGAACTAAAATCATAAAAATTTATTTGTGTATTATCAATACTTGATGGACTAAATAAATTTTTTAAATCATTATTATCAAATTGTGTCGTTATATTTATAAGATTATTATATAAAACATTTAAAATTATTTTTTTAAATAATAATTTATAATCATCACTATTATGTTTATAAATCTTTGTAGGAAGATATAAAGAACTATCACATATATAATCACTATTTCCGATTTTACTAGAAGAATATATATTTGTTTTTGTTTTATTTAATTTTAATTCTTTTATATTTTTATCATCCTTAAAATTTGATTTTAATTTATAAGTATTATTATTTAAATCTTCATCGCTAATTTTATCATTAATATAATATTTTACATTATTTTCTAATAAATTAGAAATTTTTAATATTATATCATTATTATGATTATCAGTAATTTTATTTGGAAATTCATAATAATGAATTGAACTGATAGTAATAGAAGGTTGAATAATTTTACTTTGATTTTGAGTTATTATTGATGTTGTATCAATAGATAAATATATATCATTATCAACATTATTTATTTTAATTTTTATAGGAGATCCTGAACTATCATCTATATCTTTTTTAAAATTAATATATATTCTAGTATTATCATAATTAAATAAAATTGTTATGATATTATTTAAAATTGTGTCATAATCACTATCTGCAATAGTAGTTGATGTTGATGCAACGATTTCATTTATTTTTAATAAAATAATATTATTATCAAAAATATATCTTTTATTATTTTCACCAATTTCAATTTTTGGTGAAGCAGTAATACTTGTATAAATAATAATTTTTGTCTTATATGGTTCTAATAGAAAAATTGTTTTTTCAAGACTATGATATAAATTTGAATATTCTGTTCTTTTAATTTTATTAATATTATTATTTAAATATTTTAAAATAAGTGATTTATAAAAATTTAATTTATAATATAAATAAGCATAATAATTCGAAAGATTTAACATAATTTGATATGATTTTGATGAAAAATTTAAATTTAAATTAGTTATTATTTTAAAATTATCTATTTGATTATTTTTATAAATAATGATTTGATTTATTCCTGAAAATAAAAATTGTATAGGATTTTTTATATCACTACTGCTGAATTGTAAAGTTTCAGTAGGAATATTAAAATTATAATAAATGACACTATCCAATTCATTATTTTTTTCTAATTTATTTTGTTTATTTAATTTATTATATTGATCAATATTATTAGTTATTAATTTAATATTATCAATATTAAAATTCGACATTGATGATAATGTTCGAACACTATTAATAATAGTATTTCTATTCAAATCATCATTAATATTATAATTGATACTTGCATTATTATTGAGAATGTGATAAAAATTATCACCATTTCCACTATTAAAATACATATTCAATTTAGTATTTGCAATTGATATATCATTCTTATAATAAGATGATGGTTCATAAATAATATATTTATTCAAATAAGTATTATAAAAAGTAATTGCATTAATTAATGTTATTAGAATTAATACATTGATTAAATAAATCATACCTGATAAAAATAATTCTTCATCATAATAATAATATAATCCTAATAAAATAATTATTAAGATTATTATCATTAAATTCAAACGATTTTTAATTCCAAGCATATTCATCATTATATCGAAATAGTAAGTCTTATCATCTAATTTTAATCTTTGTTTTTCAATCATTGAATTATAATTATCATTTTTGATATTATATTCAATCATTGCTTTTTCATAATCTTTCTTATCACTATAATATTTATCAATGATTAATTTCTTATTATCATAATCAGTATCTTTAATATCTCCACCATCAATATATTTGAATGTTTTTAATAAATCATTACCATTGAATATAGGTAATGGAATTGGTGATGGTTTATTTGGCGCTGTTTGCTTATAAATATCATACATAATATAATCATCTTTTAAATTTGTATTTAAAGAACTATCATTATATGTGTCATAAATATTTTTATGAACTAAAAGAGAAATGATGAAAATTATTGTGAAAAAGAAAAAGATTAATATTTCTTTTATTATTTCCGAAGAAGATTTCGTTTGATTAGTATCATAAATATTATAAATATAACTAAAAAGGACGATTGAAATTATCATAAATAATAAATTGGATGTTGGTGTAAAATCATATTTCAAAAATAATTTTATGATATATGCAATAGGAATAATTATGATTATTACAAATAATATTAAATAATTAATTGAACAATTTGGAAGAATTTTATGACAATCATTGCAAATACATTTTAAAAACTTCTTTGGATATGACATCAATTCATCACTAATATCATATTTACAAAAAGCAGAAGCATTAATGATTGTATAATAAAAGTAAATTCCATATGAAATTGATGATATAATTGTTATGAGAGTAATAGAAACAGTAATAAGATAATTGGAATAAGTATTATTGAAAATGTCTGTTTTAAAAAAATTAATATTATTATAAGTCTTAAATCGACTAGTTTCACATTCAATTGTATTTACACCATTAAATTTTTGAGTTGCAGTGCCATAATTATAATTATATGTATAATTATATGTAAATATACCTATATTAAATAATTCATCAAGTATTAAAACAATACTATAAAAGAAAGTAATATAAATACATAAATTATTTAAAAAATCCATATAATCATTTAAATCTGTAAATTCATTTAAATTCATTTTCTATAATATGATTATACATTATTATAAATAATTATTAATGTCATTATGGAATATTTTTAAAAATAATTTTAGAAATATTATTAATGATATTGAAGAATATAATAAAATTTTTATTAATCATATAAATTATGATTTCAACATTTTATTATATTCTCATATTGGATTTCCATTGGAATTATTCATAAATGAATTAATAAAATCTAAATTTAATTTAATTAATATAAATAAAAAAGAATTATTATGGAATAAAAATATCATTTATAATGAAAATCAATATTTCATAGAAATTGATTTGAATAATCCTAATATAACTAGCGATTTCTCATTCCTAACTGATATGATTTTATTTATCATTAAAAATAAACCTATTTTTAATTCAAATAAACATTTAATTATTCTTAAAAATATTGATCATTTTAATGAATTTTCATATGCTTTTAGAATTATTCTAGAAAGATTTAATAATAATGTCTATTTCATTTGCACAACGAATAAAATTTCTAAGATTGAAAATGCCATTAAAAGTCGCTTTTTTTGCATTCGAATACGATTATTCACAATAGATGAAATTAAATTTATTTTTCAAAAATATTTAAAATTAAATTTGAAAATGAATTCAAATGAAGAAATAGAGATAAGTAGAAATATCATTTTTAATATCTTCTTACAACAGATAAAAATTAATGAACCACTTCTTCTAACAGAAGAATTTTATAATTATAATTATCCTCCAATTGTAAAATTTTATAATTCCAAATATGATTTGAATGATATAAGACAATTATCTTATAAATTATCTCAATATAATTTAAAAATCGTTGATATAACATTAGATTTATTGAAATTGAATAATAATAAATCACTAGAGATAATAAAGATTGCAAGTGAAATTGATTATCTATTATCAATTTCTAATAAAGGTAGAGAACCTATTTATATAGAAAATTTTCTATGTCAAATATTATTATAAAAAAAATGAATATTTAAATATTAAATAATAAATATATATATTAAATAAAATGAATTTTTGTGAAATTTGCCATAATATGAAATACATAAAAACGAATGATAATAAGAAATTGGTTTATTATTGCAAACATTGTTTTTATGAGAAAGACGAGGATAAGATAGAAGCAATTAAAATATCAGAGACAATTTATACAGAAGATGAATTATTATATAATCAACATGTTAATAATTATTTAAGATTTGATCCAACTTTGAGAAGAATTAAGGATGATAATATTAAATGTACTAATTGTACAATTTCAGATGATAAGAGACAAATAATACCAATTAAATATCATCCTCAGAATATGAAATATTTCTATGTTTGTGATAATTGTGGTTTTACTTGGAGGGAAAATAAAAAATGATTAATTATATAAGAGATAAAATTTTATTATTTAATAATGTCCATTAATGAAATAAAGCAACCGTTTGATGAATGTAATAAAATTTTTGCAACTTTGGATAATCCTAAAATTAGTAAATTAATTATGACTAAATATGAATTTAATCTTATTATTAGTCAAAGAACTGTTCAATTATCTCAGGGACATATCCCATTTATTGATATAGATATTGATGTTAAATCTAATATGGATTTGAGAAAAATAGCAATTGATGAATTGAAACAAGGAAAAGTTCCATTTATCATCAAAAGACCACTTCCAAATGATAAATATGAATTCGTAAGAGTTCGAGATTTAGATTTGACAGCTGTTAAATATATGATGGATATATAAATATTAATAATTATAATATTAATAAAAAATAAAATAAATAATAATAAAATGTTATATTCAATTATTCTTGCTTGTTGTTTAGATGGTGGTATTGGATATGATAATACAATCCCATGGAGTATTAGGGAAGAAATTAGATTATTTAAACAAATAACATGCAGTTATGCAAATGAAAATGATAATGATGATAATGATATGAAAATTAATGCAGTAATTATGGGACGTAATACTTGGAATTCGCTTCCTCATAAACCTCTTCATAATAGATTGAATATTGTTATTACGAGTGATAAGGATTTCCCACGATTTAATAATTTAATTAGTTTTACTAATTTAGATGATGCTTTTAATCATTGTAAGATGAATAAAAAAATTAATAAGGTTTTTGTTATTGGGGGTAAAACAATTTATGACACTTGTTTATATGATGATAAATATTCTAAAAACATTGAAAAAATTTATTTATCTGTAATTTATAATAATTATGAGAGTAATATTTTTATTAATTTAAAACATATTCTTAAAAATTATCGTGTTATTGATTTTAATAATGTCTATTTCAAAAGTAGTTTTTTACACTTAGAAATGAAACAAAAATAATTATGAATATTTACCTTTTTTCGAAAAACAATCTTTAATATCATCTTGATAGTATTGATGCATATTAATACAATTATTTAATAATTCTGAAAATGGTTCGATTAATCCTTCATTATTTTTCGTATTTATTACACCTGATTTTAATATTTCTATTGCTTCCTTATATTGCTTATTTTTATAATATTTTAATCCTAAAATATGTTGATAATCTGGATTATTCTTTCCAAATTTTTCATAAAAATCTTCAAATTTCTTAATTTCTATTTTTTCATCATTGAACATATTCACAAATTCAATGAAATTATTATTTTGAATTAATAAATTATTTGAATTAACAGTCGTTGGAAATATACCAATTTTAGAACCTTCGAGAATAGTTGGCTTATTTAAGACATATGATTTTATTTTATTTTTATTATCAAATACAAATTTTGATATACTTAATTTAATATTAAATCTTATTACATTCAAATATTCATATAAATCATTTGCTGTCTTTTTATTTATGAAATAAGAACTCTTTGATTGAAGAATTTTGTTTTGCAATGTTGATAATAAATAATCAATACCTTTCTTATTATTATTGAAAATACAACAAGTAAATAAAATATCATAATCAATTTTATGTAATTTTTTTATGAATTCTTTAAAATAATTCTCATTTGTATTTCCTGTTCCATCGTTATGATCAAATAAAATGATGTCATCTTCAATTATAAAATTATGAGTACTATCATTATTATTATTTTTAATCATTTCATATGCCCTTTTATGTTTAAATAAATTGGATAATTGTTGATAATTAAATTTTGATTGTAAATTTTTAAATTCTTCATCATCTATTTCATCATTATTCAAATTTATTAAATTATTATAATCATTTATATTTTTATCAATATCATCAGCACTTGGTGATGATATATAATAAACATTTGTTTTATAATTATTTTCTTTAAATATTTTTTTAATTCTTTCTATTGTCGGTTCTAAATGTTTCATTCTCATTTTTAAATGGTCCGATTTAATTACATAAATATCTATGTTCATTTTTGTATAAATATATATAAAAATAAATAGAAAGTCCTTAAATAATAATAATTATTATTCTAAGAATTGTTATTATTATTTAGAGTAGCAACGGTTAATTCTAAGGCGGATAATCGTTGTAATAAATCAGGTTTAGTTTCAATTGCTGATAATCTCACAGATAAATCATTATTGGCAGTTTCTATTGCTTGAAGACGATTATTAATTTCAGTTAAATCAACCATTGGACAAGTTGATGAAGCAGATGAAGTTTCAAGAGCTTGGAGACGATTAATTAAATCATTTAAATTTAAATTATTGAAGTTATTTTCGAGAGTTGATAAACTATTTTCAAGAATTGTTATATGATTATTAACATCAGTTAAATTAGCACTTTCAAGAGATACAACACGATTATTAATTTCAGTTAAATTAACTAATTCATTATTCATATCTAAATTAGTTGATTTATTATCTTCAAGAGCTTTTAAGCGATTTTCGAGAGATGATAAACGATTATTTATCTCAGTTAAATCAACAACTCCTGAACTAGGATTGCTAGTTAAACTATTTAATTTTGATTCAAGAGTTGCCATATATCTTAAAACTTGTATATTTTGCATTTTTTTATTCTTATTAATATTATATAAAAAAAATTGATATATTTAAATGTATCTTATTAATAATAATAAATATAAATGATTATCCCAATTCGTTGTTTTACTTGCTCAAAAGTAATTGCAGATAAATATGACTATTTTCAAATGGAAAAAGCTAAATTAAAACCAGTTGATATGGGTGATGATGAGAATAATTTAAAATTCTTCAATGATATTCATACTAAGGAGATTTTAGATAGATTAGGATTAATTCGCTATTGTTGCAGGAGAAGTTTAATGTCATCCGTTGATTTAATGGATGTCATTTAAAATCATTTATTTTTATTTCTTTTATTTAATAGATAAATATGATTTATGATAATAATGATAAAGATAAGAAGAATGATGATTATGGAAATATAAGTATTTATGATATTTATCAGAATTCAATTCAAATTATTATAGATATTATTAATGATATTACCATCTTATTGAATAATTATAAACCAAATACAATTTTTACAGATATTTATAAAATTATTTTTAAAAGTGAGAGATTGTTCTATTTAGGTATTATATTTATAATTATATCTTTTGTTATATATTTTATAGACGGAGTAAATATATAATTATGTGGTATTATAATTATTATGTGGCAATTTTAATAATATCATTAATTTTTTTTATAATATCAGGAAATGAAGTTAAAATTCTTTTATCAATAATTATAATAATTATTATTAGTTATTATTACTTCACTAAAATTAATGATTATAATGATATAAATACGCAAAATCGGAATAATATAATCAAATCTATTAATTCAGATATTCAAAAAAGAAAATATACAAATAATGATAATTATTATATTAAGAAATTCAATAAAAATATTAAATTTTTAATAAATGATGAGAAATTATTAGATATCATTTTAAATATTCGATTTATAATGAAATATGATTATGAGAAATACACAAATATCATTAATTATATCGATAATTTTTTTAAGATTTATATGTATATATTAGCTAATCGATATGATATTAAAAATTATTTCACAACTTTTCTATCATTGAGGGATAGTGTTATTAAAGAGATGTATTCTGTTTATGTCATATTACCTATTAAAATGGAAAATTATTACGGTTTTAGTTCATTCGAAGAATTAAAGAAATCAATATCTGATTTTGTTCAACATTCAAGAAAATTAATTATTATTCTTGAAAGATACGCAATACAAGAGAAGAACATTTACTATTTAGAAGATAGTAAATATAAATATAAGGAACTTAATAATTATATGAAATACGAAGTTTATTAATTTATTTAAAAGAAATCTCTGTAATAAGTCATAGGAGGTGGTGGAAAATTATTATCAAATTTTAAGGTGCTAGTATTTAAATAATCAGTTGTAGGATTGAACATAGGATAGGAACTAAAATAGCAACTATCTGGATCACCGCCTTTATTTTTTTTCATTTTTATAAATTGCTGTCTATGTAATTGGACAATTATTAATAATAATTCTTTTATTGTAATAGTCTTTGCTTTAATTTTTAATGGTTTAGTATTTAACATACTTAAAATCTTATTTAAAGAACTAACTTCAAATTTTTCATTGAATATATTATTTATTTTCATATTATTCTATTCTAATATATAATATTTATTTTTATTAATAAGTATAAATGAATACGGATATTATACCTAAAATTAGACTTGAAGGATCGACTACTAATGAACCTTTGATAAGTTTTATTCAAAATTATCCTTGGACTACTAGTAATTATTGTTTATTAACTTCAAATGGATATACAAATTTAAATGGTATTATTATTAATGGCGCAGATAATTTTAATAATATTTATGTTAATAATTCGAATATAAAATTTGGTATTGATAATAATTTAGATAATAATTATTTCAGTTTTAATATTAATAGTAATGAAAAAATTAGAATAAATTCAACTGGTTATTTAGGTATAAATAATATAAATCCTCAATATCATTTAGATGTTAATGGTACAGTTAATTATTCAGGTGCTATTTATAAAAATGGTAATAATCTTGATAATATTTATTTGAACATTAGAAATAATTATTGGATTAATGATGGTAAATCTAATATTTATGTTAATATTAATTCGAATATAAATAATATTGGTATTGGAACTTCTATTCCATTATCAACATTACATATAGGTTCAACATCGTCGATTACAAATAGCGATAATTCAATTATGATTTCGAAATATGATGGAACAAATAATTATAATATAAAATTAGGTTATGATAATAGTAATTTTATTATTGGTAATTGTAATTTAAGTACTAATAATTGGAATAAACAATTATCAATAAATTCGGCAGCTCCAACTAATTCATTAATTATCGATAATCTTGGAAATATTGGTATAAATACTAATAATCCGAATAATTATAAATTAAATATTAATGGATCATTAAATGCATCTTCAATAATAGGAATTGGTTCTAATATTACTCAATTAAATTTTAATAATATTACGATTAACAAACCAGATTTATCAAATTTAAATAATTGGATTTCGAATGTTAGCACAAATACAATTTATAATAATTTTTTAAATAATTCTGCTAATGGTATTGGTATTGGGACAAATAATTGTTCTAATCAGATTACAACTACGATTGGTAATACTAGTTCAACAACGACTTGGATATATAAATTCAGAGTTAATGGAGCAATCAGTTGTTCTTCATTAAGTTTTGGCGATTGTAATATTAGTAATATATATTTATCAAGTAATGCAGCAAGTTCAATATATTTAAATAATAATAATTATGATTGGTTAAATACATATAATCCTACTACAAAAATTTCAACAATTTCATTAAAACAAACAAGTAATAAATTAGTTTTAGGTGATGAAAATACTGAAAATGCTAATTTAAATTTATGTAGTATTTATGGTAATTTATATGCAGCAACTATTGCTTGTGATAATGCTTCAAATATTTTAAATATCAAATATAATAATATTGTTGATGTTCCAAATTTTTTATTAAATAGTGTCGCAGATACGGATTATTTAAAAATAAATGATTATATTAATATTTATTCGAATGCATTTGCTAGAAATTATACAACAACTACTTATGTAACAGATAAAATTGCTGTTGTAGATAATGAGGTTAAGGCTTTAATCGGTGGTTCAATATCTGATCAATTAATATCAACTATATCAGGAAGATTAAGTACTTCAACTTATAAAATTGAATTTAGGAAAGTTACTGCTAGTCCAATTAATTATTATAATTATAATACTTGTAATGATTATTATGTAGGTTATGGTGATCGTGTTATTGGATCAGATTATAATACTAATATTGTTACTAATAAATGTACTTTTGGTTTTAATGCTGATCCTGATTATAATAATTCTTTAAATATTATTACAGTTGGTGGAAATATTATTTCTAAAAATAATATTATTGCATTGGGAAATATTAGTGAAAATAATTCAAATTTATCAAATATTTATATTTCATCAAATGTTTATAATTCTAATATTATTTATTATGATAAAATTCTTGATAGAAAAATAGCAGCTTGTACTCCATATAATTATTACCCTCCGCAAAATTATCAATATAGTTCTAATTATTCAAATGTTGTTACTAATTCTCCATATGGAAATGGAATATATCAAATAGTAACATCTACGAGTAAAAGAGGACTAGAAGTTCAAAGTCCTGATGGAAATAATATACAAAAATCATATCAATTATTTAATACATATAATTCATCTAATAGTTTGCCTTGGCAATTAATTCAAAGTCCTGTAATGGGAGCATATAGTGATATTTATAATAATTATTATTATGGTAATGATAATGGATCATTGAATGTAACTATTTATAATACTAGTGGAACTACAAATCCAATTTCTATTTTTGGTCATTGGGTTCAATATTATTATTCTCAATCTTTTATCTTAAATAATATTGAATTTTTTGTTAATTCAATTAATAATGCACCTAAAAAAATTACTGTTTTGGCAACATCAGATTTAAATTTGAATATTAGTCCAGATAATGTATTTCAATGGGATGTTTTATTAAATGATTATACTATTAATTCTAGTTCATATATAAATTGTAGGCAATATTATAACAACGGAATTTATTATCCATCCAATTTTTCTTATTGCACAATTCCATTAAGAACAAATATTAATAGTTATTATTTTTATAGAATAATAATAACTCAATTAATTAATGCTACTAATTTAATATTAAATCAAATTAAATTTAATGGTATTGAGACTAAAAAAGAATGGAAACATTCAGGAAATAATATCTATAGTCATTCAAATATTAGTATTAATACTATTGATGATATTTCTCCATATAAACTAAATGTAAATGGTTTTATTTATTCATCTTCAAATATTTATGCAAATTTAAATATTGGCATTGGAACAACATCACCATTGGCAAATCTTCATATTGGTTCAACAAATTCTTCAAGTGATGGAACAATTATGATTTCTAAATTTAATAATAATAATAATATTAATACAAATATCAAATTAGGATATGATAATAATTATAATTTTATTATAGGTGATTATAATTCAAATTTGAATATATGGAATTCTCAATTTATTATTAATTCAAATGCATCACCTAATTCATTAATGATTGATGCTAATGGAAATATTGGTATTAATACAAATATTAATGATCCTAATTTTAATTTAAATGTAAATGGGTCTACATTTATTTATAATGGAATTATTAATCAATCAAACTCTCAAACATCTCTGACATCATATAAAAATATTTTTTATAATGATATTTTTGCCTCTAATAATATCATTTCTTCTAATATTATTACTTCTAATTTTACAGCTAATTATTATTCAGTTTTTTCAAATATTTTAAGTTGTTTAAGTAATATTGGCATTGGAATAACTAATAATTTTAATGGAACTTTACATATAAATACGAATAGTAATTTAACAGGTATTTGGAATGCATCATCAATCTTAGAAACTAATAAATATATATCACAATTTATTGGAAAAAATAATAGCAGTAGAAATGGATTTTATACTAATTATAATCATATAGGAGATGAAAATTTAAATAATTATTTATCTTTCACAACTAGTAATTTTTATCCAATTTTAAATTTAACAGCAAATTGTAATATTGGTATTGGTATAACAAATCCAGTAGGATTATTTCAAATTGGTAATGGTGGTAAATTTACAATAAATAAAGATGATAATAGTACCGCATTATTTGGATTAAATAATTATGATAGTATTAATAATACTAAGATTTTTTTGAATGCTAGTAATATCGAATATTATGCATCAGCAAATAATGGTATTCATAAATTTTATACTAATAATAATGAGAATGTGAGAATTGATTTTAATGGAAATATTGGAATTGGAACTACTAATACTTATAATTTTAAATTGAATGTTAATGGAAATACATTCATATCATCAAATTTATATTTAAATTCAAATATAGGTATTGGAACAACTAATCCTAATGAAAAAGTTCATATTAATAATGGTTCTCTTCTTCTTAATAATTTTAAATTTGGAAATATTAATAATAATACTAGTAATTTAATAATAGGTCATTCAAATCTTATTAATAATAGTTCGATTTCGCAATTTATAATTAATTCAAATGCTTCCTCGAATTCAATTGTTATTTCAAGTAATAATTATATTGGAATTAATAATAGTAATCCAATTGGAAATCTTCATATCGGTAATATTAATCAAAATGATTCAACACTCATAATATCACAGAATAATCGTAATTTTAAAATTGGTTATGATAATAATTATAATTTTAGTTTTGGTGATTTTGAAAATTCTTCTATAAATCCCTCTTTAAATACTTGGAAACAACAATTTTATATTAATTCAAATGCAACTGCAAATTCATTAATTATTGATAATAATGGAAATATTGGTATTAATACTCAAACAAATGATAATAATTATAAATTAAATTTAAATGGAAATTTAATTCAAATCGGAAGTAGTTCTTATAATGTCTTTAATGGTTATGTAGGTATTGGAACAACTACTATAAATGATAATAGTTATAAATTAAATGTTTATGGAAATGCAAATATTACAAATAATTTAAAAACGAATGGCATTGTTAATAATGGAATACTTAAAATAGGTTATTCTTTAACAGAGAATTCTTATCCTGATTGTAATGTTTATATTAGTTCACAAAAAACTTGTATTAATGGTGCAATAATTTTTACTAATTCTTCATTTCAATATACAGGAACTGATGTCATATTCAATACATCATTAATGACTATTAATAATACCACCGTTATTAATAGTAATTTAAAAGTTTCAAATCAAATTCAAGAAAATGGGGATTATTTAAGTAATACCTACGTTAAATTAGCAAATTTAAGCAATTTATCCGTTAATAATTTAAATCTTAAAAAGAAATATGGATATTTATGCACATTACCCACAAATTCATCATTTAATTTCAATGGTATTAATTATTATAGTTGTAATATAGATTTAACAAAAATTACTAAAACAAATTTGATAGGTTCAGGAAATAGCAATTATAATAGATTATTTAATATCAAATGTTTTCAAGCAGAAGATAATTTTGAAAATTTTAATTCAGGTTTTCCGAACATCTTACAATATGATATTTATATGTCAAGTAATATTACTTCAAGTTTGGTAAATATTTGTGCAATTGGAACTCCTGAAAATAATTTATTATCCAATATTCTTCCAACTAATATCTCAATTTTAAGATCTCAAGCAAACACAGATAAATTTAATAATTTATCTATTGTTTCTCCAAATAACGGAATTCAAATTTGTTATATTACAGAAGATTATTTAAACTAATATTAATATTAATATTAATAATAATAATAATAATGAATGATAATCATTTAATAATTTTAGATGAAGATATGAATGTTTATGAATTTCAAAAAAAATTATGTTTTACTCTAAAAAATTGTTATATTTATGATAATTTTTTAATTTATAATCGTGATAATAATATTGCATATATCAATTATAATAATAAAATTTATATGATTATTAAACAAACGATAAAAAAATTTTATATTAAATATATAAATATTATATAGATATTATAATGAATGGTTTAAAATTAATGTTATTACTATTATCTTTAATTCTTTTAATAGCAATATGGTATTTTCTATATAAAATCATTTATGTAAAAACGATAGAAAATTTTGTCAATGGATCTAATATTATTAAATTTGATTTATTAATGGATGTAGGAAAAGCAACTACATTAGATGATAATATCTGGCCAAGTGTTTCTGGTGATTTGGGAAATTATTTTCAAATTCATCAAAATTATAATCAAATTGTAAAAAATACAAATACTATAACTAATATTCCAATTAATGATATTTACACTTATATTATATATATAAGTTCTACTTGTAATGCTAAAAGTGCTTATAATTTATTTAATTTATTTTCAACTAGCAGTTTAAATAATTATATTACTTTTAATAAAAATACATTAAATACAGTAAAATATATAACATCTAGTAATAATATTAAATTAGTAAATTGTTTTAGTATTGGTTTTCTAAAAAATGATATAGATTGTTCATTATATATAGATAGTGTTATTATTGCAACTAATAATATTGATATTACAAATATTAGTTTTTTTTATTGTGATAGTTCTTATGATGATATAATATATTCATCTGAAAAAGGTATTTGTATGCCAATAAATTTTACTTATAATAGTTCTTCAATAGGAAATGTATATATTTATACATTTACATTTACTACTTATAATGCATCTTCTGGAATATTTACAACACCATTATATAAAAAAATTATAATTAATATTAATCAAGATAATTTTAATTTATATTATATTAATGTTAAAGGATTAACTAGACAAAATTATGCTTTAAAATATCAAGAATCGCAATTAAAATTAGCAATTGATGCAAGAAATAGTCAACAAGCTAGTGATTCTGAAATAATTTTACATGGTTCTGGTATAAATTCTGCACCACCAGATACTAGTGAAGATATTTATATGGATCCCAATACTAATGATCTACCAGATACTACTTTTGATGCAACAATATTATCAGATAATTTTCTAAGAATATGTCGTCAATATATGCCTTGGGGAATATATAATGGTCCTGATATTATAACATCTTGTGGAAAAGTTGTTTTAAAGGATTTATATGGTAGAGAATATAGACATGCAACTATTTTAGATCCAAATAATGAATTACAAAATTATAATAATTCAATATTAACAGATGATACATATTATTCTGGATATGATGAAAATGGAAATATAATTTCTGTTAAAACAAATATTCAATATTTGAAAGGATCTCCATCTTTACAAATATTATTTCCATTTGGTTCTTTACCTAGAACTTATACAATATGTGCTATTACAAAATACACAGGTCAATCAAATAAACAACGTATTATAACATCAAAAATTTATAATAATGATGTTGATTTCTTAATTGGACATTGGTCTGGTAGAAATAAAGTTATGAAAAATAAAAAATGGAAAGGCAAAGATGAAATAACAGGTAATATTAAAGATACTAATAATTGGCTTGTATCTTGTGTTAAAACTTCTGGATATATGAATACAAAAATACCAAATAATAAGAATTATAATAATATATTATATAATGGAGAACCATCGGGACTTGAACCTGTTATTGGAACAATAGATAATATCCCATTTGATCCAAATCAAGATAGTGCAAATGATTATATTTTAACAATTAATGGTTTAAGTAATCAGAAATCTGATTTTGGTTTATCATATTTAATTATATGGGATAGAATAATAAGTGATGCAGATTTAAATTTAGTTTCTAAAAATTTAATTTATTATCTTAATTCAAATAATTATCAATTACCATTACTAAATGATTCAATGTTTATTCCAAATGATGGTTTATCAGAATTAACAGCGGCACCTGATGCAATAACTATAAATAGAATTACTAAAAATACTGCAAATGGTTATTATTATATTAAAATGACAGATAGTAAAAATAATCAAATAATAGAAAAAGTATATTGTTTATTAGATAATGTAGGAAAATATAGAATGTTATCAGATAATAATCCAAATCCTTATGGAGGTGGTTGGATGTTGGCAATGAAAGGTGGATATGAGCAAAATACTTTCAATTTTGAGTCAACTCATTGGACTACATATACTACGAAACCACCAATAAATATAAATAATACAAATATTTTAAATGATATTACTACTGAAATTAAAACAAATATTTTCAATTATTATAAATTTAAAGAAATTTTAGTTATTTATAATGATCCTTTTAGATTTAAAAATATTGATAATAATAATTATTATTTGCGTTCATATTATAAATTACAAAATAATTATGATCTTTCATTAGCAGATTTTTTTAAACAAAATATATGTGATTTTATATATTGTAATAGTGAAAATAGAAAAATAACGAGCGATCAAATTAGAGAAACTTATAGTTCAAAATCAACAATGACACGAATAAGTTATTATAATAATTATGACAATTTTGATAGAAATTATATAACAAATGTAGATGGTTTAAATTTTAAAACTAATTATTTTAGTCAACAAATATCTGTTAAAGTAATTGGATTAAATTTAAATTTTAAATCTCAATTAGGAAGACCTCATTATGTGAGATTTGGTGCAGCTTATAATGAAAATGGGGGTGTTGATATGACATCGATTGATGTTTCGGCAGGTGTTGGTCTAAGTCTTGGTTATTCCGCGGGAAATATGTCTGTTTGTTGCCAATCGAGCGGTCCTGCTAACTATAGTACATCGTATCCATTTTTATTATTCGTTAGATAAGATTTCAATTATTTTTATTTAGAATTAATAAAGGATTATTTAAATGAGTATTCCAATTCCAGTTTTTGATCCAATATTAATTTTTTCAGTTGTTGCTATGCAAGTCGGAGCGAGATATTTAGATTTAGAATTAACAGAATTTCAAAAAAAATTATTGAAAAATAAAGTAATTCAAACATTGATTTTATTAGGTTTGATTTATGTTCCTCTTAGAGATATTAAACGTTCTATTATGGTTTTAATTTTAATTTATTTAGTCATTTACGTTTTATTTAATGAAAATAATTATTATAATTTATTTCCCAAGAAATTTTTATACAATCAAGGAATTTTAAAGAATTACGATGATATGAAAAAGAAATATTATGATAATTATATAAATTTGTTCAGCAAAAAAAATTGATTATAATAATATTTAAAATTAACTTATATAATAAATAGATATGTCAATATACAGTGAATTGTCTTATAATTCACAAAAAGTAATTATTGAAGAAGTAAAAGGTATTCAATTTAGTGTTTTAGGACCAGAAGAGATTATTAAACGTTCCGTAGTAAAAGTTAATAAAACAGATACTTATGCTGGTAGTGAACCTGTTATTGGTGGATTATTTGATCCGCGAATGGGTGTCTTAGAACATAATAAGATTTGTACTACTTGTGAACAGAAGAATGTTTTCTGCCCTGGTCATTTCGGTCATATCGAATTAGCAAAACCTGTTTATCACGCTATGTTTTTTGATATAGTTAAGAAAATTTTAAAATGTGTTTGTTATAGATGTTCAAGAATATTGATTTCACCTCATACTACGAATGAAGAATTGAAAAATGAAATGAATAAAATTATGAGTATCAAAAATAATCAGAAAAGATGGGAAGCTTATTTTAAATTATGTAATACAACCACTAAGATTAAGTTATGCGGTGATGATAAACATATAGGTTGTGGTAGTAAGCAACCTGATAGATATAATAAAGAGGCATCTATGAAAATTATTGCTGAATGGAAAGATAAAGCAAAAGAGAGTTCTGTACAACAAGAAATGACTGCCGAAGACGTTCTAAGAATTTTTAAAAGAATTACTGATGAAGATATGGAATTAATGGGATTTAATCCGAAATGGAATAGACCTGAATGGATGATTTGTACCGTCCTTCCAGTTCCTCCTCCAGCAGTAAGACCAAGTATTATTGAAGAGAATGGACAACGAAGAGAAGATGATTTAACTCATAAATTAAGTGATATTATCAAAACTAATAATAATATTGTTGATAAAATTAATAAAGGTGCTAGTGAAGAAACAATTAAATTAATTACTATGGTTTTACAATATCACGTATTCACATTCATTGATAATCAAATTCCTGGTTTAGCACCTTCTCAACAGAGAAATGGGAGAAGATTGAGAAGTGTTTGTGATAGAATGAAGAAGAAAGAAGGAAGAATTCGAGGTAATTTAAATGGAAAACGTGTTGATCAATCTGCTCGTTCTGTTATTACTCCTGATCCTTATATTAGTATTGATGAATTAGGAGTGCCTATTAAGGTCGCTCTGAACATTACTTTTCAAGAAGTTGTAAATGAATATAATATTCAAGAAATGAAGAAATTAATTTTAAATGGTTCGAATAAATGGCCTGGTGCTAAATATGTAAAAAGAGTGAATGATTTAGGACCAATTAATTTAAAATATGCAGATTTGAATAAAATTTCAAGTGAATTAAGATATGGAGATGTTGTTCATAGACATTTGAGAGATGGTGATTATGTCTTATTCAATCGCCAACCATCTTTACATAAGATGAGTATGATGTGTCATAAAGTTATTATTATGCCCTATCAAACATTCCGTTTAAATGTCTTAGATACTCCTCCATATAATGCAGATTTTGATGGTGATGAAATGAATTTACATTGCCCTCAAAATATTCAAACTATGAGTGAATTGAAAGATTTAGCAGCAGTTTCATCTTTAATTCTCGCACCAAGAGATGGAAAACCAAGTATTGAAGTTGTTCAAGATACATTAGTAGGATCATTCAGAGCAACTAAGGATTATGTTGTTGTTGCTGATAAACAAATGGCAAATTTACAAATGATTAATAGTTATTTTAAAGGACAATTAAAAAAACCTTCTAAATCGAGTAATTATACTTATACAGGAAAGGATTTATTTTCTGAGATTATGCCTCCTTCATTGTTCATAGAAATGAATAATAAGGCAGGAGAAAAAGTTGTAATCAATAATAGTAAATTAATATCTGGAACATTAGATAAATCAGTATTTCATAATATCACTAACGGATTAATTCCAGTAATCTTTCACGATTATGGACCAGTTGAAATTAAAAAATTCCTTGATAATACTCAACGATTAATTTGTAGATGGTTATTAACATCTGGTTTTAGTATTGGTATTAGTGACTTAGTTACTGATACAAGTACTGATTTAGAATTGAATAATAAAATCAAAGAAATGAAAGCAAGTGCTTATAAGAAATTGGAAGATATGCGAAAAGGTGATTTAGATAATAATTCAATCTTTTCAAATGAAGAATTTTTAGAAAGAGAAATTATCGGAATTCTTAATCAAACTACTAATGAAGTCGCTAAGATCAGTTTAGCAAAGATTGATGAAAGAACTAATCGTATGTTTAATATGGTTAAATCTGGATCGAAAGGTAAAGAAACTAATATTGCTCAAATTATGGCTTGTGTTGGTCAGCAGAATGTGGATGGTAAACGAATTGCATATGGTTACACTGATAGAACATTGCCTCATTATACGAAATATGATGATGGACCAGAAGCGAGAGGTTTCGTTGAGAATAGTTTCATTAGTGGATTATCACCTCAGGAAGTTTTCTTTCATGCTATGGGAGGTCGTGAAGGTCTCATTGATACTGCTGTGAAAACTTCTGAAACTGGTTATATTCAGAGAAGATTAGTAAAAGCAATGGAAGATGCAAAGATTAATTATGATAATACTGTTAGAAATGCGAATGGTTCTATTATTCAATTTATTTATGGCGAAGATGGAATGGATGGGTGTAAAATAGAAACCCAATTAATCCCAACAGTTGAAATGAAATTTATGGATATGGAAATTAAATATAATTTAACATCAAAAGATAAAATTGAATTATATCTAACAGAAGATGCTAAGAAAACGATCACTAAGAATACTTATGACAGATGTAAAGAACATTTTAAATTATTAATTGAAGATAAATTATTCATTATTAATAAAGTTAATAAGAATAGAAAGAATGCTATAATTAATTATCCAATTCCTTTTAATCGAATTATTAAGAATTCTATTAAGAGAAGAGAAAGTTGTAATATTAAAGGAACATTGACTGATTTAACACCTGATTATATCTTAGATAAAATAGATGAAATCAATAAGAATTTATATATCAAAGATACTGAACAAGGAATGATTTATTTACACATTCTAACAAGAGTTTATTTATCACCTAAGAAATTAATCATTGAACAAAATTTTAATAAATCTATGTTTGATTGGATTGTTCATCAAATTTATGAATATTTCAAAGAAGCAATTGCTCAACCAAGTGAAATGGTAGGAATTATAGCTGCTCAGACAATTGGAGAAATGGGAACTCAGATGACACTTGATTCATTTCACGTTTCAGGAACAGCGGCAGCAGTTAAAGCAACTAGTGGTGTTCCAAGATTGAAAGAGATTTTAAGTGCTACGAAGAAAACTAAAACACCAACATTAATTATTTATATGAAACCAGATGTGGCATCTGTTAAAAATCCAAAAATAGCAGAAGATGGAATTGCATTTGATGATGAAAGAATTGAGAAGACGAAAAGCATTGCAATGTCTATTAAAAATTCAATTGAAATTACAACACTCGCAAACATCCTTGAATATTCTGAGATTTTCTGGGATAATGGAAAATTAGAAACTTCTATTGAAGCAGATAAGAAGATTTTAGAAATTTATAATAAATTTTCAACATTAGATACAAGTGTTAATAAATGTCATAGTGACTCACCTTGGATTTTAAGAATGAAATTCAATAAAGAGAAAATGAATTCTTATGGATTACGTATGATTGATATTTATACAAAATTAAATAAAGCATATAATAAATATATTGATTGTGTTTATAGTGATGATAATGCTGATGAATGTATTTTCAGAATTAGATTAACTGATTTCGCTCTTAAAGATATTGATAATAAAGATGAAATTGCTGCATTAAAAGCAATGGAACATAATATCGTTTATCAAGTATTATTAAAAGGAATTAAGGGGATTAATAAAGTATCATTGAATAAAAAGAAATATGATATTTATAATCAAGAAGAGGAAGTATTTGATAAGGTTGTAGAATGGGTATTAGATACGGATGGAACTAATTTAATTGAAATATTATCAAATCCTAATATTGATGCTACTAGAACAATTTCAAATGATATTAGAGAAATTTATGATGTTCTAGGAATTGAAGCTGCTAGAAATGCATTATATCACGAATTAGTTAATGTAACTGGTGAAGGTTCTATGAATTATCGTCATTTATCATTATTGATAGATACGATGACATTTAGAGGAAATTTAATGTCTATTGACAGACACGGAATTAATAGAAATGCTAGTAGTGCTTTGAGTAAATCATCATTTGAGGAGAGTGTTGATATGTTAATTAATGCAAGTATTTTCTCAGAATATGATAATACGAGTGGAGTTTCTCCCCAAGTTATGTTAGGAAAAGTTCCAAATTGTGGATCTGGAAACTTTGATATAGTCATTGACGAAGAACACTTAATGGAATTATTAAGAACCACTAAGAAACAAATAAAAGAAAATAAATATAATTTAGATGATGTTGATGAAATTGAGAATGAAGAAGAAGATGATGAAAATGATAATCAATGTTTAGAAGAAAATCTTAAATTTAATATTGATATTAGCAAAAAGAAAGATGATTGCTATAAAATGACAAAACAGACGATTGTCATTAAATAAATTGAAATTCTCAGACAGTAAATTCTTTTATTTCTTCTTTTTTTATATAAAATTTGAATGATTTTATATCAAAATTATTGACTTCAATGAGATATAATAAATCATTGAAGTCATTTAATTTCATCTCAATATATTCTTCTTTATTCATTAAAGTATCCAAATCTTCTTTTGAAAAAGTCTTATAAAGAACCATTCCTATCTGAATGATTAATAATAAAAAAATAAAAATCAATTTTTATTATCACTTGTTTTAAAAGAAACAAAAACATTTTTTTTTATTTGATTTTAAATTTAAATCTAATTTTCCATTTGCACAAAAAATAAAATTGTCAATCATTGCACCAATCATATTAGTATTTTTCAAAGTTATTAAATCATAAATCACACTATGATTATTTGATTTACAAAAGATGTTTTCACCATCAATAATAAAATCTTCAATTAGATTAATAACTAATTGTTTCTTTTCAGGTCCTTTTTTCTTTAAATCTTTAACTTCTTCAACTTCTTGAATTATGAAATTAATCAAATCAAAAGTTGTAATAGTATTAATATCAATTGATTTTTCAATAATTTTCAATTCAATATTATTTTTATTCATTTTATTTAATTATAATTAAGTTTTTTTTATATGTTCTTCGATTAGATATTTAATTGCCATTGGAACTTCGCTTAACTTAAAATAAATAACTTTTTCATTAATGGGAACAATCTTCTTATCAATAATTAAATTATAAATTAGTTTTTTAGTATCAAAATATTTATATAAAATAATTAAAGGTCTATTTTCATAATTGATTATTGGTGCTTTATAAAAAGTTGATGATAATAATAAATCATCTATATCACCTCTTACAACTGGTTTATCTTTATCATTAGCGCCATATTTACTTCTATGAATAGTTATAATATTAATATTTAATATTTTTGACATTGCTATTATGAAGAAATCATTTGGGAAAATTTTAAATTTAATAATTTCATTTAATAAATCCTTTCTTTCATTCATAGAAGTTATTGAATAATATTTCTCAATAAAAACATTAAAATTAGTATATTTCTTATTAATAATTTTAAATATTAAATTAGAAAAATAAGGATCATCAAATAAATCTTTTAATAATGGTTTAACTTCCTCATAATTCTTAGTCAAAAAAATAGATTTGATATTATTGATAGATGCTATTTCCAAGTCTTCATAACTTGTTTTAATATTTAAAATTTTTGCCAACCATAAATAAAAGTTTTTAATAAAATCAATATTATAATTCTTATTTTTCAAATAAACCATATTAACCCATTTAGACTTCTTATGCATAACCCATTTACTATTTAAATTTTCAATTGTTCCTGTGAAAATCTCAGGTAATTCTTCCTTAATCTCATTTAAATCAGTTGAATTAAAAACAAAATCCTTATTTTTAATATTACTAAATTGAGTATTTGGTGTTGATGGATGATAAATTAATAATTTTGATGGTATTGAATGTTGAAGTGCAGTTTGTGAAAATACGAATTGTTTCTTTTCTTCTTTAATTAGGGGATTTAAGAAATCATATTTATAATAAATGATAAAATTATTTAAATATTTCTTGATGTTCAATTTAGAATTGAAGGGCAATTCTTCTAAAATAATTCTTAATTTATTTTTATTTGGGTTCTTATCTAATTTCAAAATCTTAAATAATTCTTTTATTCTATCACTTCTATTCAATCCTAATAATTCTTCAAATTTTTTATCACTCAAAGATAATATTTTCATATAAATCATTAATTGTAATTGAAACCATTTCTTATTAAAATTTCTATTATGAATATTATATTTATATAAATCATCTATAATTCTAGAATGAATAATATCATTTGTTATTAATTGTTTTTTAATTTTAGAAGTATAATAATATTCAGTTTGTGTTTCTGTCTTTAATTCTCCAAAATCATATTTCACTTTCAACGAATTACATTTTTCCGTAAATAATTTATAATCTTTTATAAGAACATTTAAATCAAATGAAGTTTCTATTAAATCATCATAGAAGACAATATCTTTAATTTCAAAATCAATTAAAATTCTTGGTAAATAACTACAACTAATTTTATCAAAATTAATAATAATATTATCATCTGTTATGAAATGAGACAATGATAAATCACTATTTATGAGAACAGTCTTTATTATAAACTTCTTATTTATCTTCAAATCTCCTGTTTTTATCCAAGTATTTAAGGAGTATAAATTATTATAGATAATATTATCTTCATTCATCTTAGATTTTAAAGATTTACATTGATTAAAAACCTTATTTAATTGAGGATAATCATTTATTGATAATAATTTTTCTCCATCACTATTCTTACTTTTTAATTCTAATGGTTCATAATAATTCTTTTCTTTTATTAATATGAAAAATTTACTATTTAATTCCATAGTGCTTATCAAATCATCATAAGTCGTATAATAAGGACATAATAATGAAATATTATCACTACTTTTCTCCCAAATGATTGGTAGGACGTTATATAAGATAGTTATTAATGAATATAAATAATACGGACTTTTGCTAGTTGGGAAATCATTTGATTTAATATAATCAATGAATTTTTTATAACTTTTAAAAATTCCTAATAATCTTGATAATGTATATTTATTATCAATATTTCCAAAATTAATTTTAAATTTCTTCAAATGTTCTTTTAATTCAATTATAAGTTCTTCATTGTCTTCTGGAATGAGAGGTAATAAATCAATGAATGATTTGCAGACATTCCCATTTTCTAAACTGATAAAAGTGATCAAATCCAATTTCTTAATAATATCATTAGCAAAATCATCTTTTGTGTTAAAATCTAAACAATTAGCAATAGATGAAATAATACTATCATTATAAATATTCAGTATTTTTCTATTAGTTCTATGATTAATTCCTTTTCTCACAAAACATTTATCATATTTATTCAATGATTTAGAACATAAGGAATATTTAACATTCGGTAATAAGAAATCATGGAGAATTTTAGGTATTATTCCAAATCTTCCAGATCTAACAGGTAATGTATTCACAAGATAATTTTCATCTTTATCATCATAGACATCTTTCTTCTCTTTCTTTTCAATAGTATCATTATAAAATTTACATTTATTCAATTCATCTTCTTTTGGTTCTTTCTTGAAACAACAAGGAACGCACAAATTATTCTCATCAGGTTTAATTAATTTTACAAATCTCTTCTTAGTTGGATCATTGTCGAAGAACATTTCCATTGGTTCTTCCCCATCAATTGGACATTTATAATTATCTCTATTTGGATCTAAGGGAATTTTTGATAAAGGACACCAAAGACGAGGACACGCATAAACATTTTTGATATTCTTCTTGCTTCCATAAGTAATATCATTATCAAAGAAATAATTCTTATTTTTAATTAATTCTTCTTTATATTCAGGTGTCATAACAATCGGTTGATTAATTGCCTGACATTTCTTTCTGGCATAATTATCTAAAAATAAATCTTTATCAGCCTTTTGAAGAGCATTGATGAAATAACTATGTTTCTCCTTTCCTAACGCACCTCCTGATGTAGATGAAGAAGATGAAAATGATAATTTCCCTAAATTTTCCTCATCACTATTTATATATCTATTTGATAATGAAGATGATCTTGAAGGAGATGGAGAGCGAGATTTAATAATTTTCTTATTTGCTTTTGCTTGTTTTTGGATGGCACTTACGACAATTTTAGAGAACCAATAAATGAAATTTTCTAATTCATTTTTATTAGGAATATTAATAATATTAACAAGAAATCCATTTTTATAATTCTCGATAATTATGAGAGTATTAATTTTATTAATTGTTTCAGATTGTTGAATGTTTTGTTGTTCCATTTCATAAATTAATTCTTTTTCATTTTGTAATAATTGTTTAGCATCTTTAATATCTAAATTATTTAAAATAACTAATTGATTAATAATATCATCTTCGTCAATACCCATAAATAAACAATTTTTGATATATGAATAGGGATCAAATCCTTGTTTATTATAATTAGAAGCTCTTTTATAAATCAGATTGATAGTATCTTTATTTGATTTGAGAATATCAAAAATATCAACATATTCACTAATTTTCTTTTTAAGATTTTGAATAGAAACATTCTCGATTTGTATTTGAAAATTTGCTTTAATACTCAATTCTTTAATTTTCAATTTATAATTTAAAAAACTATTACAATAATCAACGACATTTTTAATATGCTGATTTATTTCATCCCAATTAATAACTTTTCTTAAATTGATGGTATATGAGATGACGATATTCATTTTCTCATCAATTGTCATTTTAGCAAAAGTTGCACTATTAATAATTGAATAACAATTGATGAGATTGATATTATTAATTTTCTTTAAATCGGTCCAATTAGTAAATTTATCCTGAGTAATTCTATTTTTTTTAAGAACTTTATAAATAATTTTATAATTATCATTAATCCATTGAATAAATTCAAAAGTTTTATTTGTATTTAATCTTTCAAATAAATCAACTAATTCAAAATCCTTCGTAAGTTTGCTCTCTAATTCATAACGATGGATATTTAAAGTAGTATCTGAAATTGCCTTCAAATCAAATTCATCTAATTCTTTTAAAATCTTTTCTTTTTTATTAATATCTGCTAAGGATGGTAATTTAATATCAATGAAATAATAAGGATTATTAGATAATTCAGGAAAATCTTTCTCAAAAATGATATTAGCACTAGAAAAATCAAATAAACCATAATTATAATTATAAATTATTGGTTCATTTAATTGTTTCTTATTATTTAAATCTTTTGCTAAAATTGGATTAATATTAAAACCAGTCCAATTAACTTTCTTAATTGAAAATAAAATTGAATTGTTGCCCTTCCATAAATAAAAACGAGAATTTGGATTTATTGTCTTCGCAATCTTAGATGCCACATTTTCAATATTATCATCTTTGAAAATAGTAATCTCAAATTTCTTAATATTAGATTTCTTTTTATCAACCCAATTATTAATAATAATTTTTTTATATAAATTCATATCTATAATAAAAATAGAATAAAACAAAAATAAGAAAAAGATTATTTTCTAAAAAAAGGTAATAAATATTTATATGATAGATATAATGATAATATCATACCAATCAAAATAAATATTAAATATTTGAAAGAATAATAAGCAATTATTAGAATTATAATTATTATAATAATATTCAATGAAATCATCATATCTATTTTTATATAACTATTAATTTATTATGTCCAACTCGAATATCTGTATCAATTACAATTGAATAACCAAGTTTTTGAATGTTCTTACAGAAAGCAACGTCTTCTGAACAGAGGTCTCTTAGTATCTTTCCATCTTCTGTTATAATCTCTTGAAGATCACAATTGAAATAAGGATAAGTCATTTTTCGTAGAACTTCGCGAGTTACTGCAAAAAATCCCATACCAGCATATGAAACAGGTAAATATTTAAGAGATGTTTCCTTCTTCCATTTCTCAACATCCTCAGGAGTTAAAAATTCGAATTTACCATTTTTGGCAAAATATTCAGTATTCCAATCCTTAACAATTGCATAAGAAGTTAAATTAGACATTCTATACATACCAGAAACAACTGGATGAATAGAAGTTGCTTCAATTAAATCAATGACTTGTTGAGGTGTGAAGATTACATCACTATCAATACTTACCCAAACATCAAAATCCATATTATCAAATGGTTTTTGACCAATTCCACGAAGAACATCGAGACCTAATGTTTGCATTCGTGCGAATGTTACATAAGAACTTATGCCAGTGCTCACAACTATATCATATTTCTTACTTTCCCATAGAGTGTTTAGAGTAGCAGTCCAAGATAGGAGAAATTTAGATGAGAAAGTATCACCTGGAATAGCAAAAATAATTTTCTTCTTAACTTCTTCATTACCATTAACTGTTGATACAGAGTTTGATGGTTTATTATTATCAACTATTTCATAAACTTGCTGTTGTTGCTTATTATCACCCATTTCTTATTATTATAATTAAAATTAGATTTATATTCCTTATATATTTTTATTTAATAAATATAAAACAAATGATATTAAATACTAATAATTATTATGATATAGAATTAAATGAAACTGATAAGATTATAGAACAAAATGATAAAATTAAATTGAAACTAAAACCTCATCAATTAACTGCATTATATAAAGCAATGGAGATGGAGAATAACGGAGTTATTAATTATAAAATCACTAACATTCATAAATACAATTCTTTATTATATATGATTTATGGGAAATATTTCAATTCAAATATTATTAATAATAATATAATATCAGTTTCTACTAATGTAGGAATTTTAGGGGATATGGTAGGATATGGGAAGACATTAACAGCATTAGCATTAATTGCAAATAATAATGTTAATAATATTAAAGTAAATGATATTCATTCTAAAAATTTTGTAAATAATAATTCTTATAGTTTTTTGAATATATCAACTAAGAATTTATTTCTACAACAAAATAATAATTTCTTAAATACGACTTTAATAATAGTTCCAAGAGGTCCTGTTTACATTCAATGGTTGAATATGATTAAAACATTCACATCTCTCAAAGTCTTAGCAATTGATAATATTAATTTCATAAAAAAATCAATGCCCATTAAGACAAATTTAAATAATAATGATATAATTAATTATTTTAATTCTTTTGATATTATTCTAATTAAAAATACAACCTTTAAATTATTACATTCATATTATGGTGATACTATAACTAAATGGAAGAGGATTATTATTGATGAGGCACATGACATCATAAGAAATATTCCAATTGATATTAAATATAATTATTTATGGTTAATTTCAGGAACTTATGAAGATCTAATTAAAAATTTTCATAATTATTCAAATAATATCATTTATTCGAATATAACGAAAGAATTATTTAATAATGAATTTATCAATCTGATGTTGATTAAGAATAATACAACTTTTATTAAAAAAAGTTTTGATTTACCTGAACCAATTGAGAAATATTATTTATGTAAATTATCAAATAATATTAATATCATCAAAAATTTTATTACTGATCATATTCTCGATAAAATTAATGCTGGTGATATTATAGGTGCTATAAAGGAATTAGGAGGAAAGAATGAGAAGGAAGATGATATTATAGAATTAGTATTAAAAGAATTAAAAAGAGAATTATTTAATAAAGAAGCTGAGAAGAATTATATCAATTCGATGGATATTTCAAATGAATTGAAATTAATTAAATTGAAGAATATTGATAATGAAATTAAACAACAGGAAGAGAAGATAAATAATTTAAAAGAAAGAATTAGTTATATAACCTCGCAAAATTGTTCAATTTGTATGGATTTAATAACAAATCCTATTATGATTGAATGCACTCACATATTTTGTGGTGGTTGTTTATTAAAATGGTTGAAGAATAATAGGAATTGTCCCTATTGTAGAAATAATATTAATAATATGAATAAATTAATAGCAATTGTTGATAATAATTATAAAGAAGTTGAGAAGGAAGATATTTATAGCAAAGAAAATACGTTATTGAAAATAATTGCTGAAAAACCTGATGGTAAATTTTTAATTTTTAGTAAAAATGAGAATAGTTTCGAAAAAATTAAACAAGAATTAGGAAATAATGGTCATAATTATGAATTATTAAAAGGAAATACTACACATATGATGAATGTATTAAATAGATTTAAGAAAGGAGATATTAATATCATTTTATTAAATACTCAATATGCTGGAAGTGGGATTGATATAAGTGATGCAACAGACATCATAATTTTTCATAATATGGGAAATGATAAACATCAAGCAATAGGAAGAGCTCAGAGGGTTGGAAGAACAACTAGTTTATTTATTCATAATTTATGTTATTCCCATGAATTGAATTAAATTATTTTTATATTTATTAACATTAGAAATAAATAATGAGTTGTTGTATATCTAATTATGATAATAAACCTTGTCCTTTAAGAATGTCTGATGGTCGTTCATTTACTGATTATAATACTCGATGTGTTTTCAATTCCTATTTAGCAAATAAACTTAAAACTAATAATATGGTTAAGTCAAGTAATGAAATGAGATTTTATTTACAAAATAATTATGAAACAATTGTTAATGAAGATAGACAACGAGCTGTTTTAAATATTAATCCAGTTGGAAAGGAAGTCATTAATGTCGGTAATAAACAACTTGATAATAAATTTATGGTTCAATGTGATGAGGTTTCTTGTTCAACTGTTTTAACCAATCCAGAAGGATTAGGAACTACAAAATTTTTTTAAATTATTATAATAGATTTGTTAATAATGGATAATATTGATAATGATTATGTTTCTTGCACTATAAATAAAAAAAATAATAAATTATTAATTAAAGGTCATATTAAAAATCCTAATAATTATCATAAGAAAATTTTAATTGCTCCTAATCCTGTCGATCGAATAACTTCATTTTCTGGAAAATGTCTTCCATTTCCTTGTGAAACAATAGCATTTGAAAATACTCCTAATTTTAAAGTTATTGATGATAATGGAGATTTTAATGTTGAATTCTTATATCCTAATAGTTATTATTCACCAGATGGTTATAAAAAGATAAAATCACCTATTATTTTTAGTCTAGATGACAAAAAAATCATTATTGAATTAAAAGATTATAATCCCTTAAAAACTCTTACTGACCGTTCAAGAGGTAATCCCAATTTCTATGGTATGCGCGAATATCTCCTACCATTAGGAACTGCTGAGCAAAATATGAATAATTATTCATATGCTAAGATTGTTTATAATATTGCTTAAATTATAATTAACTATCAGACTTTTTTTTATCATTAATAAGAACCTTGGCAATCTTATTTAAAGTTCGGAGTTCGTGTGCAATTGCTCTAAGATTGGTCGCTACACTATTTCCCTCATCATCTACGAAAAAATTCTTAAATAATTCAAACATAATGACTTTATCATCATATTCATTAACATCGTCATCTTCTTCTTCCTCCTCCTCTTCTTCTTCTTCCTCATCGTCATCATCTTCTTTATCTTCACATTCCTCGTCAAATTCGTCGTCTTCTTCATCGTCTTCATCATCATCTTTCACTTCAACTTCATTTGTGTCATTATCACTGGCAATACTATTTTCTTCATCGTCTTTTTTAACCATCTTTTATTTTATTAAATTAATTAATAAAATAATTCTTATATAATTTTAAGGTGTTATAATAAATGAATAGTTTTTTAATTAAAATATTTGGTTTCTTTTTGGGATTATTGATAATATCAATATTAATTTCATTTATAAAAGTTAAAGAAAGTTTTTCAGATGTTATAACAATTAATGATATTGGTTCACATATTGATGATAATGATTTTCAACATCGCATATTTAAATTAAAAAATTTTGATTTAGGTAGATTTGATTTTGGTTTAAATCTTCCTAAAATTGGTATTGGTATTAAGAGCGACGATGATAAGGATAAGAAAGATGATAAAAAAGATAATGATAGTAGCGATGAAGATGATTATGAAAATGATAAATTAAATCTTCCATATAAAGGATTTAAATTTATTTGTATAAATACTTATAAAGATATTAATAAATTAAAATTAGAAAAAGGTAAATGGTATGATATAGATAATGAGAGTGAAAGTGATAGTGACGATGAACAAGATGATAAAGATAAGAAATGTAGAAAGAAAAAATATTTTAAATTTGAAAAAACGATAGTATTAAGAAAAAATTTATTAAATAATAAAATTGGTGCTATGGGAGCAGATATAACAGGTATTCAATTAAATGGTCCAGATTGTTATTACTTCGCCAATAATAATAAAAATTATGAATTAACTGAATTCTCGATATTTATGAGTGTTTATATTATTTCTTGTGAGAAAAATTCAGATAATATTATTTTTGAGATGACAGGTAATACTGAAAAAATAAATAATGATTATACAACTAATATTATTAATATTAATTTAATTAAAAATTCAAATAATAATTATGACATTCATTTGACTATTGGAAATAATATTTATGATACAATTGCTAATAATATTGATAAAAATATTATTGAAAAAAATAATAATTTATTAATTGGATTATTATATTCAAGCGATAAAATTTCATTAGTTATTAATAATAATTTTTATGATACTACTAATAAAAATAAATTGAAAATAACATTAGGATCTAAACAAGTTATCATAAATAAAGATGGTAATATTTCAATGTATTTATATAATTTTGTTTATTATAAAAGTTTATTTATGAATGTCAATGCATTAAATCGTTATAATATCTATTATTTATCTGGTCTTAATAATAAAAATTGTCCTATAACTTCAATAGATGACAAAAATGATACTAATCATCATCACGATACAAAGATAAATAAATTAAAAATACAAAAAGTTAAATTCAATTATAATGACGATGATGATATTGATATTCATAATAAAGTTCATAAAAATAAAACTTGTCCTACTAAATTCAATTTAAATATAAAACCAACAATTGATAGAATTGAAAATGACATAGAACTTAATATTAAAAATAAAGTTGATGGAATTAAAGATTTTGGAATGAATGTTGGGGGAAAGATAAATGACGTAGGAATGAATATTGGTGGAAAGATAAATGATATTGGAGTTAGTGGAATGAATATTGGTGGAAAGATAAATGATATTGGAGTTAGTGGAATGAATATTGGTGGAAAGATAAATGACGTAGGAATGAATATTGGTGGAAAGATAAATGACGTAGGAATGAATATTGGTGGAAAGATAAATGATATTAAGAGTAATATTGGAATTAATGGTAATTTAGATAGAATTAAAAGTGATATTGAAACTAATATCAAAGATAAAACAATACAATTGCCTTCTGTTTCAATGAATGATATAAAAATTGAACAACAAGACCCCCCTAGTTTCTTCAAAAGATTATTTAATTTCTTTTAGAAAATAACTTTAGTTTTCTCCAACTTCTGAAATCTTTCCTTAATCTCGTTAAATTCTTTTTTTAATTTTGAATATTTATCTTCGAGTTTATTTATTTTGATTAAAATTTCATTAATATTTTCAATATTTTCCATTATATTATTATAAGTATAATTATTTTTCTTTATTTCTCGTTTATTTAAGAAATATAAACATATAAATTTTTAGTAAGAGCGAGTATTTATGGCAGAATATTTAGATTTACCTGCTAAAGGAGGATTAAACGAAACAAATTTATTATTTAATAAGAACAAAATAAGCGATGAAATAGCTTCATTATCTTCTATGTCGTCTATATCAAATTCTTCAAGTATTTATAATAATCTTCCAAAAAAGAATAAGAAATTAATCAATCCATCAATTACTAATATAAATAATAATATCAAAATTGAAAAGAAAAAGAAAGTTGAAAGCGATAGTAATAGTAGTTCTAGTGGAAGCGAAAGAGGTGGAAATAGAAAAATCAATAATAAGAAAAAAGAAATTGTTTATGAAGTTAATGACGATGACGACGATGATGAAGAAGGGGAAGAAGCAGAAGACGATGATGAAGAAGGAGAAGACGGTGAGGAAGGTGAAGATGGTGAAGATGATGAAGAAGAAGGAGAAGATGATGACGATGAAGAAGGAGAAGATCGCGAAGATGGTGGTGGAAATAAAAGAAAAATAACTTCTTATAAAGATATTCAGAATGAAAAGAAAGAAATATTATATCAATTAAATAGATTATCGTCAAAAGGTGCTAGAATTCCTCATAATTTCACAATGAATTCAAATATTGAAGATATGAGAAATGAATATAATAAAATTGTTCGAGATAGAGAAATTGATAGTAGTATCCGTTTTCAGCGCAAGATGCTTATGGCATTTGTCACAGGAACTGAATATTTAAATACTCGCTATAATCCTTTTACAATTCAATTAGATGGTTGGTCTGAACAAGTTCACGAAAATATTGATGATTTCGATGATATTTTTGAAGAATTACATTTGAAGTATAAGTCGAAAGGGAAATCAATGCCTCCTGAATTACGACTATTTATAAGTTTAGCGGGAAGTGCTTTTATGTTCCATTTAACTTCTAAGATGTTTAAGGAATGTCCAATTCCAGGTGTTGAAGAAGTATTAAAAGCAAATCCTGAATTAATGAAACAATTCCAAAATGCTGCCGCAAAACAATTCATTTATAATAATATGGGTACATCAACAACAGCGCCAAATCCAACTTCAACTATTCAACCACCTCCAAATTCATCATCAAGACAAATGAGCAATAGTAATAATAATGGAGGTGGTGGTGGTGGTATAAATGGTTTATTCAGTAATCCATCGGGATTATTTGGAATGGTGAATAATTTATTTAGTGGTTTGAATAATATTCCTAAACCACCTGAGAATATGAATACAAATATGAATTCTAATAGAATTAATAATAATAAAAATTTTAGATCAGAAAATGATATTAATAATATAATAAATAATGTTCATAATAATATATCATTAAATCACAATGATGATGATGGAAAAATAGAAACTTTATCAATAAGTGATGAAGAAATAACATCAATTATAGAAGATGCTGCTGATATTAAGATATTGAAATCATCAACAAGAGGAAAAAAAAATAATAATTCTAGAACTTTGAATATTTAATAGCGACGAGCAGCACGAGCTAAACGACCACCTAATTTATTTATAGCATTTAATGATTGATGAGTATTTGATTTTATTAATTGTAATTCTGGAATACTCTTAACTTCGTGACTTGAACCTAAATTAGATATTTCTTCACTTGTTTTTTCGATATAAGTATTAATATTTTCAATAGTGGTCTTAATGCGTTCAGGAACTTTAGTTAATGAACCGATTGGATCGTGAATAGCATTACTTAAATCTTGTGCGCCATCATTTATACTTTTAACTGCTAATAAACCAGCGCCAAGACCAACCGCTATTAAGATATTAGCAATGAAAACCAAAAATATTAAGAAGAATTCGATTATAGCACCAGTCATAATTATTTCACGACGAGAATCAACTGAACATTTGCATTTTTCATTTACAAGAGCGCGAGTATATTTGAATACTTCATAAATGTAATAGATAAACACAAGATTGAATATTAAATCTAGGAAAGTAGCAAAGATAGAAACAGAAGCTCCAAAATTTTCAGTTATGAATGATTGAGGGATTAAAGCATTGAATAAGAAATAGACTATTGCAAAAATAGTATAATTCTTAACAAAGTTTATATTTGAGGGTAAAGCACATTTACAACCCTTCTTTTCAAGACTATCAATATAACTATATATCACTATTAATAATAGAAAAGTTATAACTGAATAAACTATGCGAGTTATAAGATTAAATCCTGAATAACTTGAATCAACCATTCCTGACATTTTATATTATTATATTATCTAATAATCTAAAATATTATTTTTATAGAATAATAAAATCATTTCTATTAATTGGTCTAATATAAGGAAGTTTTACGAATTTGAAAATGTCTTCTTCGCTATCAACTTTAATATCAGTGTCCTTAAATCCGTGTTCGCTAAGAGATAAATTTAATTTAGTTTTGATATAATGTCTCATCGCAACATTGAAAATCTTAGAACCAGTGAAATATAAGAGGGAATAATAATATTCTTTTTTAGGTGCTATTAAGATGTCAAAATGTCTAGCAGGATAATTATCGATTTTAACAACACCCATAAATTTATTCTTACCAATTGCTAAAACTTCTATGACATAATTATTATCATTGTCCATCAATTCTTTTATAAAATCTTTTAATTTAAATTTCTTATTATCATTATCATGATCCATAATTAATAAATCAATATCTCCCATTTTATCACTACCTCTTCTATAGGAACCGACGAAATCATAAGTTAATTTATATTTCTTTAATTTATTTTCAATAATTTTAATATGTTTATTAAATTCATCTAATGGAATTTTTTTATTTAAATCTTCATAATATTTAACTCCTATTTTCTGTTTCTCATTTAATAAATGTAAATTCTTTTTCAATTCACTCAATGATTTTATTCCAGAATCAATAATTTTTTTAGCATTAACTGGACCAACTCCATAAATATTCAATAATATCTGTTTAAATTGATAATCTTTATCATTATTAATATTATTTTCAATATAGGAAATAGAACCATTTAAAAACAATTCTTTAATTTTTTCATAAATACCTTTTCCAATACCTTCAATATTTGCTATATCATTTAAATCCATTATTTTTTTATCATAAACAATAATATTATTTATAGCATTATTATAAGCTACTACTTTATAGCGCTCATTATTATAATGTTCATAATCTCGTATTATCTCTAAATTTTTAATAATGACATCTTTATTAAAGTTCTTATTTAAGGGATGAGATGATTTTGAAGATTTCGATGATAATGATGATGATAATTCTTCCTTAATTAATTCCTTTATATCATTCCTTATATCAGGATTATTAATTAAATCAGCGATATTGGCGTCATTATGTTTTTTTATAATAGAAATATTTTTATTATAATCTTCACTGATTAATTTAATCTTTTCAATAATTTTATTAATTTTCTTATTTTTATTCTTAGTCTTTTTTAAGGCAGTTGTTAATTTATTAATATAAGAAATATCACCTGTTTCAATTACTTCTTTAATCATTCTTTTGATGGTTACTCCAATTTTACTATTTTTAATATTATCAAGATCTTCAATTTTATTGATAGGTTTGTCATAATCTTTCAATTTTTCAATGACGGTTTCATATGCTTTCGCTTTCTTAGTTTCATTATTCTTTAATTCCAAATCTCTCAATTTAGATAATTTTTCAATTATAAGATTTTTATAATCATCTTCTCCTTCTTCATAAAATTCATTAATTTTTTTCTTAAAGAATGGTCCTATTCCTTTAATATTATCTAAGTCTTTAAAATCATTAAGAGGTTTATCATAATTTCTAATATTTTTAATTACTCTCAAATAAGCATTAATACGCGTATCATTTGTTTCAACTTTTAATTGTTCATTCAATTTCTTAATAATAAACGATTTATTTAATGTCATTTATTTATTTAATTAATTTATTTAAAAAAAAAATTAATTGAATTTTTCGAGAATATATGTGATTTTAAATTTAGTTGATGTATCTAAATTACTAGTATCAATATTATTAATTTTATCGATAAATTCTTGTTTGGGCATAAAGTCAATAATGATTGATAATTCATCTAATAAAAGTTCTATAATATGTTTAAATTCTTTTTTATTTTTGAAAATATTTAAATCTTCAAAGATTAGATTAATAATTTTCTCAATTACATCGCTTTTATTTAATTTTTTTAATATCAGTGATAAAGCTTTCAACAGAGATAATGTTGATTTCTTAATTTTTACATATTCACAATATTCATCATAATTATTTTCATCAAAAATAAATTTATATTCTTCAATTATCTTAATTGGCAACCATTCTTTATTTTCAAGAAATTTTAAATAATAATTATTAATATTATCATCTATATAAGACTGTTCAAAAAGATAAAGAACATCAACATAAATATTATTATTAGAAGATTTCATAAAATTAATTAAGATTTCAAATAAAGAATTTAAAATTTCACCATCTAATTCTTTAATAAATGATAATATTTTACTATAAATAACATCTTTATTTAAATCAGTTAATTTATTCAAATAACTAATAAATTCTTTCTTGCATTTAGCTCTATCGCTAAAATCAATATTAATAATATGATGTCTAGGTTTTTGAGATTTTATAGATTTATTCTGAGCAATTATTTTCTTCTTCTCCCATAAACTACGAGCATCATAATTATTACTAAAACAATTATAATTATCAATCAATTCATTTGCTTTATTAATAATATTTTCACTAATAGGTGAATTTAATTTATCATAAGTATTTCTAAAAACTTCATAATTTATCTTAATTATTCCTAAATCTTCTAATTCATTATAATCATTTAATAGTTCCATTATAATTAATAAAAATAAAAATAAACCTTATATTCAATTAAAAAAAATTATTCTTGTGAATTCTCATTATCAAAAATTATTATTCGATCTGCTAATTGGTTCTTAGTTCCCTCAGTTGATAAATTACGTTCTTCACATTTCTCTTTTAATTTATCTATAGTAAGTTTCATTAAACTCTTCTTTACAGCGTGACCTCCCCCAATTATATTACTCACTATTGATTCTTTGTCATTTATTTCTTCGCGTTCCTTTTCTACAACTTCTTTTTCATTATCAGGACTTGTTTTTCTCTTCAAATCAAATATATTATTTTTAACTATAGGTTCTTCTATTACAGGAACTATTTCATCAATTGGTTCTATTTTATTTATCTTTTCTTCGCGACGATGATGAGGTGTTGGACAGCAATTAGGGGATGCTTCCATATTAAATATTTCATTCATTATTATTTCTGCATTTTTCATCATATTTGAGTTTTGATTTGAGTTTAAGTTTTCATTTGAACTATTATTAAGAGAACAACAATTTGAATTTTCAATTTCATTTTCAATTCTTTCTAATTTATTATTAATTAAATAAACTGCCTGTTCTAAATATAAATATTTATAAATTAAGAATAATAATATTATTATAAAAAATGCATAAATTGTATATGTTATGATATTATTTAATGATAATAATTTTAATAAAAACATTCTTTTTTTCCAATATACTTAAATTTTATATATATAATTTGTTTTTCAATTCAATCGCACTCTTAATAATTTCTTTATTAAATTTCTTTTTTTCTAATAATTCAATTGCAATTATTTGTTTAGTTCCTCCACGATTAATCTTATAATTAAAATCATATGTTTTAGTTTTATCATTATATTGAGCGAGAAAACTTAAATTTATAAATAATGATTTATTATTTTCTTCCAATTCTATTAAATGATGGAAGTGTGTTGTTATTATTAAAGTCATTCCTTTAAGTTTTGCTAAATATTCAGCGACTGAATAAGCAACTGAAATTCCTTCGATTGGCGGTGTTGAATGCATTGGTTCATCCATTATAAATAAAGCCCTCTTTCCTTTCTTATTTAAATCTTCGGCTATTTCAATCATAGAATTGCATAATTCCGTTTCAGCCTCAAAATAAGAATTTTTTCCGAGAGTATCACTAATTCTCATAAAAGTAATAATAGCATCATATAAATAAATATTACCTTTAAGAGCATTAATAATTCCAATTGTTTGTGCAAGAATAATATTAATAGTTATTGATTTTACATAAGTAGTTTTACCACCAGCATTAACGCCAGTAATAATAATACTCTTGGATAAATTAACAGGATTAGATATTTGATTTGAACTTAGAAGAGGATTATTGACATTAAAAATTTGAGTATTAGTATCATCATAAGTTGGCAAACACCAATTCTCATTTTTCTTTAAATTAGAAATAGTATTTATGACATCGAGAGTATAAATAATTTTTAAAATATTTATAATATCATTCTTATAATTTTCGTCTTTCCATAATTTATAAACAGTTGATAAGTTATTTTTTAATTTATCTAATCTTTGAATACTCATATTAATTTTATCATCAGTCAATAATGAAAATATTAAAAAAGGTTTCCATATATTATTGGAATGTTTAATTAAAATTAAAGAACTTTTTATGAATTTATATAAACCATCTAATTTATTTAATAGTTTTTCTCGTGTCTTATATAAGATATAACAGTTATATAAAGACTGATATGAAGCATACACATAGAGAAATAAATATAAGAAAATAGTAATTAATCTTACAATATCTATTTTAATATTTCCTGTAAAATTAAAAACTAATTTTATTATTTCATAAATAATTTTAAGATATTTGCTAAAATTCATTTTGAATGGTGTATATTTATTTATGTAAAAATACGGACCATAAATGATAGATATTGGATATGATAAACTTATAAGTGGTATTATTATTATTTTATATAAATGATAAAGAGATAAGATAAAATTATAATGATTTAAGTTTTTTATTACGTAACCTGAAAAGAATAATAAATTCATCGTCAAATCTTCTTTTAATTCTTTTTCCAAAATCATAATCCATAATAAATCCTTTTCATTATTCTTCAAAATTTCTTTTGCTGCATTATTAATAAAATAATTTGTTCTCTGTCTCTCTAATAACAATTCTTTATTATTCAATGGTTTCTTTAAAATCTTTTCAATTAATTTAGACCCTCCAATAGTTATACTCAAATCTTTGAAAAAATCACAAATTTTCGTATCTGTATAAACATTATCATTTACATTAATGCCATTATCATTCTTATCATCATTAGAATTAATTATTTTATTTATTTGATTAATGAATTCAGAAGAATTTTCATTAAGTTCAAAAATTTTATCATTTTTATCCATTTTTATTAATAAAAATAAATATATTAAAACCGTCTTAAATTACATAAAAAAATGATTATGATTAATATTATAAATGAAATTAATGAAAATGAATTACATTATTATTATTCACAATAATTTTATTTATAAAATTAATAAAGAACCTTTTGAAACTGATGAAAATACTTATATTAGAGCGTGGTTTCTAATTAAAAATTATAATATAAATGATTATAATAATGATTGTAATATTTCAAATTCAATTATTTATTTAAATGAATATAAAAATAATATGAAATATTAATTCTTTTTAATTGCGATTTTTTGCTATTCGTCGTCTTTGTTTTCCATTTCCACCAGCGAGAGGTAATGGTCCATTCTTATCTGCTAATAATCGTGCAGCTAATAATGATATAGCAGTTATAAAAGGAGTTATAACGAAATCACCACCTTTTCGTTCTTCTCTCGTATCACGATCTCTATGACGTCGCTCTCTATGATCATTACCACCCATTAATGATGAAGTGCTACAAGAACAACCGCCTTTTAAAGAATATAAGAAAGAACGACTATTATCAAATTCAAATGCATCGCAATCTCTTGTTAAACAATTTCTAGTTCCTTTTCCACCAGTTATATTAGGATATAGATTTAAGGAAGATGGATCCCAAGTAGGAAAAGTAGCAGGAGCGGCAGTTGCATCTCCATTTGGAGGAACATAAACATTAGGTGGTTGAGTTACTGGCGCAATTGTAGCAGTTGATGATGTTAATGTAGTCGCTATATCATTATTTAATATATAATCATTCGGAGATGCAACATTATTATAATATGCCGTAAAGCCGCCTTTTCTATTTTTTATTGAAGTAGTCATATATATCTATTTTAATATAATATTATTTTCTAATGTAGAAAACTAAAAATACAGCAATTATAGTTGTAAAAAAATTTAATATGATTATTAAAATTACGAATGGAATAATATAATATAATAAGTAAATTAATATTGGTTTAATTATTTCAGTCCTTATATCCTCATTTAATACCTCATTGCGAATAAAATTAATAATAAAATCCAATGGTTTTTTATTTTTCTGTTGCGTCATTATTATTATATTGTTTAACTTAATATTATACAGAATGAAACATTTATTAAAAAAACCGCAGAAAAGAAATAATAATTATGTTTCTAACTTTGAAAAACCCCTAAATAAAATAACATTAAATGATATTAAAATACTTAATATTAATAAAGGATTAGAATGTCATATCCCTATTAATAATAATGAAAAATCAATTGAATTTATTGAAGAAATAGATAAAATTTCATATGAAACTTTGAAAGAAAATCCTGATTACTTAATTGATGAAAATCAATATGATAAATTAGATTTATTATATAATTATTCTTATTTAAATGATATTAATAATATTGTTTTATCGTTAAATTCTAAAACAAGATTTATAAACGGAGAGGAGGAAGAAGATTTTAATGATTTAATAAAATTCCTAAATGATACTAATAATTATTTAAATTATAATATTCACGTTGATATTGCTTTCTTAGGTTTATATATAAATGAAGAAGGTATTATAAATAGATGGATAATAAAGAGTATTTATATAGATGAATTAGTTGATAATTTAGACTGGAATAAAAAGGAAATTGAAGAAGAATGGAAAGAAGAATTAGAAAATTTTAAGATTTCAATTGAAGAGAAGATTGAACTTTACAAATCCTCTTTAATAGAAGCGCAAAAATTATACGAAGAAATAGAAAGTGAAAATAATATTAATATATGGAATAAAAAAATATTAAAATTCAAAAAATATATTTTAAAATTTTAATTTTATCTATATTATTATAATAGATATATATATAAAAATGGGTTCTAACGATAGTTCATCAATCATAATCTCCTTTTCAATCGCAATATTATTATTACTTGTTTTATTATTATTAATATCTTATAATTCAAAATGCAATATGGATAATGTTGAACGTTTTGAAGCTGATTATGGCGAACGAAGCAATTATGTCGATGAAACAATTGGCAATTATATAAAAGATGATTATCATCAACCATTACGATCTGTTGCTAAATATGATACTCCATATTTAGATGTTATTAATGGTTCTGCACCAGAAGGAAATATAAAGGCATCAAATCCAGAACGTCAATATGCAAATGTTAGTGGTGCAAATAATGATGTAAGTTGCGATCAAGCAGATGGTACTTGTTTTAGTCGTGATAGATTAACTAGTAGTGATTTATTACCATCTGATTCAGGTAATTGTAAATGGGGCGAAATGAACCCAACCGCAGGAAGTTTAATAACTGATCAAAGTTTCCTAACTGCTGGCTACCATATTGGAATAAATACTATTGGACAATCATTAAGAAATGCTAATTTACAATTGCGATCAGAACCACCCAATCCCCAAATTCCTGTAAGTCCTTGGGGCATTTCAACCATAGAACCTGATATACGTCAAATTGGATTTGAAATTGGTTCTGGTGCATCATCATCTTCTTCTTAATCAAAAATGACATAACATTTAGTATTAATAATATCTTGTTTAGGAATTAACGAATGTTTATTTTTATCATTATTAAAATTTTGTTTTTTATATGAAAATTTCGACATATTTTCATAAATATTTTTTTGATTATCAATTGCATAATTAATGATTTTATTATTAAATGCCCATTTAAAAAAATTCAATTGTCCAATGGTTGTTTCAATAAATTCATCTTCTTTATCATTAATTTTAAAACTTATTCTTTTATGTCTTCTGAAAGCATCAAAATTAAATTTTTTGAATGATTTTAATTGAGCCCTGTAATCCAAATAAACATTTATTTTCTTAAATTTATCATTCTTAATTAAGAATGAATCATCATTTTCAGGTAAAAAATCATAAATTTTATCATCAGTATCATTTATCCAATAAATGATATTATTTGATTTTGAAAATCTCGTAACTAACCAATCTATCATTCTTAATGATAATTCGTGTTTCCCATTAATAATATTCTTTAAAATCAATTTATATTCATCATTATTTGAATAAAATGCATTTAAAGAATTCAATAATAATTCATTACTTGAATTTATTATTTCTGCCATTAATAATATAATTATTCATCTTGTTTATATCAATTATTATGTAAAAGAACAATATCTAATATGAATGCAACAATTGCCAAACCCATTAAAACACCTATCTTCAAATCCCATAATAATAAACAATAATTAATAATTAATAATATTAATAATATCCAATATTGGTCAAATAATTCAACTAATAATTCTGGATAAGGCATAATTGGTCTTAATCCATAAATTAATAAATATCCTGATAATATTCCTATAATTGTATATCTAATTAATAAATCAAAATCTATATTAATTATCATTTCTATTATTTTAATTTAAAATTATATTTTTCTTTTCCATAATAATATTAGAAAAAATGCAATTTGCCACTCTTCAAGAAGCATTTCCAGATGCATATAAAAAAAAATCTTCTAATTCCAATGATAAGAATTCTAGTAATAATAAAGATAAAGATAATAATGATATAACTTCTAATAAGAATTCGAATAAGAATGATAAGAATGACAATGACAATAATTTAAATAATTATTTAAATCCTTATAGAACTGATGAAGATTGTTATTATACGAAAGAAGGAATAAAATTAGGTTCTTGTAAAGATGCCGATAAGATTGTTATGACTAATGCTAATGGTAGTGAGATAGTAACAAAGAATTGTTCTCCTCTCCAAGTTCCCGAGTATAAATTACCAGTTAAGAAAATTGATTATGATAAGACTAAAAGAATTGTTGAAAGTTCTCTCACTAATAATAATTCAAGAGATGACAATATCACAATGAATAAATATTCAATTAAACCATATGATTATGATGAATATGACGCATATTTGAATATTAATGATATAACTACAAATAATATTGATAATAGTCCTGAATATAGAACTACACCATTATTGAAGGATTATTTATTAAGTTTGAGAAATAATTTTAAGAAGAATAGAGAAAACGTTAAATTAGAGAATGTTGAACAATTTATAAATTATTCAGGAAAAAAGAAAATAACAGTTGACATTAATATTTATAATTTATTATTATTTATGTTCATTGGTATTGTCATTTTAATTTTATGCGATCAAATAGTTAAATTAGCAGTAATTATCGCTAAAAATAAAAATATATAAAAACGCTAATTACTATTATAATTATAAATATAAATATGAAACATTTTACTCATATGGTTTGTTCAGGTAGTGCTTTACGATCATTATGTTTATTAGGTGTTTTGAGATACATCTATTTCAATAAAATGGAAAATTATATTAAAAATGTCGCTGGTTCTTCAATGGGTGCTTTTTTTTGTCTAGTATTTGCTCTAAAAATTCCAGTTGAAAAATTAGAAGAAATATTATTAGAAACTATAAAAGTTGCTTCTTCTATTAGTTCTTCAAATATTTTAAATATTTTTACAGAATTGGGATTTAATGATGCAAGAAATTATTTATATGGAATTAGAAATTATATCAAAGAAAAATATTCAATGGATGATATAACTTTCATCGAATTATCTAAGATGACTGGTGTTAATATCTATGTAAGCACTACGAGAGTTAATGATGGTAAAAATATTATTTTTAATGTCAATGATTATCCAAATGTCTCTGTTCTAGATGCTATTGCGGCTTCTATGTGTATTCCTGCAATAACTAAACCTGTTAAAATAGATAAATATTTATATGTTGATGGTTGCATTAGCAATAATCTTCCTTACGATGTATTTAAGGAAGTTAATCAAGACAATATTTTAAATATCGCGATTTATGTTAAAACAGATTATGAAATAACTGATTTATTAGAAAAAGAAGATGATATAAATTTTCTTGAATATTGCAGACAAATAACATCAATTATTTATGCAAATTCTCTCTATTATACTTACATATCGCGTGTGGAGAAATTTAATAAACCTTTATTAATTACAGAAAGTCCTATTACAACTTTTTATAATTTAAAAATAAATGATGATGAATTGAGATTTAATATTTCAAGAGATGATATTGATAATTTAACATTACAAGGATTTACAGATATTAGCAATTATATGAAACAATTTTTAATTGAGCAATAATCTCTTCTTTTCATTTGATATTGAAGGCGAAACATCTTCTAATTTCCAAGATATATAAATAGTAGTATGATTTGGATAGGGTAAAATAGCAACAAATAAACCATTCTTTCTTAATGTCTTTGTTATATGATTCATACAATCATTATAATTATATAATGGAAATCCTATTTGAATTGGTGGAATTGAATAATAGAGAGATTGAGCACCCATCATCGCAATCGATTTAATTTTCTTATAACAAGCTTCTAAAATAATATTAAAGGCACTATTAACCTTTGCTTCTTTTTTTTTCTTAATTTCATATAAATCAAACAATGAAATCTTACTACTCATTTTATTAATTAAATTTATAATTAATTCTAATTTTTATTTCCAAAATTTGTTAATTGTTCAATATTATTTCTATCATCTTCATAATTTTGAAATTTATCAAGATTGCTATTATTAATTAATATTAATGTTGGAGCACTTTTAACACCATATTTATCTCCTAATTCATAACCATTCATACCTCCAAGATCTTTAAATGGATTACTTTTATCACCTATATCAACATATTCAATTTTAAATGAATATTTCTCAGGATGGGCTTTCATATCATTTTCTAATGTTTTCCAAGCACCTTCCTTAAATTCCCTGCACCATTTACAACCTTCCATTCCAAAAAAGACAAGTGTCTTACCCTTGCTTGAACCATCTTCAAAACCTTCGTGATAATATCCCTGAGTATTATAAATACTTCCTACGAATATTGCGACTAATGTTAATACAATTAATAAAAATATTAAAATCCAATAATTATTTCCATCACCACTTCCACTATTATCATAACTATCATAATTATCATAAATATTCTTATAAGGAGTTGAACCTAATATTCGAGTTCTTAATGTGTATGTTGGCATATTTAATATCTATAAATTATATAGATAATTTATTTATAAATAATAAATATAACAATGCTATAATTAATACTGCTGCTATGACAAATATAAAATTTATAGACGAAATATTTGAAAATCGACTATCATAATTGTTAGTTCTCATTACCATCTTATAATTATAATTTATATATACATAATATTATAATAAAAATGTAAATGAAAAAATCGCCATAAATAATATACTTGACAATTATATCATTTATATTTTTGAGATTTTTATTTTTAATCCATATTATAGAATTCACAATGAAAAATAAATAAATTAATAATAATATTATCACTAAGAGCAAATAATAATTCATTATATTCTATTAAAGAATAATTATAAAAAAATGATATTTAAAAATATATCAAATAAAATTATTCATATTATGATAAATATTGCTTTAACATTAAATTTGAAATCATTTATCATAAGCAATACGACACCAATTATTTATACACATCTTAGTTCAAATAAATTTAATTTTGAACACGTTTATCCTAAATGTTATATGAATAAAAAAGATAGAAATGATATGCATAATATCTTCAAAAGTGATATTTATATAAATAATGTTAGATCAAATTATAAATATATTGATCATAGTGATATAGAATTTAAAAAATATAATCATTCATTTAATCAATTATATAAAACTGATAATTATGTAAGTTCTAAGTTTGGTTTATTCGTTCCTGATAATAATAGCAAAGGTTTAATTGCTCGTGCTATTATGTATATGACTTATAAATACAATTATGATTATAAGAAAGTTATTGAAATTGATAATTTAATTAATTGGTATTTCAAATATCCCCCTACGAAATATGAATATGCTCATAATAATTTAGTAGCACAAGTGCAGAAGAATAGAAATTCTTTCATAGATATGCACGGACATAAAAAATATGACAAATTAGTTCTAAAAATTTTCAATTAAAAGAAATAAGAAAGATGTTTGAATTCAATGATTTATTAATTGTTATTAATCATTTCATAAAATTAAATGATACTGAAATAGAAAATGATTTTATAAATGAAATTATTATATCATCAGGAAGAATTTAATTAAAAATAAAAAATGATTTTTTATAATTCATATAAAATTTCAATTATAAAACTCGAGTAAGAAATGACTATTTATACTAGGCGGAGGCAAGCCGAAAGTGAAGATAAGGAAAATGACATAGATAATTATGAAATTAGAAAGAAACAACAAATTTTTATAGATAAAGCAGCAGAAATTGCTAAATATTCAACAATGCAACAAAAACACGGAGCAGTTATTGTTCATAAAAATAAAATTATAGCTTGTGGTTTCAATTATATGAATACTCATTTAAATGATAATCATAGTATTCACGCAGAAGTTGCTGCTATTTGTCAAGTTTTTAAGAATAAAGATATTCTCGAAGAATGTGATATTTACGTAGTAAGAGTTGCACCTGCCAAATTTGGGAATTGTTTAAAATTATCAAAACCTTGTAATAAATGCACAAGTTTCATAAATAAATATAATATTAGAAGAACTTATTATTCAACTAATTATGAATTTGATATTAGATATTAATATTCATTGAAACCTTAGGAATAATTCTTTTAATTGTTTTTTTTTCTACTATTGGACGATTTTCCTTACTGAAAATTTTTGATAATAATTCTTCACCAGTGAGATTTTTATTATTATTAATAATATCTTTAATTTCTTTAATATTCACAGGTTTATGAACACTTCTAATATTTGTTTTCAGTCTTCCATTCTGAGTATTCAAATCATTATAATTATATTTAAACATAAATTTCTCAATTTTAGAATTAAGAACTTGTTGAAGAACTTTTCTTTCACGAATAGCAATCTTTAATTTTCGAATAGCATCATCGTATTTAAACCAATCTTGAACCCAAATTTTAAATGTTTCCAATTCTTCTTCTGTTGGTTCCTCAATATTTTTATTTGATATAATTTCTTCTATTAAATCGATAGTATCCATATTTATAATTATTAATAATAATAATAAAAATCTTTAAATCTCTTTATTTTCATTTCATTTCATTTATAAAATCACTCAAATTTTCTATTGTCCTTTCTTTCTCAAAAGTAGTAAAACGAACTTTATTATTATCATATCCAACTATTGTAGGAAATCCATCAATTGCTTTCAAAAAATTTATAACTCCTATCTTAATTATTTTATCTAATTCATCTTTTTCTAATTCAAAAAAAGAAAAATCTTTGAATTTTTCTTTTAATTCTTTCCAAGTTGGCATAAAAGAGATAGAATAAGGACATTCATTCCAATGAACTAATATTAAATATTTTTTGTCTTTTACTTCATCTAATTTAATAAAAATATTATCAATTTTAAGTTCCATTATTTTTGAATTATTATTATTTATTAATTTAATTCTTTTATAAAATTATTTAAATTTTTAATATTTCTTTCATCCGTATAAGTATTGAAAGTCTCATTATCACTATTATATCCTATTATTGTTGGAAAACTTCTAACATTTTTCAAAAATCTTATTTCCCCTTCTTCATTTATTTTATCCAATTCTGCTCTTTCTAATTCGAAGAATTGAAAATTTGGATTATCTTTTTTTAATTTTTCCCACATTGGCATGAAAGAAATGCAATGAGGACATTTATTCCAATGAATTAATAACAAATATGATTTATTATTTGAATCATCTAATTTAGTTGAAATATTTTTATAAGTTAGTTCTGTTGGTTCAGATAAATTAGATTCAATAAATTTAGTTAAATCATTTTCATTTCTTCTATCTTTAAATTCTATATGATTTCTCTTTTTAGGAGAATAAACGCAGATATAAGGAAAATATTTAACTTTTGAGAAACTAATATTATATTCTTTATTTAATTTTTGCATATTCTCATTCTCCAATTCAATAAATTGATATTGATTTGATAAGTTCTTTTTTAATTTCTTCCAAATAGGAATAAAAGATACACAATGACCACAATTATGAGAATAAAATAATGCTATATAACCTTTTTCTGATCTATTTCTTTTAATCTTAGAATAATTATCAATCGTAATTTCAATTTCCATTTTTTATTTCTAATAATTATAATCATTTTTAATTATTTTTTATAATAAAAAGAAAAAGTGAATGATTATTATAATAATATTATAATATAATAAAAGAATAGTAATAAACTAATAATAATGGATGACTTAAATTTACTCAATAAATCTTATTGCATTTCGTGTGATCATATTAAAAAAATAAATGAAGAATATAAAAGATATAATGATACTGTTTTTAATAAACAATTTACGTGTATGAGAAATAAAGATAAAGAAAATTATAAATATTTTAAATTAGTTGATTATAATATTAAATCTTCTTATATTAATAAAAAAACTTGTTATAATCCTGTTTTAAATGAACAAGACGCACGTATGTGGGAATTATTATTATTATATGATATTAATGGAAATAGAATTGATAATAATAATATTAGATTTAATGAAAATACAAGAAGAAAAACAAGATTTGTTCAGAGACATTCAATTTGAAATTAAGAATTTAATATCATTTTTATAATCTTCTGATGGTGTTTCAAGAATGATATAAGAAATTTCTTCAAATTCTTTTGCAAAATCTTTTAAATGAATGGGATTGATAAAACCATTGAAAATAATATCGTGTCTATCTACCTTAGCACCTTTCTTATTTTTGCTATTATTTAAATGAATGCAAATAATATCTTCCTTATTTCTCATTAATTCAATAATTTCTCTTAATTCATAACCAGCATTCCATACGTGACAAGTATCAATACAAATTTTAAAAACTTCTCTTTCTTCTTCTGTGAATGAATTATAATAGAAATCCATAAAATCATTAAAATTTGATAATAATTCTGTTCCTTGTCCTGTTGAAGTTTCTAAAACTAATTTTGTTTTTATTTTATTTTTAATCATTTCATTTATAATTTCTTTAATATTATTTCTCATAATATTCAAAGAAGTTTGAATATCTTCTTTTAATGATTTCCCCACGTGAATTATATAACCTCTCGCACCTATCATATTTGCCGTCCTTATATCATTAAATATACTTAAATCAATAATATCAATTAATTTTTTACCATTCATGAAAGGTTTAGCAACGTTAAAAACATAAGGACTATGAACAAAGATATGAAAATTATTAATAGAACAATATTTCTTAATTAAATGACTTTCTTTAAAATATTTTTCATTATCATAAATCTTAGAACTTCTGGGATTAGTTGTGAATATTTGTAAAACATTCCCTCCATTTTCCTTCAATTCCTTCATTGTCTCTACTAAGGTCTTTTTTCTTGCAATATGTGCACCAATATTCATTTTTGTTAATTATATATAAAATAAATATTCATTTTTTTAATTCTATTTTTGTTATTATATATAAAAATAAAGATAAATTTATATATATCTAAAATGTCTGTATCATATACAGGAACACATATTATCCTAAATATTTATGAGGTTAAAAACAATGAAATTTTAAAATTTAAAGATGATATTATTCGTATTCTCGATAATATTGTTCAAAAATTTAATTTAAATGTTGTTGATAAAGCAATTTATCAATTTCAACCATTTGGCGTAACTGGTGTTTATGTATTGAGTGAATCACATTTATCAATTCATACATTTGTTGAAGAAAAAAAAGTAGCTATTGATTTATACACTTGTAAGAATTTTAAGGAAATTGAAGATTTTGTTGAATTTGTCAAAAATGAATTTGATGATTGTAAATATGATTTCTCCAGCGTAATTAGATAATTTTAAATTTAATTAAATATTTACAACAATTAAAATCAATAAGATTTCGATAAGGACATTTGAAAATCAATGCATCTTTCTGAGATAATAAATAATTATTTAAACAATTCATATGAATATTATAATTGAAAATATTAATTGTCTTATCACTGTCATTATTATCAACATCATCATTTTCATTTAAATAATTGAAACAGATTGGACATTCATCATTATAATTAGTATCTTTCGAATAACTGTATGGAAGATTGGTAATCGTCCAACCATCCCCAATCATTCTATTAATATCTAGAAAAATATCATAATTCGAATAAAAACCTCTCAAATATTGAGTTTGTTTATTTATAACTTCTTTAATTATTTTTTTTTTGACATCATTATTATTCAAATTGTCATAAGGTGTACCAGTATTATTCGAATAATAATAATTATATCTCCTATTTGATACTAATCCATAACAAGTATAATTATTAGATTTATAAGGTGGTTCATTCTTACTGATAGTGATCTCGACGCAAAGATTTAATTCATCAATTAAATTAGAATGATCATTATAAAATAGGGAGAATGATAAATGATCATTATTATTTTTAAATGCAATATTTATTTTATTACTAATAATAATTCTATCAATTGTTTCAATATCATAATTAATATCATAGAAGTTTTCCATAGAAAGTTTTTTAAGTTTATATAAATTTTTTTTATGATCTGATAAAATTCTATTGCAAACATATTCATCATAAATCAAACCATTATTTTTATAAATAACATCTTCAAATAATTCATAGAATTTATTTAATTTCTCGTAATAATTATCAGTAATCATTTTATAGATATTTGAAATAATTTATATATAAAATCATTTTTTATAATTATTATAATAATCGCGTTATGATTTATTTAAATATTCCATACAAAGATAGGAATATTGCTCGTAATTTAGGGGCAGAATGGGATGCTAAGAATAAGAGATGGTTTTGCGATGATGATAATGAACTTTGTTCTCTTTATGACGTTTATAAAGAAGATATTCAAATTAAAGAAGAAGATAGAGAATTTGGAGGTAATAAATTATACATCGATATGATCCCTAAAACTACTTATTTTAAGAATGTTAGATCATTATTTAGTGAAAATGATTGGAATTTAATAAGACATCATATTTATAGTAGATGTGATTACAGATGTGAATGTTGTAAAAAGAAAAAGAATAGATATTTAGAAGCACATGAGAGATGGCATTTTGATGAGACGACACAAACGCAAAAATTAATTAGAATTATTGCACTTTGTAAATTGTGTCATTCAGCAACTCATTATGGACATTCAAAAAGAACTAAGAATATAGATAAAATTAATAATCATATTAAAAAAATAAATGATTATGATGATGATGAATTGAAGATGCATATTAAAGAAAGTTATGATATTTGGAAATTTAGAAATACTATCAAATGGAATTTAGACTTTTCTATTTTAACAAATTCTGGATTTAATTTAATTAAAAATCAATCTCACTAATTATATGAAAATTATTGAGATTGTCTCTGAAAAAATACATCCACATCGGATTGTTGCCACAACCAGAAACTATATATTTACATTGAGACATTATTAGCATAATTGATAAATAGAGTTTTGAAAATTCATAATTTTTATCTTTGAAAATAATATCAACACTAGAACTTGTTCTTGGTATATGTCTAATCTCATCATTGAAAATTATATGATTTGGATATAATTCTTTCATTTCATTTATAAAATCAGTTTCATCACTCTGAATTAAAAATTTAAATTTCTTATTATCTTTTTCTTTTTCTTTTTCTAATATTATTTTTATTTTATCATTATATTCATCAAATGATGGTAATAATGTTTCAGTTGCTTTATCATTCCCTCTATAAAACAAAACACAAGTATTATCATAATCAATTTGATATTTTTCTTCCATTCTCTTCTTTATTCCTAATATTTCATCATTTGGACTGAAATATTTATGAATGAAAGGTTTCAATTTTTCATATTCTAATTTATGAAATTTCTTATATTGATAATGTTCTTTATAATCAATATCACCTTTATATTCTATTTTGATATCTCTAACATCATTATAATGTTTAAAATAATCAAAAGTTATTTCATCATCTTTTCTATCATCCTTTTTATACCAAGTATAAAATCCCTTACAATCATAAACAATTGGGAGTTTATTAAAATAATTAAAATATTCAATTAAATAATGCAATCTTACACTACAACATGAAAAAAAACCACCGTCATGGCTTCTTTCTAAAATATCAAGTTTATTCATTAGTTTTTTAAATAAAATTTATAATATAAGTCTTAAATATATATAATTAATAATAATCCAAATAATGCCATATAAGAAATAACAATATCTGAAATAATCTTTTCCTTCTTTCTCTTAATGCAATTAAGACGAATTTTCTTGTATTTAATAATTTCTTTCATTTCATTCTTATCATTAGTATTATTAAGTATTTCATTCAAATAATTAGAATTATTATTGATATTATTAAATAAATCATAATTCTTTGTTTTATTAAATGCTACTTCATTACATCTCTTAATGTCTAAATGCAAATTATTAATATTACTATTATTTTTGCTTATGATATTATTATTGGTGATAAAACCAAAGATTGTAATTATTAATAATATTTTCAACATTCTTTTATTTCTTTTTTATTTATTTAAAAAAAATCAATTTTTTATTTCTATTTCAAATAATGATTATCAATATTAATATTAGAAGTAATGATATAATTAAGATATGCAATTATGATTAATATTATGATAAATCTAAACATTTTTTCTTTAATAAAAAAGAATTACAAAAATAAAAAATCAATTTTTTCAAATGACTTTATTGGCGAAGTTGAAAATATCTACCCAATTCCTGAGATAATAATGAATTCTGTTATAAATGATGTAATTATCACTTTCCAAGAATTCATAATTAATAGAACCATCAAATATCGTGTAAGTATCTAACAAATTTTTAACATTTTCATTATTGAATTCGATTTCAATCATAGAATTTTCAATAATTTCAATTGATATAAACTTGCTCGTGAATGTCGCAAACTCAACAACTATGCAATTATATGCCCCAACATTATCAATAATGTAATACCGATTATCATCGATCGTCTTGAACAATTGTCCTTGCATTCTTTTTTGATCTACTGATAATATTTTTATTATTCAAAATAATCAATTTTATTTTAAATTACTTTTATTTATAAATAAAACTATTATAATACTAATATGAATGAGAAGTAGAAATAAAATTATTTTAATATTAGTATCATTATCATTATCATTATCATTATTCTTATTCCTTTCATAATTAACAAAAGTTTCTTTTTTTATTATTTCGCAATTATTATAAAAATCTTTTAAACTTCTTATTTTTCCTAATCCATATTCATAATTTTGATAATCTTTCTCATTCTCATTTAAAAGAGCTTTTACCTTTTCTACTGCTTTTTTATTATCAAATTTATCTTTATTATCATCGTGATATTTGGGTTTATCTTCCCTTGTGTATTCGTGATAAATTACATTAATTTTTGGAGTGAAAACATCCCATCCATAAGTATAAAATCTAACAGATGTTAATATTTCTTCTCCCATAAATAAATAATCTAATGATGGATCAAATGGTATTTCATTTAGGAAAGATGAATGAACAAAGAACATCCCAGCACTCATATAACAAGATTTCAAATATTCATTTTTAGTATCTGTATAACCTGCTGCACTTAATTTCAAAATTCCATTATTATCATATTCTGCTGTTTTAATATGCGGAACTTGTGTCTCATTCTTATCAATATTAATTTTATCAATTGGATAATGACTTATAACAGGTTTTTGAGATAATTTTTTATCTTTAATTTCATTTATCATAACTATCAATTTATCGTCCCAATCTTTGCTAAAAGTTGTATGACTATCTATTTGAAAATAATAATCTTCTCCATCCCATAAACTTGAACATAAAAAGCGAGCATAAGTTGGTCCTTTTGCTTCTTTATGTGAAATTCTCATTATTCTGATATTTTTCTTAAAATTAATATCAATACCTTTTAAACAATCATCATCTATTTTATCATTTTGCTGACAAATTCCAGCATAACATCTCTCCCAATTCTTAGCATTATTAAATAATGATTGTAATGTCAATGAACATTCATCATCTCTATAACTTGCAATTGATACAAAGATCTTTTCTGTCATCTCCTAATTTAAATAAACAAAAAGACAAAAATAACTTTCGTCTTTTTATAGTTGAATGACTTCTTTTAAAACTTCATATAGAAATCATCATCAGCCAATTCCTCCCAATTGGAAGTTTCGACATTTAAATTCAACTTCTTCTCTTCTTTTGATCCATTCGGTTCCTTAGGTTCCTTGAGAAGAAGTGCCCACGAAATTCCTGAATAAACAGGTGGGATGCAAGGTTTGACATCATTGACGACTTCCTTGATCTCCTTGACTTCAATAACGATCTCTTCTGGAATATCTTCGAGAGTTATGAATGAATTCTTTGTTGCGATTTCATCCTTTTGAGCTGTTTTCGTGGGCAACTGTTCAACTGTCTCGTCCTTAACATTCGGACAAATCTTATTATAATTATACAAGATTGACAGTTTCTCTCGGTTCTTGAAGCAGAGACGATGGCGAAATCCACAGTTCTCATTGATGCATAACTGACCGAAAGCGCAATTCTTTTTTCTAGATGAACTCGATGGTTCTTCCTTATTAATATTTGGAATAGTTGAGTATAACTTATTCACAATCTTTCGATCCTTATAGGAAAGACGATGAGAATATTTACAATCAGCATCAACGCAAATACAATTCGAATTGCAAGTCGTAGAACTAAGCATTTTAGTCTATAATTTTTTTGAAATGATAGAAATCATTTTTTTATTTATATAGAATTAAACAAATACAAAAATAATTTAATTATTTAATCATCATCAATGATATAAGGACTTATATTAATAATTTCGTCATTATTGGGCCTTTTGGTAGTCATAAGATTATGTTTAACCATCTTTTCTAATAATAATTTATTAAAAACAGGAATTGTGGATAAATCAGTTATATATCTTGCTTTTTCTAATAAATCTAAGAAATCTTTTATAATCAAATTAATTTTATCTGAATAAGGATAGTCGTTTGAAATCCAACCATAACCCATAAAAATATTAAAATATTTCTTTATTAAATTATCATTATTATTTAATATGAAATCTCTAATTTTAACAGAATTATCAGGTATATTCATAAAAGCATTTATAATTCTTCTGTAATCAGTTATAATAGTAGTTGTATTATTTTTCTTAAATTTTTTTACTAATCCAAAATCCCATATTAACCAAACATAACCCTCGTTTTTAATATAATAATCAACATCATAAATTTTATAATAAAAATATCCACCTTTATCTATTTTATGAAATAAGAAATTGCCGTGATGTGCGTCATTATGAAACATTGATAAATAATATTCAAAAAACATTATGGAGATGAATATTTGAGTGAATGCATTTAAAATTAATTTATCATTATCATAAAACTTTTTATAGAACATTTTATAATCACCATTTGCCAATTCATTATAAGTAATTATTAATCGATTTCTATTATCACTATTCGATTTATAATCATTATAACATAATAAATGACCATAAGTTAATGGAAAATGTTGTATTTGTTCAGTTAGAACAATCTCTGATAATTCTTTTAAAATCTCATATTCATTCTTATTAGCAGGAAAAATGGGATCTGCAAACTTTGTTGCAAACTTATTATTAATATCATTCTTATAATGAGATAGGAAGATCGAACCCATAACACTGGGAGAACCAATTTGTTTTTCTAAAATAATATTTTTATCAATGATATATTTAATATCACTTATTTTTGGTATTTCTAAACAATTATTTGATATAACTTTTTCTTTATTTAAATTCGATGTTATATTATTATAAAGTTCAAATCTCTCATTAAATCTCGTTTTCTTAAATATAGGCGGTTCTACTGTTTTATAATTATTATTATTATAAAACTTGAATAAATCTCTTATTCCAAATTTTTTTGTAATGATTGGTTTGATTTTATTAATTTCTTTAATCATTTTATTAAACCCTTTCTCAGTTAATTCAGGGTTTTGATTAATAGATATATCTTCCTTAATTTTGGTGATATTCATTTAATTTTCTTCTAATTTTATAAAATGAAAAAATATATATTTATTCTGGATTTAGATTCAACTATTATAGGCAATTGCAAATTTCAATTACTTTTTTATAAATATATGTCTATCATAAATAATAAAAATAATATTTATAATCTTTTATCTCATTATTATAATCAAGAATTAAAATTAATAAGACCTGATTTTATTAATTTCATAAAAAAAATGCGTGAAATGTATAAGAACAATATTTATTTTTATATCTATACTGCCTCAACAGAAGACTGGGCAAATATTCAAATAAAATTAATTGAAAAGAATAATAATATTAAATTTAATCGCCCAATCTTCACTCGTAATGATTGCTATAATGAAAATAATGTCTTATATAAAGACGTTAATAAGATTTTAAGTAAAATTAAATTTAAAGATTATGACATTGTTATTGTAGATGATAATGAAGTTTATAAAGAATTTAATAAATATGTTATAAAATGCAAACCTTATAATTATAGTATTTTCTGTGATTATCAATTGACTAATTTAGATTTTCAAAAATTACCAGTAGAAATTCGAAAAAAAATAATTAATATTATTAAATGTCCTAAAAGTTTTTCTCATTGCACCGATATGAATAAAATTAAATTATATAAATGGTTATATAATAAATGCAAGAAAACTTATAGAGAAAATAAGGAATTTGAGAATGATAGATTTTGGTCTAAATTATTTAAAGTAATAGAAGTTAATAAAATAACTGACTATAATCAAGATACAATTAAACAATTGGCAAAATTATCAAATTGAAATAATTATTATAATCGAGGTGGGTATTTAGAACAATAGTTATTACTATAGATATAATATAACCAGAAGAATGGTCCAATTATTATCGCTGATAATAATCCTATCATCTTTTCTTCAACAGATGAATTATAAAATAAACAAACAACAGCCATTATAAATCCTAATACTCCTGAAATACTCCATACGAATAATATTAAGAATAATAAAGAAAATCCTATTGTTCCAATTGTCGCAGTAGCAGTATTTACTGTATCATTTAAATAATTACCACCACTTAAATTATAATTATAAGATGATATTTCTGGTGTTGGATTATTTATATAGAATTGTCCATTATTATGCGGAGGAGAAATTTGAGGTGTTTGTGGGGAAATATTAATTACACCACCTGAGACAATTGGTGCCGCAGTTGGTGCAGTTGTGGGAGCAGTTGTTGGTGCAGTTGTCGGAGCAGTTGTTGGAGCAGTTGTCGGAGCAGTTGTCGGAGCAGTTGTGGGAGCAGTTGTGGGAGCAGTTGTCGGAGCAGTTGTTGTAGGTGCAGCGGTGGTAATACTACTAATCATTGAATAACTACCTGAACTCATATTATTATTTATATTTATTATCTAAATTTATATAATAAAAAAAGAAATTATTATTAATAATTAATTTTTATTACAATAAGCACTATTATAAATATAATAGAGCCAATAGAATGGACCGACTAATAATGCTAATAATAATCCTATAACTTTCTCATTAAGTGATGAATCATAAAAGAAACAAACTATTGACATAATAAATGCAATTCCACCTGAAATCATCCATATAAGCATCACAATTAATAATAAAATAGAACCTACTAAGCCAACTGATGAAACTGTTTGATGTTTATTATTATTATTTTCTTGTTCTCGAGTTATAGTTATTTGTGGCGACGAATACATAATTTCTTTTTTTATTATCTAAATTAATATAATAAAAAAAGAAATTATCAAAATTTAAATTTATTTATTGGTTGTTGATGAACATAAATAATTTTATATTTAATATCATCCTCTTGGTTTTTATTATTATCAATTATCAATTCCGTTTTATCATCGGTAGTATTTAAAATTAAATTATTATTATTATTATTAATCATTACTTCTATAATAATAAATGCACATTAAAAAAGCATCGCATAAATCATCTTTTTTTTTATGAGAATTTATGATATTTAAAAATTCATCATTTTTATAAGTAGTTGTTAGTAAGTGATTTGTGAAAAAAACAGCATCTAATTTATTCTGTTTATATTTACTATTTACAATTATTTCAGGGAATTTATCCATAATTTTCAATTTATGTTTAGGAGAAACATATTCAGTTTTTATATCGATATTTTGATGTTTAGATAATATTTTAAAATAGGTATTTATACATGTTTGAATTGTTCTCATAATTGACGTCATTTGACATTCAATCAATACTACCAATTTCAAATCATTATCTTTTTCATTATTATCAATAATATTCAAATCAACGAGAATTGTATCAAGAAATTCAATTGTACAATCTATAATATTTTGAATACTTTTCTTATTAGAACAACATAAATCTACCTTATTTATATTCAAAAAATTAATTTTCTTATCATTTTCATTTTCATTATCAATAGAACAATGACAATATGCCATATTCTTAATACCAATATCAAATGCCAATAATTGAATTGTTGAACTCATTCTATTTAATTTAAAATTTATTAATTATATTAATATAAATATAATGAAAACCTTATTTATATTTAGACGAGATTTGAGAGTTTATGATAATACAACTTTAAATAAAATTTATGATAAAAAGAATGAAATAATTCCTATCTTTATTTTCAATAAAAAACAAATTGATAAAGATGTTAATAAATATTATTCACCAAATGCTGCACAATTTCTATTTCAATCATTGGAAGAATTAAATTTCTTAAATTTTTATTATACAGATAATGAAATTGATGTTATTGAAAAATTATTTCATAAATATAAATTCTCTTCCATTGCCTTCAATAAAGATTATACACCTTACGCAATTAAGAGAGATAATGAAATAAAGAAATGGTGTTCTAAGAATGGGGTTAATCTAATTTCTTATGAAGATTATACCTTATTAAATATTGGCGAAATTGTCAAAGATGATAAAACACCTTATGTTAAATTTACACCATTTTATAATAAATATATTCTCAAAAAACCTAGTGCATTATTAAATAATATTGATTTAAAGAAAATTAATTTTATAAGAGATGATGGTTCTTTATCAACAAAAGAAATAAATTCTCTAAAACCTGAATATAATTCTAATATTTTAGTTAATGGAGGTAGAAAAAACGCTCTAATCATTTTAAAAAAAGTTAAAGATGGTTATTTTAAAAATTATGATGAAGAAAGAGATTATCCATATTTAGATAAAACAACTAAATTGAGCGCTTATATTAAATTTGGTTGTTTGAGTATTCGCGAAATCTATTATCAACTCCCATTAAAACACGGAATTATTAGAGAATTGATATGGCATGATTTCTATGCAAATATAACTTTCTATTTCCCTTATATTTTTGGTTCAGCATTTTTAAAGAAATATGATAATATTACTTGGGATAATAATAATAATTTATTTCAAAAATGGAAGAATGGTATGACTGGTTTTCCTTTAATTGATGCAGCTATGAGACAATTAAATAGTTGCGGATGGATGCATAATCGCAATCGAATGGTCGTTGCATCATTCTTAGTGAAAAATTTATTAATTGATTGGAAGAAGGGAGAACATTATTTTGCTACTCACTTAGTTGATTATGATCCTTCTTCAAATAATGGAGGTTGGCAATGGTGTGCATCAACAGGAACTGACGCTCAACCTTATTTTCGTATCTTCTCCCCAACTCTACAAATGAAGAGATATGATAAAGATTGTATTTATATTAAAAAATGGGTTCCAGAATTAAAATCAGTTCCAAATAAAATTATTCTGAACTGGGAAAAAAAATCTGATTATCAAGTTGATTATCCTAAACCAATCATTGATATTAAAACATCTTCTCAAAAATTCATAAAATTATTTAAGGAGTATGTATGATTTCTTTAAATGATTTTAATAGAACTGGTAAGGAGATACAATCAAAATTGTTTTTAACGTTAATATTCGATTTATTACAATAATTATTATAGATTTTATATAAATTTAATGTTAGTTCTTTTAAATTATTAAAATTATCTTCATATTTCAAATCAAATCTCTTAATAATTTCATTTAATTCATCTAAAGTTGTATTTGAATTAATAGTCATAATAACTTCTTTTGGAACATTCTCGTATTTAATATAATTACAATAAATAATATCTTTCAAATAATTGAATTGTTCTGTTTCTAATGTCAATTCTTTTAATCTCTCATTTGAAATAAATTCAATATTATTTTCATTATAAATTTCTAATAACTTCTTCTTTGGTAATTTATTAATATTCTTACATAATAATCCTTTTTGTAAATAATAATAACTAATACTATTAATTAAATCATTCTTATTCATTTCAACAATTATTATTATTCGATAATTTTTTATATAATTTTTTATATAAAAATAAATTTGTATTAATTTTCAAGAAAATCATTAAAAACTGATTATTGAGAGTTAAATTAGAATTATCCTATATCTGCGTATATACGATCACCCACTGTTATGCCTGTCGAAGTTTTCTGCAAGTTTAATTCGTTCTGTGCTCTCGCTAATTGCTCTCATAAGCATCATCGCCCCATTGAGGAGCGTCAGTTGCTGCTGAGAATCATCAATGAAACTCCTGAAATTGCTGACTTCAAGGAAGAAGCCGACCCTTCGCGTAAGGTTCCCTGCAAACATGGCATCCGCTGTTTTGAAAAAGACTGTGGATTCAAGCATGGGATTAATCACGACGGACGGAAGATTTTAACCAAGAAGTTCAACAAGGAATGGAAAGCAATTACCAAGAAGGAAAAGATTAAAAATGAGATTGAGGAGATTTCATTGTTCGGAATGAAGGACTGGAACGACCTGTGCTGATTTCTGCGATGAGATTTATATTAATGACAAAGAATGAGAGTTATTTTTTGTCATTTATTTAAAAAAATGAAATTTATTTTTTATTATTAATATTATTTAAAAAATAAATGGAAGATAAGTTAATATTCTTTTCTAGTTCTAAGGATTGTAAAATTGGAGATAATAAGAATGAATTTATAAATAATCAGGATGAATATGAAGAATTAAATAAAATCAAAAATTTTAGAAGATATTTATCCAATTTTCATATTTATGAATTTAAATATAATAATTATACTTATAGAACAATTGAACACGCTTTTCAAGGAGCAAAAATCAGTTTAGCAAATAGAGAAGAAGGTTTAAAATTTACAATTGAAAGTAATAATGAAATTGGTCTAGGAGATGGAAAAATTGCAAGAAAAAATAGAAAACTTGTTCATTTAAATACAGAACAAATTAAAGAATGGGATGAAAATAAACATAATGTTATGTATGAAATAGCATTAGAAAAATTTAAAGTCTGTGAGATTTCTCGTGATATATTATTGAAAACAAAAAATTGTCAATTATGGCATACCTTTCCTAGAATGAAATATCCAATAAGATGTTATTATTTGGAAAAGATAAGAGAAGAATTAAAAAGATGAAATTGAAAAAAAAAGATTTATTTATGAAAATTCTTTTTTCAAATTTTCAATCTTATCATTAAATTCTTTTACCATTGAAAATAAATCATTTATAATTTTTTTTAATTTTAAATTTTCTTTTTGTAATTCATTATTATTATTATTATTATTATTATTGATAATAAAAGAAAATAATGAATTATAATCAATTTCATTATTGTCATTTTCATTATTTCTAATCTCACTATTATAAATTTTGAATGAGTTTGTTGTTATTGATAAATTCTCATTATTCATTTATAATAAAAATTGAAATAAATTATTATAAATTAAAAAAAATAGAATAATAAAATGTTTGTTTGTAAAATTTTAAATAAAAATTTAAAGGAATTTAAAGATTTTGAAACTTGGGAGAAAAAATTAAAATTGCAAATTAAAATGACTGGAATTATGCCTTTATATAAGAAAGTTCTTAGAAGATATGAATTCAAAGATTTTGATGATTATATTAATTTCATTAAAGACAATTTTAATAATGATAAAGAATTAGATAAATTATATTCTTTATATCAAACTAATTTTACAATTGAAAATGAAAAAGAAGCATTAGAAGAAAAAAAGAGATTAGGATTATTGATATTGAACAGTCTTAAATATCATTCGAAAGATGTTAAAATAAGATTGTTAATTGAACGAGATGCTCCTAATATTTATCCTTTATATCAGGATTTTAAAATTAATTATATGAAAGAAGATATTAGTAATCAAGATTGTAATGAATTAGTTGATGATTTTATTATAAAAAATAAAATTTATGGAATTTTCGAAAATAGAAAATTAGTCGGTATTATGTTTTGTATAGCAAGAAAATTTAAAATTGATAATAATGAAGAAAATATTGAATCTTTCTATATTCAAGAAATTATTGTTGATAAAAATTATAATGGTAAATCATATGGTTCATTGCTCATAAGTTATGCAATTTTGATATGTCCCCCAGAATTTGAATATATATCATTTATGACAAGTGAGAATAATAAAGGAATGGAAAGAATTGCTTCTAAATTAAACTTCATTAAACAAGAAAAAAGTTCAGGTGATTTATTAAATCCATCATTATTCATAAGAGTTAATAATGTTGTTGATAGAAAAATTCACGATAGTCTTAATCATTTAAAATCCATTTCTTCTAATTATATCTAAATTTAAAAATGATATAAACACAAGATATATAATATCCAAATATAAGTAATAGAAAAATGGATGTAAAAAATGTTCTCGATAAATTCACAAAGTCTCTTGATGTCGATAAAACTGATTATACCGTTAATGACCTTGTTAAACATCTAAAAAGTGCGTGTGCTAATAAGAAATGTAGAAAATCAGGTGATGCTTCTGATACTGATGTAGAAAAAGAAAAGAAACCTCTTTCTGCTTATAATATTTTCATTCGCGAAAGAATGGGGGAATACAAGGTTCAAGATTTAGCACCCAAGGATAAACTCCGAAAAGCAGTTGAGGCGTGGAATGAACATAAGAAATCAGTTGCCGCCTCTTAAACGAAGAACTAAATGAAGAGTTGATTCTTTTTGAATATTATAATCCGCTAATGTTCGCCCATCTTCTAATTGTTTCCCAGCAAAAATAAGTCGTTGCTGATCTGGTGGAATTCCTTCTTTATCTTGAATTTTTGTTTTTATCATATCAATAGTGTCTGAACTCTCGACTTCTAATGTTATGGTTTTTCCTGTAAGCGTTTTCACGAATATCTGCATCTTTATTATTATTTAATTATAAAATAAAAAAATGAAATTAAATTTATTTGAAAATAAGTAAATAAATAAATTATGGATAAAATCTGTAATTATCTTTGTAATTTTTATAGTAAATTAGAAAATTATTATATTATTAGAAATAATAAGAATAATATAACTTATTACGTTAGATTATCACCTGAAGATTTAATAAGTTGTGATACAGATAATAATATTGATATTATTAATTATATTTCTGAGAATGTCCATAAATATTTCTATAAATATGAATATGATATTATATTTGATTATGTATTACCTATGATTACTATCAAATACCAAAAAAATAAATTTCAAATCAAATTTAATAAGAGACATGATGGTAAATTATATTGGATTTTAATTTTATGAATATAAAAATACAAAAAGAATTTTTTGTATTTCATATAAAAACCTTTTATTCGTATTCGACGACAATCTTTTTTGCATAGTTGGTGTTATAAATGAATGATTTATATAAATCTAACCACTTATTCTCATCAAATGATTTTTTAGAGGAATTCTCATAATCACTAACAATTGGCATTTCGTCATTCATAATAATTATAAATAAAAACAAAAAAGAAATCAATAGTTATTTATCGAATATTCTTTCTTACAAGCATCAATGCTTTCCCTAGCTTATTTGTCCCCTTCCATTCTTCCGGTGGAATTCTAAGAGTGTCAGTGATATTATGTCCATTTCCCCAAATATCATCATAAGGAGAACATTCGACAATTATTTTTTCATTTGTAGCTAATAACAATTGCTTCAAATCTAAATTTTGAGTGAATTTTGCATAATTTCCTCTATAAACAACAGATTCACATAACTCATTCCACTTATTCTCATCAAAATTTTTAACCAATCGCCCCAAACTCTTTTGAATTTTTGGATTTGTAGTTTTTAAAATTTCTTCTGCACTTTCATAATCTTTGAAATAAACTGCCTTTTGATGCATCATATATTGCTCACAGCAATTATAAGTGATATTATCAATTACCATAGAAGCTTCATGCCATTGAGACAAATAATCAGTTTTGAAATAAACACCATTATCATCTTCATAGAACTTCTCATTAGTATTCATTTCTTTAATTTTTATATAATAATTATTTTAATTTCAAAAATCATTTTTTTTTATAAAAAAATTGATTATTATTTTTAAAAATATTATTATTAGAAAAATGAAGCAATTTAATAATGCTGGTTTTAAGAACTTTCAAGATTTCGAACCAGTTGTTCTAAAAAAGACAAAATCTAGCAATTCTTATTCAACTCAAAAATCAAATACGAATGTTCATATTGATAATAAAAATAATTTAGATGATGATGATATTGTTCCTATTACGAAATATACACAAGAACAAATTGATATTATTAAAAAAGCACGTTCTGCTCTTAATTTAACACAAGAACAACTCACAAAAAAGATTAATTCATCATTGCCCAGAAATTTTATCAATGAAATTGAAAGTGGTGGAGCAAAATTTAATAATAAAACTTATAATACGATTTTAAGAAATTTAGGAATTAATCCAAAATCAATTTCTAAGGAATAATTATTTTTAAATTTTATTTTTTTTTAATTCATTTAATTCTTTTCTTAATTCTTTAATTGCCTCTACTACTAAACCAAGCATATTAGGATAAGCAATGCTATAAAATCCTTTATCATCTTCTACTACTGCCTGTGGCAATACCTCTAAAACATCCTGTGCTATTAATCCTGTATTATTATTCTCATTATTATTATCATTATTATCATTCAAAAATTTATAAGTTATACCTTCTAATTTGCAGATTTTATCAAGAGCATTATCAATTCTTTTAATATCTTTCTTTAATCTTCTATCTGATAATGTTGCAGTTAATCCACTTATATATAATACATATTGATTTTGATTTGTTAAATTTTTTGATAATTTTAAAATCTCATCATAATTACTTATTGAATCACTTATTGCTGTATCTATGAAATAATTAGGATCGTATTTAGATGAATAATTTTTTTTTCTCCATATTCCAAAGTTGTCATCCTGAGTTCCAAAACGATATATACAATTTGTCGAACTTGTTGTTGTTGTTTGTTGTTGTTGTGATCTTGTAATAAAATGAATAAATGAATTTTGTGTTTTTGAATTTAATGTTAATAAATTATCATTATCGCTGAAATTATTAATTTGAAATAAATTATTATATTCGCTATTAGTTTCTGTAGCGTTTATATAAACACCATATTTTTTATTTCTTATGACATTATTATCTTTTGATGGATTTAATATTATATTCTTCTCTGTCTTAAATTCTAAATTAATATTTGTATTATTTAAAATAGATATGACATTATCAAATAATGATTTTCCATCAGGACTATAAATATTACCTTTTAAATAAATATCATTTGTTAGAATGTTCCCAGATGTTGTTAATGTTCCCTTTGGATCAATATTTAATAATTTATCATCATTGAAATAAATTTCATAATTATCAGTATAACTATAAATTTTATGAGAATTATTATAAATATTTAATTGAGTTATTGATGGTTTTTTAATTGAATTATTTATAAAACCAATTTCAAGATTATTGTTATTATTTGTAATTATTGGATAAGTATCTATAATTGAGATATAAATAGGTAGGTAATAAATCTTATTAAGAATTGTTATTGGATAATTTATTAATTTTTCTTCCTGAAAAGTTCTATTAACAGTCGATGTTATATCACTACTTGATTTTAAATAATTAAAGACATTACTTAAACAAATTTGATTTCCATTATTTAAAGTGTTTGTATTTGTTATTAAATTATTTGGATTACTAATATCATTATATAAATTCAAAGGAACCTTATTATTTGTTCTGAATAAATCATAAGAATAATTTGATAATCTTACATCTAAAGTAGGAATAGTAAATGTATAATATTTATAATATTCAACGATATTTGTAATATTATAAGTTGTAGTACCATTATTAATAATTATATTATTAATTGTTGTTGTTGTATAATTGGCCGAATTATAATCAAGATTTGGATATTTTATTGTTGTTTTAATTCTAAAAGTATTATCATTTCCATCATTATCTGCTTGTATTGATGACATAAAATATGCAACATCATATGGAGTTTTATAATAAATATTAATTCCATCTCCACCATATTGATCATTAAATAGATAATATTTATAATGATTATTTGTAAAAATTAAATTAGTATCATTTGTATTAATAATTGGCATTAAATCAATCACATTTGAAGAATTATTGACATTTGAATAAAATTTGAAATTATTATTTAAACTAGAACTATTTATATTATCATAATTAATTTTAACATTGCTTAATGTTCCTATGATATTATTTGTGATATTAATATTCTTATTTATTATGAAATTTTTTAAAATAGGTTCATAATCAGTTAAAAAATTATCTTTCTTATTATAAACAATTCCTTCATTTGTATAATTAACATCAAAAGAATTATAAACATTAACTTCTCTATTACTTGTGATTGAATATGAATTTAAATAATTATTTTTAATTTTTAATGCACAGCTTGAATTATCATAACTATTTATGAATAATGATGAATTATTTGTATCAGTTGAATTTATGGATAATCCATTTGGAGTTATATTTAAAATATTTAAATTACTAAAATTAAATCCAAAATCATTATCTATCTTAAAATCCCATTTATATTTATTAATTTGATTATTTCTAAAACCTACTAATAATGGATTATCACTATTATTCGTTATTTTTAATGAATATTTAGATGTTTCTTCATTTATATGCATAACGACATTTTCATCAATACAATCATAAGTAATAGGATCATAAAAATTAGTTCTTGAACCAATATTAATTATATTATTATTATCATTTGTCGTATAACAACTGAAATAAGGTTTTGCATCATTACCTCTCCTTACTAATTCAACTAATGATTTATTTTCACTTGAATTAATAGTATTTAAATCAGTTCTTTTATAAATATGAGATAATTTTAAAGAAACACTATCAATCAATGATTGTTCATATGTTTTTTGAGTTGAATCAATTAAATTTATATCAATCGCAGATGATGTTTTTAATGAGGTGACACCAGGAGTTGATATAAATTTCAATGCTCTGCTATTAAAACTACAAACGACACTATCATAATTATAATTGTATAAATATAATAAAGATTTATAATTATCAATAATTCCATTATCATTTGCCAAAGAATTATCTAACCATCTTGAATTATCATTAAAGTGTCCTATGAAAATAGAATTATTAGGATAATATTTGATATTATTTCCAATAATTAATACATCTGTATTTTGACCATCTGGATTAGTTATTAAAGATGTGGGAGATGGCATAGAACCGATTAAAGAATTAATTGAATATGATAAACTCGCAAAATTAACTATTCCTTGTGAAATTATTTTCCAACATTCATATAAAATAGTATTTGAATAATTAATTACTAATAATAATAATGGTATTTCAGTTAATGCTGTTGTTGTAAAAATAGAGATGTCATCATTTATTTCTTGTGCCAAATTTGAAACAAGTGCTGCAAAATCATAACTATTATTAATAAAATTTATATATTTATTTGTGATATGCAAAACCAATTCTAATAATATCGATAAATCTTGTGAATTTTTATCATCAATACCAGAATTATTAGTATTAATATTATTAATATCGGTTTTAATATCTTTTAATAAATCTATGCAGAAATTATTTTGAATTACTAATTTTTGATAATTATGATAATTATTTATAAATGAATAATTAGTTTCTAATAAATTCAAATTAGAATAATAAGTATTGAAGACATTACTTTCACTATTTATAAATGTTATTACTTTACTAATACCTACGCCAATATCACTCTTATTTTTATAATATGATAATGTTTCACCTGTGTCTAAATTAAAACTTGATACTAAATTATCTATATTACTTGAAGTTATATAATTATTTGATGATGTTGATAAATAAGTATTTAAATTAGTATTAATTGAACTTATTATTCTCGATGTTGAATAAATATTTTTATTAATTTCATTATCATTAATATTCATATTCATCGAATTATTAAATAATATTTGATAATAATTATTATCATAATAGAATGATTTATAACTATCTAATAAATTATTATAAATATTACTAGTTGTTATATAATTATTATATGCATTTTTATTATTATTTATTAATAAATTTGATAATTGATTTGGATTATTTATGAATGAATTGTAATAAGAATTAATATTTGAATTATTGGATGTTTTTTTATAATCATCGTAAGACAAATTAGAACAATTTTGAATAACTGTTTTAAAATTTCCTAATGAATTATTAAAATTGGATGTAATACTATAAATATTAGTTGAAATTGATCGATTGCTATTTGCACAATTTATGATATTTTTGACATCTATAACATTACTCAAAGAACTATAATTATTAATAATATTAAAATATGAATTTATTGATAATTGATTACTTGAATAAGCATTATTGGAATAAATAAATGATTTTAAATAATAATTATTTATAGTATTATTAATATTACTCAAATTTATATAAATATCTTTTGCTATATTATTCAAATTTGACGAACTTAATTTTAAATTACTTGTATTTGAATAAATACTATTACTCAAAGGAAATAATTCTTGATTTGTTTTATTATCATTATGATTATATAAATAAAAATTAGTATTATTCAAATCATTATTAATAACTGTCAAATCATCTAAAATTGTTGAATATTTATAATAAACATTAGAATTTTCATAGATAAAAGTAATATCATTATTATAATTTTGAATTCCTGTTTTTATATTCAAATTTAATGAATTTAAATTTTTAATATTACTATTCAAATTAGAAGTAATAGATGAAAAAGATGATGACGTTGATGAAACGCGATTACTTGTATTAATATCATAATTATAATTATTACTTGCTATTGAGAGATAATTATTGAACGTTGTAGATGAATTATTATATAAATTTGATGCTAATAAATAATTATTAATTGAATTTCTTGTTATTTGATTATTTTTTTGTGAATATGAATTTATGACTGCATTTGAGACATTAGATGCTAAAATAAAATTATTTAATAATAGTTGTTGATTAATGAGATTGGGAGAAGATTGAACTATTTGATAATTAGAATAAGAAACTCTTAAATTATTAGTTGTATTAATTGTATCAATCGCACTCGTTGCTGAATTTGTATCAAAAATAATATTTGAATAAATATCAGAAGAAGTTATTTTATTATTGAAAGAAATCTTCTTTGGATGATTTGGAGATAAAATTGTATCAAAATAATAAACATTATCACCTAATGAATAAATCTTATTAATAATTGATTGAACTGGGTTTGGAGAAAATAAGATATTATTATCATTGAATTTATAATTTCCAGTTATATTCACAGAACCATCAATATCCAAATCTCCATTTATCTTAACGCTCCCATTTATTCTAACAGTTTCCTTCTTATTTGCATAATCTATATCCGTCTTATAATTATAATGACTATTAATATCAATATAATATTTATCATTCTTACTATAATAAATATTCATACAAGACTTTTGAGGATTATATGAATTGTTCATATAACCTATTTTAAGAGGTCCAACAAAACTAATATCATCTGTAATATGATTTTTATAAATATACCATTTATTATTATGAACTGTTGATGAGTTAGTTACATCATCACAAAATTCAATACCTGAATAACTTGAATTATCTTTTGATTTATAAAATGTTAAAACGCTATTATTTATTTTATTATTATTTGTATTATTATTTCTTATTTGTAATGGAAGAGTTATTTGAGAATTTGTTAGAGAAATGTTTATTCCTAAATTATTTTCAATTATTGAATTTTCATTATCAACTTTTTTAATAGTTATTAATTCCTTATTATTCTCATAATACCCATTAAAAGAATTTATACCACCTTTTACATTTAATTTTTTTAAATTAGTATTATTAAAATCAATATCAATTTCATTAAAATTAATATTCAAATTATTTAAATTTATAAAATTATTATAATTAAATGGTAATGAACATTTATAAATTTGATTATTATCTTTTCTGATAAAATAATTTGATGAAATAATATCTCCATTAATATCTAATGTTTTTTCTGGTTTATTTGTATTAATTCCTATTTTATTATTTTCCATAATTGCCAAATTAGGTATTAAAGAATTTAAGTCATCTTTTCGCTTACCTGAATAAAAATAGATATTATTCCAATTTATATCATTCTCAGTAAATATTATAAGACTATCATCTTTTAAATTATTTAACATAGGTAATTCATTATGACCTATGTAAGACTTCGAACCATAATTATTTAAATAAATTTCAAATTTTCCAATTTGTCCCTCCTTATATTTATAAATATTTAAAATTTCACTTCCATAAGATGTATCTGTGATTTCAGAAATTTGACCTCCTAATATTAAAGAATTATCAATAACTTGATCTCTAATTACTTGCGGATTTGTAATTATAGTTGTATTTGGTGTTATTGATAATAATATTCCTTGATAATATAATTTATCAGTTACTGTTAGAGTATCTATTGTTCCAATTCTAACATTTATATTTGAAAAATAATTAGTTCCTATGAAATGACAATCGTTCTTAAATTGAGTTGTTCCTCCATCTAAACCATCAATTATAAGATTATTTCTAACTCTCAAATTATTTGTATTTAAAGAACTTGTATTAATTTCATTTGTATTTTGAATATTTCCATAAACATTTAAATTTAAATTATTATTAATATTATCACCAATATTAACATTTGAATTAAATTTAAATTGAACTTTATTAAATTCACCTCCATAAATCTGATTTGCATTTATTGATAATCCTCCTGCACTTCCCTTTCTTACATATAAACTATCTAAATTTGCTGGTTGATTAGTTATATAATCATTTATTAGAATAGTATTTACATATAAAACACCATTTACATATAAAGAAGGTCTTATGCTAATAGTCGAATTAACAGTTAAATTTTGATTATTAACTTCAAATTTAATATAATTTAAATTATTATCTAATTTATCTAAATTAACTAAAACAGAATTATTTGTATCTATTGTTAATGATGGATAATTATTAGTTGAATAGATTGGAATTGAACGATTATTATAAATATCATTTATTTCATTCACATTTTTACTTATATTAAAATGAAAAGGCATTCCAGATGATGTTATGATATGTGCAGGAGAATTTGGATGATTGCCAATAATTCCCATTGAAAGTTTAGTCATTTGATTATTATTAGTAACATCAGTATTTTCAATAGCAAATTGAATATTACTGAAATTATTATTGGCGTAGCGAGAAATTTTAAAAGAATTGGTATTATTATTTGCATAATCCTCATTTCCTATAACAACATTAAAATTTGTATAAATATTATTTTCTAAATAATCTTTTACATTATAAAATAATAAATGAGATGAAATTCTATTTAAGATTTGATTAAAATTTTCTTTATTACTATTTAAGAAATCTAAATTTGGACTATCAAGAATTATATTATCTGCTATTATTGAACCTGTGCATTTAATATTCCCATTTACTATTAAACGATTTACATTATCAAAATTAACATTACTTCTAGTTGTATTAATTCCAATTGCATTTTCTGAAACTATTAAATTATGTTTAATATCTAATGAGTTAGTATTAGGTTCTTTTTGTCCAACTGCTAAATATGTTTGAATTTGATTATTATTATCATTAGTTAAATCTAAATTAGAAATGTCCAATAATCCAATTCCTAATGATTTAATTTCTATTCTTTTGTAATCCATATTTATATATATAAATAATTTTTATTAACTTTTTATATATTCATTCTTAATTTAAATTAAGAAATGAAAAGAAAAAATAAAAAATTATAATTGATTTTCAATTCGATATAATGATTCACGAATATCAATTAATAATTCATTGATTTCATCTAATTTATCTTGTGAGCAGTCATATTCATCTCTTGTTACTGGTTTGTGAGAATGATGAATTAATAATTGTATTAAATCTCTAATACTTTCTCGATCTTCCATCATTATTTGATGCATACTATCTTTATCAACATTATTCATAATATCAATTACTGAATTTAATATAGATGGTTCTAAGTTTCTCACATTTAATTCATTCATTTTTCTATATTATTAATTTATTTTTATTTCACCATAATAAATCAGTGCTTCTTTGCTTACATTATTTTCAGCATCTCTTTTTGATATTCCTGTTGCAGTTGCTATAATATCATTCATTCTGTTTTTAACACAATAATTGAAAACCTTCATACTATCCTTCGTAATTATACTCAATTCACAGAATTTGGGCGTATCTTGCAAATTATGTTGCATATACACAACTAACATATCTTTATAATTAGTCTTTTGAATAATCAATTCACTAAAATCAATATAATTTTCAATGATGTAAATAATCCATCTTTCCGCAATGTAATATCCAGCACCTGTTAATGGTTCTAATTTTATATGTGATGGAAGATTAATTTTATCATCCTTCGTTTGAAAATCTGTATATAAAGCACCAATAAACGCTTCAAATATGTCTTCCATAATTTTATAATTATTTCTTCCATTTGCTTCCTCCACTTGTTTAGAAATTATAGCAAATTTTGAAAATCCTATTTCATTTGATAAATATCCTAACATCTTACCATTTACAATTCTAGTTCTTATTTTAGATAGAAATCCTTCATTTTGATCTGGAAAACGAAAATATAAATAATTGGCAACAATCATATTCAAAATGGCATCTCCTAAGAATTCCAATCTCTCATATGACATATCTTGAAGAGGCATACAATCACTTGGACAATTTAAATTACTTGTCTTAAAATCAGTATTCTTCATAGTACAATAAGATTTATGAATAAATGCTGTTCTATATAAATTAATATTATTATAAGTAATATCATTCAATCCATTATTATTAAAAAAGTTTTTCAAATCATCTTCTTTCAATAAGACATTAGTATTATTATAAGGCAATTCTTCTTGTTGAATAATCTTTGTCTTATTATGAATGCTATCAATCTTCTTCATTGTGATTATTAATAATTAATTATTATGAATAATATTATATCAATTTTTTATTATTGAAAAAATATTCATAATTATTATTTAATCTTTTTATTAAAATAATTTCAATATCCTTTTTAATTATTATTACTGTTTTCTTATTTACATCAATCTTATCATATTTATTCTTCCAATTTTCTAATCTTTCAATCAATGACTTTAATGATTTATTTGATATGAAAATTTTATAAATCTTAAAAATCCCATATTTCCAATACAACTTTGATAAATTTAATTTATTTATATTACCATTATCATTATCCTTAAAATTATCTAATGTAATCTCCAATAATTGATTATAATTCTTTAAAATATCACTCAAATTAAATAAACCATCTATTATTCTCATATCCCATTTTTCTAATGCTGGCAATATCTCATATCTGATCTTACCTCTCTGACACCAATTTGGAGTGCTATTCCTCAAATAAGGAAGATTGTGTATGTTTGCAAATTTATAAATCTCACTCTTAGGAACTTCTATTAATGGTCTTATGAATGTTATATTATCAATAACTGTTTTATATTCAATTCCTCTTAAATTCTCATATTTATTACTGTAAGCGATATTTGTAAGAATGTTTTCAAAACAATCATCTTTATTATGTCCTAATATCACTGTTGGATTTTCTTTGAAAATTTTATAAGAATTATATCTAACCTTTTTCGTATAATCCTCATAAACATCCCTTAAATCATTGACCATACATAGATTTCTATTAATCTCATCTATCTTTCTCACATACAACTCTACATTTAAGATATTACAAATACATCTCAAATATTTAACTTCTTCTGATGTCTCTTTCCTATTATTATAATTAATATGAATTGCTACAATTCTCTTAGTTTTTGAATATAAATATTGAATGTTATATAAACAAACAATTGAATCAACTCCACCTGACAAACTGACAATAATAATATCATCTTCAATATTCTCAAATCTTCCAATATTCAATTGTTTATTATTTATGATATATAAAGAACTATTATTTTCCAAAATAGATTTATCAAACTCAATCAAATCTTCATTTGTCTTCTCATATTTATCTAAATTCTCCTTAAAAACTGCTCTATCATAAGTAGCCCTAATAAAATTCTTAGATGGAATTAATGGCATCTTACGCCATATCTCCTTCATAACATAAATTAAATGTTCTTTGATATTTGTATGTCTATAAACTAACATATAAAACATCCATTCCTCATTATTCAATTTACTTATAAAATCACTATTATTATTTCTCTCAACAATCTCAAGCGCCTTTCTATTAAAATAAGTTATGATATGTTTATTATAACCATTTCTATAATAATGTCTCGTTAATTGATCATAAATAAGAATTTGAATAATTTCTTTTTTTTCATAATTATCATTATTATTATTATCAATAAGATCTCCATATTTTTCACTTAAATATTTATCATTATTATTATTTTGATTAAACCAGTGTTTTCTAATATTTTTATTATTAAACCATTCATAATAAAAAAAAGAAATCATTAAAATATTCTTATCATTATCGTCTTAAATAGTTTTCGATTTTATTAATTCTACAACTTCTTCATATAGATCTTCTGGAATGATTAAATTCTTTTGTTCTTTTGTATCAAATACATAAGGTTTCTTATATTTATCTGTTCCTTCATCATTATCTTCAAATTCTTGAATTAGTTCATCTAATTCATCAATATCATCTGTATTCATCATAGTAAATCTTTTAATCAATTCAATTTTATCTTTTGATTTTAAATTTTGAAGTTTATCTAATAATTCGATATGATCAATTTCTGTTTCTATTTTTGAAAGTGCTAGTGCGATAGGAATATTAATTTTATTCTTGCCCTTCTCATCTAATTTTGTGAGAACTTCAAATGGCAAGTTCTTAATTTCAATATATTTCTTAATAGTTGCTTTTGAAATCTTTGTAAGTGCCTTAATCTTATCATAATCAGTTTCATTTTCATATAATTTAGCAATTGAAAGAACTTTATCACAATTTGAAAGATTATTTTTCTGTAAATTCTCAATTAAACTCATTTCTTTTGCTGTCTTATTATCGATAGTTATGATATGACAAGGAATTGATTTCTTATGTAATTCTTTCATTGCTAGAAATCTTCTCTTACCTGCAATAATCTCGTACTTACCTTTATTTCTATCATCATCTTCAATCAATTTGACAGTTATAGGATTTATTAGACCATTTTCAGTAATACTCTTTGATAATTGCTCTATTTCATTTATTTGTGTTTTTCTAACATTAATTCCATTTAAGATCAATTGAGTAATCTCAATTTCTTCAATCTTCATTTTTTTTTAATTATAATAATTTTAAATTTGTATAATAATAATCAATTTTTATTTAAAAAATGAATATTAATTATCATTCATAATTATCATAAAGATGATTGAAATTGGAGACGATGATATGGATTTCATTTATACTACTTTGATTTATAATAATAATTTTTATAATTATAAACCAAAGATAGAAATAATTGAGATTGATGAAATTAATTACATTGACCTCTCTTTCTTAGAAGAACTTGAAAAGAAAAAATAAAAATTGATTTTTTTTATTATTCTTAATTTCATATAAAATCATAATGGGAGGTGGTGATAGTAAGTATGTTCAAAATCAGGAGAAGTTTGTCAGAGAGAATTATGACAATTTTAAAAGTAGATTACCTGATTATTCATCTGGACAAATTAAAGGAAAGATGAGGCAGATGTATGCAGGGACTGATGAAAGACAAGAGAACCATCGTTCTTATATCAATCATCAAACTTGGACAAAGGCAAAAAGTTCTATTCGAATTAAAAGATAATTAGTTTTTGTCTTTTTTGAAAATATATATATATATAAAGAATTATATTTATATGAAATTTAAATGATTACTATTATGGATAATAATAATTTGAATAATAATAAGAAAGATGATTTGAATAATAAAGAGATTAAATATGATAATAATCAATTAAATTTGGCATTTGTTACATATTTCTATGGAAGTACTAATAATAAATCTTATTTAATTCCACCTGTTCCTTCTAAGAGATATAATTGTTATTATTATACAAATAATATGGAAATGATGGAAAAATTGAAAAATAGTGATTGGATTGCTATTTTTGATAATAAGATTACTGGCAATGATTTGAATGAGAGTTCGATGGCAACTAAACATTTGAAAGCGATGCCTCAGGAATTTAAGGAATTGAAGAAATATGATTTTATTTGTTCTTATGATAATAAACTTGAATTATTTGAAAATTCTATTGAAGATTTAATTAAGAATGAATTAATTAAAAATAATTATGGAATTGCATTTAGAGAACATAAATTTGTTCAAAATAATGTTTGGTATGAATTCGCACTTAGTATGCTACACCATCGATATAGAATTGAAAGTGAGAAAACTAAAAATTATATTTATAAACAACTTTCGAATGGTTTAAGAGAAACTACAAAATTTCATTATGAGAATAATATCATTATTAGAAATATGAGACATCCAAAAATGAATGAATTTAATGAAGTCTGGTATTCTCATATTAAAGAATGCGGAATTGAATGTCAAATCGCTCTCTTCTTCGTTAAACAATTATTTCCCGATAATTTCATCTTTACTATTCGATAATGATTTTTAATTTAAGGATTAAATTAATATTCTTATTATTATTGCCATTTTTTTGATGGAAATAGAAAAGCTCGAAAATACTATTTATGATTTTATAAATGCTTATTATGAAATTAAAGAAAATCTTAGTATTATTGAAGATGATTTGAATTATATTTGCGAAAATCTTGAAAAACACGAAATGGAAAATGAGAGATTGAAAATGAATGTTGATCATCTCATTCAAAATGATAGAATGAAACAAGAAAATATTGAAAATCTCAAAAGAGATATTGAGAAAATGAAAAAATTATTTAGAATTATGATGCTTCTTAAATAAAAAATAAATAAATAAATAGAATGTCTTTGAGTAATTCAGGAAGAAAGAAACATAATGCAAGTCAAAGAGGATTACCTGTAGTTAAAGAAGATGTTGAAGAAGAAGTTCTACAAATAGATAGTATTAATGAAAAAAATAAATTAAGTTTTGATAATTTATATGGTGTTCTTTTATATGATAATAATATTGCAATTTTTGTAAATAAAAAACAAAATAATTTTATTTTTAATGAGAAAGAAGTTATTAAAGGTCAAGGAAGAGACCAGATAAAACTTACACAATATAAAATAGTTAATAAAGGTAAAATTGAAAGAATATTGGATATTTTTAGAAAAAGATTAGATTATATATATAATTATGATAGTAAAAATTTTAAATTTAATTTGAATATGAATTTGAATACTAGAAGTATGACTAGAAGTATGACTAGAAAAGGTGGTAATCGTTTTATCATAAAAATTCCAATTGGTCATAAACATAATGTTAATTTTCAATTAGACCAACATAATTATGAAAATTTATTTAAATTACCTGATGAAAATTATGATTTTACGCATTTTATTGATGAATTTGCAAAATGTGATAGAGGATATATGAGTACAACAAGAGATATTAATCACGTTAATGCTATTTTCTTATGTTTTTTTCATATTAATGAATTTCAAATAACAACTCGATTTAGAGAATATGATATAAATGCCGATATTATGAATGATGAAAATTTAAAAATTCCAGATGATAATCTTGATAAATATCCAATAATTCAAAAATGTAAAAATTTGACTTGTAAATCTTCTGTTTTATGTGAAAACCCTAATTTCTGTGTTCAACAATGTCAAGATTACGTCTATGCATCTCAAGTTATTAATACTGCCGTAGAAATTTTTAATATTATTAATAATGGTGGGGAAAAATTATTTCCTGTTCATGTCGATGCCGAAGCGGATGTTGCAAATAATGAAAGAAGTTTTTATATTGCTGATGGTAATCATCGTATTTATACATTAAAAAGATTAGGTTATAATGGATATGTTCCTTGTATTTGTTGCGATTATTTACCAGTCGAAACATTAAAATAAAAAAATGATATTCGTATAATTATTTTATTTATGAAAAAAGAAGAAATGATTGTATTATTTAATCAAGATTTTATTTCAATCGATAATTATTTTTATAAATGTTGTATTCTTGAATTTGATACATCTTATAAAACAATCTTACCTCTTTTCAAAGATAATTCAAGAATATTTGATGATGTTTATAATTTATATCTATCTATTTATTTATTACCTAAATTAATATCTCCTCTAACTTTCTCTAAATTGGATATTACGAAAAGCGAATTTTATACAAAATATATCAATTATTATCTTAGCAAATGTTTTATAAATAGAAGAATTTATAAAAATAATCAAATATTTATAAATAAAACACTTAATTTCATCACTAATAATAATAAGAAATAAATTTTATGAAAGTTTTCATTTTTAAATCAATTTCTTTTTTTAATTCATCATTCAATTCTTTTTTTTCAAATATTCCATCATTATTTAATAATTCTTCTTTAATAATTATTTTATCTAAATTATTTCTTATTATTTCAATTGTTTCTGGATTTTTATTCAAACAAAGAGAATAGAAATTAATTTTATCAAGATTTTTTTTTATTATTCTCATAGCATTCTTATTCGATGATAAATAATACCAATTAATCTTTTCTTGATTTTCATCTAATAATGAAATAGCTCTTGGATTAGTATTTGCTGAAAAATAATCCCAATTAATTCTTTCCATATTCCTTTCTAAGAGATCTAATGCATTTGAATTATATGATAATGCATCCCAATCAATATTTTCATAATTTCTTTCTAAAATAGAAATTGCATTCTTATTACCTGATAATAAAATCCAATTAATTAATTCTAGGTTTTCATTTAATAATGAAATAGCTTTTGGATGTGTATTTTTTGAAAATCTATACCAATCAATCTTTTCAATATTAGAAAGAAGAAGTTCTATAGCAGACGGATTAGATGATAAGAAATACCAATTAATCTTTTCTGGGTTCTCAGCTAAGATTGAAATTACTTTTGGATTTGTATTTAAGGAAAGGATTGACCATCTAATTTTATCAAAATTTTCGAGAAGAAGGGAAATTGCATCATCACTATTATTCAAACATAAATTCTCATAATCAATTTTATGTTTATTTTTTCTTAATAATCGAATTGCTCGAGGATTTCTTGATAGATTAGACCAATTAATATTATTAATATTTATCCAACTAACTAATTCATATTCCTTCTCGTAATCATATAAATAATTTCTTATTATTTCATAAATATCTTCATTCATTTTATTTTAATTTATTATATTAGAAATATCAATTTTAAATAAAATGAAAAAATTTTATTTCTTTATCGATGACTTAGATGTTAGTGGAGATAAAATACCTGATGGAATTCTTGTTCGAAAAGTTGAATTTGATTTCAAAAATAAAAAAATAATTTATCATAAAAATAATTATATAACTAAGGAAAATTTATTAAGTGCTAATATTTATAAATTAAAATCAAATAAAAATAATAATCTTGATAAATATTTAATTTCAAATATGAATTCATTTCGTCTTCATGTATTTGATGTTAATAAAAAATTAATACCTAATATTATCATAAGTGCCAATAGTTATTTTCATAAAAATAATTATTTCAATAATGTTAATATAAATAAATTTTATGATTATCTAAATAATTTATTTTTATAAAATAGATGAAATATTTAACTTTTAAACTTATTGAAGAATTGGACATTGATGGGGATAAAAATCCTGATGGTTTTTTGATAAATTTATGTACTCTCGATAAAAATAATAATATTATTTATCTCAAATCTAAATATATTACATTTGCAGATTATAATAAAATTAAGAAAGGTGGTAATGGAAATAGTGTTAAAATAACTATTAAGCGTTCAGCCTTTTTCAAAAATCCTGATCTCATTAAACAATTATCTGCATCTAATAAAAATGTTGAAATTATTTTTCAAGATGATGAAGATGCTGAAAAAATTGAAGAAAAAAAAGATCTTCCTGAAAAAGTTGATTTGAAGCCATTACAATTAAGAAAGATTGCAAAAGAAACTATTCAATCGGATAAAAATAATGAACTAGCACCTGAGATTAAAAGACAATTACAAACAATAGTAACTACAAAAAATGACAATGATCTAATTATTAGTGAATTAAAAACAAAAATAGAAATTATGGATAGAGATAATCAAAATCAAAAAATTAATGATATTAAACAAATGCAAATGCTACAACATATGCAATTGATGAATATTAGTAATCAAAATCAAAATCAAAATCAAAATCAAAATCAAAATCAAAATCAAAGCCAGAATTCAGGTGGATTTTGGTCTAATTTTTATAGTGGTCTAGGATGGGGTGCTGGAATGGGATTTACACATTTATTATTTGGTAGTTTAATGGTTCATCCATATTATTCATATAATTATGGATTTTATCCTGATTATTATTATCCAGGTTTCTATGATCATACAACAATAATTCAAGAAAATTATTTTATTGATAATAGTGTTGAAAATATTGATTATGGTGATGTAAATGTTGATGTTGGCGATACTTATGGAGATACAGATGTTGGGGATAGTTTTGGCGATGTTGGGGATATTGGTTTTTAATTTATTTTTATATAGTAAATAAATAATGTCAGAAGATATAGCTTTATTTACTGATTGTGATATAAATGATGTTTCGATCGCATTTGATGAGATTTTTGATGATTGTATGAAAATTGAAGAACCTGAATTTAAATTAATTAATAATATAGATTATACTTATGATAAAATATTAGATAATATTAATGACGATTTTAATATAAATAATTATTTTTTTAATACTTATGAAGAGTTTTTTTCAAATGATGAAATTATATATAGTGATGATGAACCATCACCAGTTTCAGTATCAGATATGATTGTTAGTTCTCCACAAAGTGAAATGGTTATGGGAGGTAAAAAATATTTTAATTTTGATAAAATTCATAATATTATAAATGTTTTATGTCCTAATATTTCTAAATTTATTAGATTTGGAGGCGATATTATCGATGAAGGAAAAGAATTATTACGATTATTATATTTATATGATTCTAATCACGATTTTGGGAAACCAAAAGGACATATAGTTTATAGATATATTCTCGAAAAATTTAATTCTAAAATTGATACTTTATATCCTCCTACAACAGCAGCAAATAATGCAAAAAATGCATATTTTAAAGATTTATTCAAAGAAAAAAAGGGTTTTAGTTTTGAAAATAAAATAGTAAATGAAGTTAAGGATAAGGATTTTTTTTCAACTTTATTTAATGGCGCAACTAGTTCTTTTATAATTAATTTTTCACAACACCAATTTTTAACTTATAAATTTAATGAATTACCTGAATTAATTAAATTTATACATATTTTTTTTGGTATAACAACTATTTATAAACAACCAATTCCTGCTCCTCCTGCAAAACCTGAAATTGATGATCCAACTGATAAATCTACAATTATAGATACTACTTTAATTTTAGGTAAATTATTATCAAAAATTATAAAACCTGATGGTGGAAAGAAAAATAAAAAAGGTAAAAATAAAAGTGCAGCAGATAAAGATAAATCAACGGAACTTTTTTATGATAAAATGGGGAAAAAATTAGAACCTTTTGAAAATGCTTTTGATCCTCACCCATCGACAACACTCACAATCCCAGACGATGTTTCATATCAACTATATAAAAATATTATAGATGAAAATTTTAATTATACACATACACCTCATAATTTTGATGATTCATTAAAAGCGGTTAGAACAATAACAAATAATAAATTAAATTTTCATATATATCCTTTTGAATTTGATCTTGCAAACCCTAATATGACTTATCATCCTTGTATTGAATTAAAAAATATTAATCAACATAATATTAATGATTTTAAAAAATATATTGAAAAATATATAGTTCCTAGCACTACTGCCGTTGCAAATGATTTAACTAATATTGCAACAGCTTCGCCTGAAAGAGAATTTAAAATAAAACAGAAAAAAAAAACACAAGCAAAGAAAATAGCAGGAGTTACATATCTTAGTTATGATGGATATTTAGTTTATAAAAATGGTAAAATATATCTATATTATAAACAGTCATTTAATGAAATCGCAAAATTAAAACAAGTAATACAAAAAATATTAGATTATAAGAAAAAAAGAACTTCTGGAATTCATCAAAATTCATTAGTTAATAATAATGAACTTGATAATTTATTAAATACACAAATATCAACTCAAAATAATATATTATCTATTTTAATTATTTATTTATTTATTTCATATATTAATTCTACTCCAAAACCTACTAATATATATACTGATGATAATATTGATAAAATTGTTGATATTTTATTAGATCTTAAAAAGGCAGGTGATTGGGGGCAAGGATTATTTTGTTCCAATTATAATAAAACTAAACCAAATAATTTATCAGATTGTCTATTTATATCAGGTGATCAATTATCTGCCATAAGATCTATTTTTTGTGAAAATGTAGATACTATGTTCAGTTCTAAAAATCAATTATTTTTATATAAAAATAATGTTCCTCCTGTTGCTGTCGCTGGTGGTTCTTCTGACAAAAAGAAAAAGAGACAAAGATTATCATATAATCGCAAACAAGAAACGATTGTAATTAATTCGCAAAGTTCTGATAGTTCTAGTGGGTCTAGTTGGTCTAGAAGTAAAGAAGAAATAAATTTAAATGATCCTGAAATTATGGTAGTTAGTGATAGTGATTTGAGAATAACAATTGATAATTATCGCGATATATATTTAAATATTATTAATTTATTAAATTTTCATATATTTGAACCGTTTTTTGATATTCATAACTATGAATATAATAAAGATGAATATGTGCTTTTTAATAATTTAGAAGATAAAAAATATATCTATAAGTATTATTTAACAATAACAAAATATATATTTATTTTTTATTTTATATCAAATAAATTTAAAAAAAATTATGATAAAGTCTTACAAAAAATAATAAAATCATTATTTACAAAACACGAAGGGAAATCTCTGTTCATAATTAATGATAAATTACCTATAAAAGACATTGAAGAAATATTTGAAAAAAAATTAATTAAAATTAAAAATATTAAATTTTATATAAGTTTTATTCATAAAATTGATAAATGTATTAATGACAATATACAAGCAAATATAGCAACATTTAATTATAGTTTTATCTTAAAATTATATAAATTATATGATATTTTTTATTGTTATGATCATATCTATAATAATAAAAAAATTATAATTAAATTTCAAGAAAATTATTATAATTATATGTATTTTTATCATAAATTATTTCAAGTTTTAAATAAATATAATAGATATGGTATAGTAAGTAATGAATTACTAAGTTTAAGAGCAAATATTAAACAACTACAACTTAAATATTATAGACAACCTGTTTTATTGAACGATAAATTATATATTGAATATAGAACTGATGTAAGTGAAGATACAATAATTCAAGATATTATTTTAAGTGAAAATAAAGAAGGTGAATTAGAAGCTGAATATGATCGCAAAGTTAAAGCAATAGATGATGAATATTGTTTATTTGTAATTGAAAAATTAGTTAATAAAATTGATTATATTATTCGATTAGTTTCAGAAATCGATCCATCAAAACATAATATTAAAATAAGATTAAATGATGAAACATTGAAAATTATTAATATTTATTATAATCATTCAAGTAATAAAATTACTATTATAGAAATTATTCACAAAATTGACAATATTTATAGAAACTTAATGAGAAGAGAAAGAAATATTGATAAAGTTAGAAAATATTATTGTCATATTTCAAAATTATATAATTATTATTTAAGAAATCATTTGAATATTTTTGATGAATTTAAAAGAACAATTGATAATCCAACTTATAAAAGTGATTATACAAAACTTAAAAATAATATTATTCGAATTGTTATGGAACTAAGTAGTGAAAATATTGATTGTGATATTGGATCAAAAATTATTAATAAAATAAAAAATTGTAATTATATAAGAAATAAATTATCATCTATATCTTCTCAAATAGTTAAAAATAATATTTATAAATTTTTCATTGCAAATATATATATAATCATTGAAAATTATCTAAAAATATCAAATGGATTAAAATATTATTTTAAATTTGATGATAATGATGATATATTTAAATATATTAATAAAAATTCATTAAAAGATTTCTTTAAAAAAATTAGAAGAAAAGATAAAAATTTTAAAGAATTAAGAGATTTTCTAACAATGTTTTATAATTGTTTTATCTATTTTTATGAAAATTCTAATATTAATTCTATTCTTGATAAACAAAATTTTCAAATGAATTTAGAAAAAATGCATCACGATGTTTTTTTTAATAACTTTTAATAATTATAAATTACAAAAAATTAATTTTGCAATTTATATGAAAGTCATTGAAACTACTCAATTACTCTTTTGTAGAGGAATGAGTGTTTGTAACTATCCTTGAAGTTGAAAGAGTTTCGACGACTGCATCTGCATTCAATCTCGTTCGTCTCGGTATTTACATATCTCCTCATAATTTCTCTCTCGAAATAATCAATGAAACATTTTTTGTGCATAATATTCTTATGATGTTTATTCGTGAGGATCTCAAACAACTCTTCATCATCTTTGAAATCAATTTCGCTCATGCAAATATCACACGTCGAAGAAGTTTCCTCATTCTCTTTCATTATTTCTTCTGTTTTTTCAACATCGCGAAATAGAACGTTTGTGATTTTATACTCCCTCTTCATAATCATCTTCATAATTCGAAATCCATTGATGTATTCCGCATTTCTCGAAATGATGTTTCTAACAAACTCAACTCTGCCGTGCAACATCTCATCGATGATCTTTAACTCCAATTTCTTCTTGCTGAAAAAATCGAGAGTATCAAGTGGCGTCCCTGTGTTGTTCGATAAACGGATGTCATATTGCGACGACGAATTCTTGACCATCACAAATAAATTGCAAGTGAAATCAGAAGCTCCAAATGGTGGTTCATAAGGATAATCGACCTCATTGTTGATGATGCAATCAATATTCAATTGAATTCGATGCCCCCTAAATGAAATGGTTTTCCCAAGTCTCATGACGATAGTAATCTTTTTATGAGTGCAAGAATTTCCTGCACTATAGAAAAGTGCTCTCGGATTCCTAACACTCCTAACCGAAACATTCCCATTGTACATCTTGATGAAATTTTGAATGTCTTGATCGATGAATTTTTGCGCGTCATTTCTATCCCTGAAATAGATGTCCATATCATTAGGAACTTTCATTCGATTGATTGACTCAGGATGAAATGATCTATCCCAGAACTTCGAATACAAATCTCTGTCTGATTTTATGTGATCATCAAACAATGATTTATTATGGGTCGCAATAATCTCATCCCTCACCATTCCACCAAAGATAATCCCACTCTGTTCAATTCCAGCTAGTTTCAAGATGCTATAAGCAGCTCGAATTTCCTTCAATTGATTGAAAATAGTAGAAGACATCAACGTAAATGCAATAATAAAATTAGAAATTTAAAAATTTCATTTTTTTTATTTTTTACTTTTATTATTAATAAAAAAAATTGATATAAGAATAATTTTATAATTATAATCAAGCTTCTATAGCTCAGTTGGTTAGAGCGAACGGCTGTTAACCGTTAGGTCGAAGGTTCGAGCCCTTCTAGGAGCGATTTTTCATTTTTATTATTAATATCAAAATTTAATTGATGTTAATAAATTTTTAAGTTTATTCTCATCTTTGGATAATTCGGTGTTAAATAATCTATTTAATTTTTTAAAATCATCTGATAAAGATAATTCTTTAAATTCTTTTTCTTCTTCCTTTTCCATCATTGTTTCTCTTTGTTTTATTATTTCTAATTTTCTTCTCATTTGTCTCATCTTTGTCATTTTATTATTCTTAATATTATGACTAGAATAATGTCTTGAATGTCTTGATGGTTGAATGGTCATTATTGAACTTGATGATGGAAATTTACCCCCTTTCTTAGTTTTTCTAGCAGAAGTTCTTTGTGATTGAGTTGGAGGAAGTGGTGCATTTTTATTTAAATTTATTAAATCAAATTTGAAAACAACTCTTTCTTTATTTTTCTCTCTTTTTATTTTATAATCTTTTATTAAAAAATCTCTATATGATATTATTCTAGAATTAAGATTTAATACTCTATCTCCCATAATATCTAATTTTTGTCTTTCAATTCTATTATTATTTTGAGAAGATAAAATTAATTGTTTATCTTGTTCATTTGGTAAACTCTTAAAAAATTCAAAATCTTCGAATTTTGTTTCTTCTAATCTATTTTTCTTTTCTGTGAATAAATATGCTTTATAAATTTTCACCAAATTTAAATATCGTAAATAATCTTTCTTACTTTTCCCATTAATCATTCTCATAATTGAACTTTCGTCATTATTATAAGTTTTAATTAAATCATTTATTAAAAATAGTAATCTTGAAACTTCTAAATTATTTGATAATAAATATTCTTTTTTCAATGGTATTAAACTTAAATCTCTTTCAAAAGTATCAACTGATATATCTAAATATGCCATATTAAATGTTAATTCTTCATCAGTATATAAATTTTTTTCAACTTCTTCAATATCATTCTCTCTCATTTTATCAATACTATAATGAACATCAATTTCAAAATCACTTGCATATAAATCAACAGGAAAAACAGATGAGAATGTGTGTCTGAATCTAAAATAAGTAGATTTTTCATTATTTAAATTATATCTTAATTGATGTCTTATATTTTCTAAAATATCATAATATGTATAAATGAGATTACCATCACCATCAAAACTAATAAAATCATTGTCATAACCTTTTTCTCTTAAATATAATTGTAATTCATCTATTTTTATTATTTCATCTCGATTGACTATTAAATAAGCAATTAATTCATTTACATTTCTAACTATTATCTCTTCAACTTGATTGAAATTATTTTTAACAATTTCTTCAATTTCTCTTTTAAATCTCCTATCATATTCTACACTAAAATCTTTTGCAATTTTTCTTTCAATTTCTAATAAATATTCTTCATTTTCTATTAAATCATATGTATATTTTCTTCCTAATTTTTGTTTTAATTCCCAATCTAAATCTCTTTTAACATTTTCAAAATTTTTATCATAATAATCATTTCTCAATTCTTTTATATATTCCTCTCTGGGTTTCAAATATAATTTTGTATCTATATCTTCTGTTTTTGATAAATCATTTCTATATCTTCTACATGCATCGCCACCAACTACGAATAATAAAGGTAATTCTAAATCCTTCAATTCTTTATTTATTCTCTTTATTATTGAATTAATATAAGGTCTAAATTTTTCTATTAAAAAATATCTTAAAATATTATCAAATATTTTTATATAATCTGTTTGATCAAAAATTTGTTTCTTAATATTTTTTATTAAATATTTATCATATAATTTTCCACTAATCCCAAAACTTTCTTTATAAAATTTTATTATTAAATATAATATTTTTATTTTATTATTATCTATGAATTCTGCTTCTAAAACATCTAATTTTTTATCTATTAATATATATTTATTAAAAATTTCTTCTCTTACATTATAAACATCATAATCATTTCTAACAGGTTTTCTTGCATTTTTTACTAAGTAGTTAAAGATATATAATCCATAAACATTCAAATAATCTTTATCATCTTTTAAATTACTTAAATTAACTAATTCTTCAAAATTATTATATAAAAATACATTTAATAATTCATATTTCATTGTTTCTCCATCTTCTTTGATAATATTTATATTAATAGTAAAAAGAGTAAATAAATAATATTCTCTCTTTTCCAATGATAATTTTATATCATTTATATGTAAATCTTCATTTAATTCTATTATCTTACTTTCTAATAAACTTTTTATTTGATCTATAATATTTTTAAAAGAAATTGAACTATTTTTAATTTTTATATAATTATATAAATTCATTGATGTGTCTTGAATTGCTGATTTTTCATAATCAGTCATTAATCCACTTTTATAATGTCTTTCCAATAATCTATTCCATCCAACTGAACCACCTTTGCAATAATCATAATAAATATCATTTGTTGTTTTTGATTCTAAATCTTCAATAATTAATTTTGATAATTTTTCTTTAACATTATTTAAAATCATTTTATTATTTTCAAAAACATCATTTATTTCTCTATATTTATCAATTGATCTTTGTAATTTTTCGTGTGTATCACTAGCCATTAATCTTGGAACTCTTTCTATTTTTTCTAATATTGTTTGTGAAACTTTTGTTTTTAAGAATTCTTCATAAGTCGTTCCTAGTAATAAATTTCTTGCACTTTTAGTAGACATAATAAATTTGTAATCTATTAAAAGTAAGTAAAAAAAAATATGATATAAATTTATAATAAAGATATATATCCAAGTAATGGTGGACTGTTGCGAACTTCCTGTTCAAATTAATGCCGAAGATGATTATGATGGTGATTGTGATACGAATTATGATGATCGCGAATACGATGATTATGATTACGATTATTATGATCATTATGATGATTATGACGAGTTTCACGATTATGAAATTGGAAATTACTGCTACAATGCCGACAAGGATGAGAAAGAAGACAAGGAAGAGATCGAGAAGTTGAGACTTGAACTCAAGAAACAACTGTCTATGATTGGTGAAGTCCTCTTCTACGAGGAAGACTACACTAATTATGAATAGTTTATTACTGTTGATTTAAAATTTGAACTATTATTATATTTATAATATAATAATTATGGGTAATAATAATAGTTCAAAAAGGAAATACACATATCAACAGTATTACAAAGCGATTATTAAAAAAAATCAATCTTTTGATTTTTCAGATATTGATTTTTCTTCCTTAAATCCATTGGAAGTTTTTGAAATTAGTAAAAATTATACTTGGAATGAATTGAAAGATGCTTATAAAGAGACTGCTCTTCTAACTCATCCAGACAAAGAAGGAGGTAATGAAATTGTTTTCAATTTTGTTACTGAATGTTTTAAACTTTTGGCATTGGAATATAAGAATAGAAACGCAAACAAAACTTTCATAGAACTTAAAAAACAATTTCAAGAAGAAAATAATTATGATAATAATAATAATCACAAAAATAGAAATGATGAATTAAATAATGATAATAATAATGATTTTGATAATAGAAATGATGATAATGATGAAAGTTTTAATCAAAAATTTAATAAGACTTTTAATATGTGTAGAGTTGAAGATGAATGTAATGATTTTGGATATGGTGATAGTATGATAGAAAGTTCTAAAGAAAGAGAAGATTATTCAACAACTAATTTATTTAAAAATACTAAATTTAATAATCAAACTTTTAATAAACTTTTTATTAATAATGTCCCTGCTCCTAAGATTACTAAGGAAATAATCAAATATAAGGAACCAGAACCATTAATTCTAGCAAAGACAATTAATTATACTGAAATTGGAGGCAAAAAACCAGATGATTATAGCACAAGTCCTGAGAAAAATACGAATAATAATCTTGTTTATACTGATTATAAAATTGCTTATTCTAATCAAAGATTAGTTGATGAAGAAACAATAAGCAATTCTATTAAGAATTTTAAAAATCTCGAAGATTATGAACAATACAGACTTTCAAAATTTAATAAAAAATTATCTAATAAAGAAATCAGATATTTTGAAGAAAAAAAATTAAAAGAAGAAAAAGAAGAATATGAAAGATTGGAAAGAATTAAGAATTTTGATATTAAAATTAAATTGAATAATGATAAAGCTAATAAATTATTATTATAATGATTTAAATTTTTTCTTTTTATCTTGATTTATCTTTATTAAATTAGGATTTGATAATGGTTTTCTTTTTTCATTTAATTTTTTTATTTTTTTCATAAATTGTTCATTACTAATTTTTTTATAAGGTGTTGATGGACATTCTGGTGTTATTTCATTTGTATTTCTTACATTTTCACAATTTTTAAATAGAGGTATTATTTCTAAATTATCTGGTATATCTATAATATCATTATTATTAAATAATTCTTTATTATGAGTATTTGGAACTATTCCACTATAGAATAATGGAATTGTTGAAACATTATCTGCTAATTTATGATCAAAATAAATTAAATGTTTATATGGAAAATATTCGAATATATGATCATAAATTGTATTAGTATAATAACTACTTAATATTTCTAATTCATTATCTTTTAAAAAATCATTAATTGTTGGAATGAAAACCAAATGAGAATTGAATATTATTTTATAATTTTTTATAGATGATAAAAATTCTTGTCCATAAATTGAAATAAATGATGCTAAGATAAAGATGTTCAATTTATGATTATTTATATTATTTAACATTCTTATATTATTTGACATTTGCAAACCTGTGTAAATACAATCATCTATGAATACAATCGTATCATCATCTTTCAATCTAGGATCCTCTAAATTATTATCTGTCAATATTATTACTTTACTCTTTGGATATTTGAAATTCATATAATCTTTTAAATATAAATAAATCCAATAATTAGATTTCTGTTTTTCATTTAAATTTATATAAATAAATATAGGTCTATCTTTCTTAATTGAATTAATCATATCTTTCACATTCATATTTAAATATTTTATCATCTTTTCAAATGAAACGTGCATCGTATTATCAATAATCTTTTTTGCCAATGGTCTAGTCTTATAATCACATTCCTCTAAAAACTTTTTGACATTCTTTTTATTAAATTCGTGATTTAAAGGATATTTCATATAAGTCGTAAATCGTTTTGTTGGCTTTGATTTCTTCTTAACTTCTTTCTTGACTTCTTTAATACATCTATTTGTCTTAGGATTTCTTATCTGTCCTTCTTTACATATCTTATATAATTTACCATTGATTATCTCATATCCTTCTTTGATTTTTGGTTTCACTTCCTTCTTCTTTAAATCATTCATTTCTTTCAAAATCTTCTTTCCTAATGCAGAAGTTTTTAGAACCATTCGACCAGTTTTAGGATTTAAAATTTTATCTTTTTCCATAAGTCTAATAATATATTAGATTTAGATTTTGTTTTAGGATTAATTACTTTCTTTTCAACAAAAATATCATCAATATTATCTTTATAAGGAGATATAGGACATTCAGGATTATATCTACTAGTATTTCTTACATTTTCACAATTTCGTAATAATGGTATTATTTCTAAGTTTTCAGGTATATCTAAATTTTCATTAAATAATTTCTTATTATAAGAATTTGGAACTATTCCACTATAAAATAATGGGATTGTTGTATTTGTATCCCCCAATTTATGATCATAATATATTAAATATTTACCTGTAAAATATTCATAATTCATATCATAATGAGAATTTAAAGAACTATAATAGGAATAATAACTAATTAATAATTGTAATTCTGTTGTATTTAAATAATCATTGATATTTGGTATATACGAATAATGAGAATTTAAAATTATTTTTAAATTCTTGTCATTATCATTATATTTATTTATTAAATATTTATCTTTTTTTGATATGAATGATACAAGAATAAAAATATGTAATTTTAAATTATTTTTATTAATTAATTTTTCAATATCATTCATATTATCTAACATAACAATAATATCATCATTCTTTAATTTACTATTATCAATAATTTTATTTGTAATTACTATTATTTCTTGATTTGGATTATAAAAATTTAAAAAATCTTTTAAATATAAATAAATCCAATAATTAGAACTTTCTAATCCTTGTGATTTATTTATATATATAAATAATGGTCTATCTTTCCTTGAAAGATCTATCAATTCTTTCAAATTCAAATTTAAAAGTTTTATCATTTCCTTAAATGTTACGTGTTTCGTATTATCAATTATCTTTTTTGCAATTGGTCTTGTCTCAACGTCACAAGCATCTAAAAACTTTTCGACGTTTGATTTATTAAATTCATGATTTAAAGGTTCTTTGAAATAAGTATAAAAATTATTTAAATTAATTTTAACTTCTTCCTCCTCAAATTCTTCTTTTGCATCTTCATAATCTTCTTTTTCAATTTCTTTTTGATTATCAATATCAATATTCTTATCCTTATTCTTAATACATCTATTAGTCTTAGGATTTCTTATTTGTCCATCTTTACATAATTTATATAATTTTTCATTAATAATCTCATATCCCTCTTTAAGTTTAATTTCTTTATTTTTAGATTTCTTTTTCAATTCTTTTAAATCATTCATTTCTTTTAATATCTTCTTTCCTAATGCAGAAGTTTTCAGGACTAAGCGACCAGTTTTAGGATTTAATATTTTATTTTTTTCAATTGGCATTTCTATTTTAATTATAATTAAAAAAAAATAAAAGAAATATTTATATTTAATTAAACAAAGAAATGATTTCTAACTCCCTTGGAATTACGATTGCATCATCCCAGAATAAACTCTTATTATAAGAATTAGGAACAACACCCTTATAAAATAATGGGATTGATATTTCACCACCTTCTATTTTATCCTCGAAATAAATCAAATATTTATTATTGAATGTTTCAAATTTATTATTAATTGATTTTAATCTTCCTTCTGAAAGATTTGTATAATAAGAATTTAATAATTCTATTTCTTTATCTTTCAAATAATCATTTGTCATTGGAATAGTTTGAATTTCTTTATTAAATATTATTTTAAAATTCTTTAATGGTATTTCTAATCTCATTCTTCCTTCGTTCGAAATAAAGGGCGCAAGAATGAAGATGTTCAATTTCAAATTATTTTCATTACTCAAATTTGAAATCATACTTGAGATTTTCAATCCAGTATAAATACAATCATCTATAAATACAATTGTATCATCATCCATCAAATATTTATTATTAAGAATGTAAGAATTTATTATTATTACCTCTCTCATCGGATAATCACTCCTCATAACTTTTTTAAAATGTGAATAAAACCAATCATTCGCAGAATATGGAATACATACGAAAATAGGTCTATCTTTATCAACGACATCATTCAAATTTTTAATATTCATATTAAAATATTTATTCATATCATCTTTTGATACATATCTCGTTTCTTCGATTAGTTTCTTTGCTAAATGTCTGGTCTGATAATCACAAGCTCCTAAAAATCTTATAACTTTCATAGAATTCATTTTTTAATGATTTTGATATAAATATAATCATTTTTTTATATATATAAAAATAAATTAGAAAACAGAAAATTGAAACTTAGTAATATTCAAAATATTCATCATTATTTTTATTATTATTCATATCTATGTTAAATGTTTGGATATATTTAATTTTAGCTGGTGCATTTTTTAATGTTTGCGAGTTTGATGAACTACTTCGTCTCTTACTTTTCATAATATCAACTTACTATCTTTAATATTAATATTTATTTTTTTTATTTTTATTTAAAATCCATATTTAAATAATAAACAGACCAAGCTAAATAATTAGCAAATAATAACCATAATAAATAAGGTATTAATAAATAAACTGATAAATATCTTTCATATGTATAAAATAATATCATAACAATTATTAATGTTATTAATGTTAATGATACGATGAACGCACTTTCTAATAATCTTCTAAATATGAAAATTATTGGCGAATATATCAAATTTATGAATAAATGAATGATTGGAATTACCCAGAAAACATAAGGAAGTTCACGTAATCCATAATAATATGAAATACCAATTAAGATATATAAAATAAACCAAGCAAAACCAAAAATATAACTAGGGGGATTATATAAAGGTTTCTTTAAATTAAAATACCAATCTTTGGGTTTTGTGAAAAAACCAATTGAAAATCCTAATATTAATGGTGCAATTGATATTACTAATAATAATTTATCTTTAAAATCCATAATTATTAATTATTATTTTCTTTTATCTAATAATTTAATTTGAGGAGCTAATGAATAAATTTTCTTAAATTTTTCTCGATGTGTTTTTAATAAATTCCAATATAACTTATCCCAAACATCAAACATCTGTTTATTTTTATAATCACTCATCTTTTTTATATAATTAGATGATGAGAAATAAGGTCTTGTCATCATACTTATATTACTTGTATCTAATGAATATTGGGACATTCCGAAGACATTAGCAACCATAACCCATTCATAAGCATCTATAAAACAAATCATAAACCATTCATATAATTCTTTGGGATTTATCTGTAATAATAATCCAATATTCCCCATTATCATTAATCTCTCAATATGATGCAAATAAGCATATTCGTGAACTTTCTTAATCATATCATCAATTATTATTAAATCAGTATTTGAATTTTTATCATACCAGTTTTCAGGGATTTTATTTGCATGATTTAAATAATTCATTGACATCATTTCTTTTCCGTGATAAATATAAATAAATCTTACATAACTTCGCCATCCTATCAATTGTCTTATAAATGCCTCGACTGTTATTAATGATAATGATGATGATGATGATGATTTATGATTTTTATAATATTCAATAACTTTTTTAATAATAATATCAGGAGTTATTAAACCTATATTTAACAATGGTGATAAAACTGAATGACTGCCAAAAACAACTTTTTGAGATATTCCATCCTGATATTTCCCAAATGTCTCTAAACGATTTTTAATAAAATTATTTAAATGATTTGCAACTTCTTCCGATGTTATTGGATAATAGAAATTATCAATATTTCCAAAATTATCGTTGAAATTCTTTTTGATGTAGTTTCTCGCTTCTCTTAGATAAATATTATCATAAGTCTTGATTTTATCTTCTTTATAATCCTTGTCATATTTATTTCTATTTTCTTTATCAAAACTCCAAGAATTACCAACAGGAGTTTTATCATCTTCCATTAAAAGATTTAATCGCTTCCTTTGCCATCTATAAAAACTTCGATCGTGGTAATAATTCTTCTTATTAGTAAATTTATTTCGATATTCTTCTAATTCTTCTCTCGTTTCTAAAAATGACGGTGAATTATGAAATTTTATTTTAAACAATTTTGAATATTTTTCAATCATCTCATTATCTATCGGATCATACATATGAAACTCATCATCCTTTCTCTTTTTTATTTTAGAAAATTCATCAAATTCTATATATTTGATTTTATTTTTCAAATTTGATTTTGAATTTAAATAATCATAATAATATTTCATAGAAGCTCGATGCAACATTAATTTTTGTTTATGAAATGGTTTTGATGTAAAATAATAAGGTTCTTCAATTAGATAAATAATATCCATTTCATTAAAATTTGAATTATTTGAATAAAATAATTGTGTTGGTAATATAATAAATATTTTTGTCATTTATTTAATTTAAATAAAAATAATTAAATAAAATTATCTTTTTTTATAAGGTGGATAAGGGCAATTTGGAGAATTAATATTAATCGTTTTTATTTCAGAATAAGTACCAATACAATTTTGAATAAATTCTATAACGTCTAAATCATTAGAAAATGTTTCAAAATTTTGGCATATAGGTATAACATCACCATCTATTTTTTCAAATTTGGCATATTTCTTATAATAATTATATTTCATTATTTTTCTATTTTTCTCATTTAATACAACACCGCTATAAAATATAGGAATTGTTGAAACATAATCTGCTAATTTATGATCAAAATATATTAAAAATCTTTCATCAAATGAAAATATATTTTTTTTATCTTCATCATCATCTTCTATTTCATTTTCAAATCCATCTTCTTCATTATTAAATGAATATTCATTACCACCATAATATTCATTTAATAAATATAATTCATCAAATGATAAAAAATCTTCAATTATTGGAATATCAATATAAGTATTATCTCCATTTATAGAAAAATTTATATTTTCAGGTTTTCTTTTGCCAGTACCTCCATTTTTACATTTTTTAATATTTGGTAATATATTTATAATTTTATTTAATTCATTTTGTATTGATAATTCTGATATATATGAACATAATATAAAAATATTGATATTATTTACCTCTGTTGAATTTAAAAATGCATTATTTATTTTTTGCAATTCTCTTTTGATTTGTTGTCCTGTATATATACAATCATCAATTAATAAAATTATATCATTATCTTGATATGGAATTATATTATCTTTTATTAAATAAATTTCTTTATCACTTGGTTCATAGTTTATTTTATCTGTCATAATAACTTGAATTTTTATTTCTGGATATGTTTCATGTAGATAATTTATAAAATATAATAATAACCAATAATTTGATTTATTTTGATCTCTATCTTTAATTTTAATATATATAGGTCTTTTATTATCTTTTAATTTAAATTCTTTGTATTTAACGATTATTTTATCTATATTCATTTGAAAATTTTCTATAAATTCTTTAAATGAAACATACATTGTTTTATCTCTGATTTTTTGAACTATATCCTTAACATCTTTATGACAAGCATCTTTAAATCTTTTAAATTGATCATCATCAATAGGATGTGTTCCAGGAAGTACAAAATTATCACCTAATAATTGAAAACTCTTACTTTCATCCATTATTCTTATTTATAATCATTATAATATTTAATTATTAATTTGAAAGATAAACGAAATATAAAATTAAATTTTTTATTTCATATATATTTATATAGAAAAATGTCAGAGTTATTTATTATAATTGCTGTTATAGTATTATTAATATTATTTCTATATTTCGGTTTCAAATATAATTTAACGATTGAAAAATTTGAAAGTATTTCTAGTTATAATAATTCCCTTGCCAGTTTAAATGCTGCGAGTTTAAGTTCTGCTTCATCTGTTGCATCATCATCTTCGAGTAGTCCATCATCTCCACCACAACAACGAACAGCTGCACAAATAATAGCAGATAATCAACTAGTAAGCGATAATACTGCTAAGACAAGAGCACAAGATTTTTCTAAAATTGCATTAGATAAGAAAAATGAAGCAGAAACTCAATACCTCAATACACTTCGAGCAATAATAGATGGTAGTAATATAGATATTATAACTAATGCGGCAAATTTAGCAAGAACTGCCGCTAATGCTGCAAAAATAGCATCTGATAATGCAGAAAGCGAAGCAGCAAAAATTTCTGATGCAGAAATTAAAAAAGGAGCAAATGCATATGCTCAAATTGCTACTAATGCAAGAGATAATGCAAAAATAGCGGCAGATAATGCTGAAAGAGCAAAATTGGCAGAAATTGCAGCTAGAAATACGAGACAAAATGCCGTTGCTGCACCAGCACCAGCACCAGCAGCAGCAACTCCACTCCCTCCTGAACCACCATCTGTTTTAACCAATGATAATTTAATTAATTTATTAGCAGTAATAAATGCATATCCTCCTGTGGCAATATATCACCCTATATCTGGCAATACTATAGGAATAGATGATGCAAAAACTAAATTATATAATTTAGTTGATCCAAGTAAAAATAAATTTGCATCAATTATTAATGGTGACAAAATTACAGTTATAAATGGTAATAATGGTAATACAAATGTAAATTTTAATCCAAATGGCACTTTGAATTTAAATGCCAAATATGTTGGTCAATCAAATATAAATTATTTACAAGGAACATATGAATCAAAGATTACATTTGATTCAATACCTCAAAACTTTACTCTATGTACAATTACTAGATATACAACTCGTGAAAATAGAAATACTATTTTAACTTCAAGATCTTCTTCTACTCAAAGTTCAACGAATGATAATAATAATAATTTATGGTTTCACGGTCATAATAATGGTAAAAGAGGTATTGTTTGTTATAATAAATATTTAACTAATAATAATGAAAATTATAATGATAATGTTATGGATGATTATGCAACACACGATGAAAGAAAGCAAAATTGGGTTGTTACTTGTGCTAAAAATTGTGCAAATTCCGCTCCAAATAATGTAATCATAAATGGTCTTTCAATGGGTGTTAATCAAGATGCTGGTGTTGGTGGTGGTGGAAATGTTCTTTCTATAAATGATTTTAAAGATAATAGTATGAATATTAATCTCAGTAATTATGCTCTTTCATATATATTTCTTTGGGATATTTGTTTGAGTGATTTATGTATGAAATATGTTTCAGATGCTCTCATTTATTATTTAAATTCGGGCGTTGAGTTATTATATGATTTTAATGCTTTGAAACCAGGTGATAAAAATATTATTAGTAATAAAAAAATTTCTATTTTGAATGCAGATAATATAGATAAACAAAATAGAGAATGGGCAGATTGGTTAAAAACTCAACAATTATCACAACAACAATCTCAAACAACAACTACAACTACTTCTCAAATACAAGATTCTACACAAAATAGATGTAATGTTCGATATGAACCACAAGGATTGCCAGATTATAAAAGAGTTGCTGATACTTATTATAATCCTGATTTTGCTAAACTTATTAATAAATTTAATATTAATATTGAAAATCAAAATGAATATCAACAAAAAATTCTTGATTTATTAAAAAAGAATTTAATTAAGAAAGAACCAAATAGTGATGCTGAACTTAATACATTAACAATTGATAAAATTTTAAATAATATTGCTTCTCTCGATAATCAATTATCAAATAAGAAACCAATATTCTCATCAAGTGATATTATTAATTATAATAAAAATAGAAATAGTATTTGTTCTCTTGTTGATAAAATGCCTGATCCATCACAACAATCTTTTAAAAAGAGTTATGATAATAATGGTCCAGACCCATTAAGCACTGATAAAGATGATCAATCTTATTTATGGTGCAAATGCAATCCTGATAATTATAATACTGATTTATGTAAGGCATTTAATACTTGTAGAATTAATTATTCAAATAATAATAGTGGTAATAATACAGGTGTTTCAACTTTTTCAAGTGTTACTGGTGTAGATAAAGAAATTTATAAAAATTGCGTTAATGCTTTCTCCACTTTTCCTAAATATCTAAATAATTAAAAATAAAATACAAATAATTTATTAATATAGAATATTAAAATGAATAATCAATTATTGAGCGATATTATTTCATCTCCCAATTTTATAACTGCTTATCGAGCATATGACGTATGTCATAATATTAATAATGTTCTAAAAGTTCGTTCCATAACTAATAGCGTCTATGATTTAAATATGCCCAATATTAAAAATGTTTATTATTTTGAAGATACTATTAATGGACAGAAAATTCCATTCATTTATGGTGATAATAATAGTCTTATTAATTTCCCAAATATAATAACAACTTCATCTTATACAATTTGTTCTATTACTAAATATATAGGAACTAATAAGGATCTTCAAAACTCCATTCTTACTTATTCCAATGATAATAAAAGCATTTCAATTGGTCATTATAATAAATGGAGTGGTATTGTCTATAATAATGAAACAACTTTTAAAAGTACTAATAATAATTATAATAATGAATGGGTTGTTTCTTGTTTTTCATATGATACTGATAATACAACTATTATGATTGGTTCTAAAAATTATCCATCTGGAAATTTTTATAGAAATGTTAATATCTTTCCTGCAATTCGAAATGGACAATTATCTATCAATAATAATGTCAATGTTAATTTAAATAGTCAATGGGCATTATCTCATTTATTTATCTTTAAATCAGCATTATCTGCTGAAAGTCTCAATAATATATATTCAAATATGATTTCATATTTATCTAAACCTGCAACAAATGACTTAATTTTATATAAAGGTATTTATCCAAGAAATCTTCCTTCTTGTGTAAGTGAAACTTTTGCGAATGATGATGAGAAGAATTCATTCTTAGATATTAGTATTCCATTATGGGCAGGTTATTACGCAGGTGATTATGATAAAAAGAAAGGAGTTTTGCCTGAAATGATGGGAAATAAAACAAAAGATTTAACAAGTGATAGAATGAAAAATATTTTATATCACGATGATGCTAAATATATCTATGGTAATAAAAATAGTTATGTAATTTTCCCCCAAAATTCTATTAGTTCTAAATTTACTATTTGCACTATAACTAAATATCTATCTACTGAACCTAATACAAATAATATGATTATTCAATCAACTGAAAATAATGATAATAATTTATTCTATCACGGTCATTTTAAAAATAATAAAGGAGTTATTATGTATGATAATTATGAATTATCTAAGGGATTTCCTTCTACTGATGCTATAAATTCTTGGGTTGTTACTTGTGCTAAAAATACTAATTCTTCCATTAATCCCACTAATAATGTTATTATTAATGATAATTATGAAGGTCTTTATCTCGATAAAGAATATTCAAATAAATCAAAAGCATTATCTATAAATTTTAATTCTTCTAATAATGCATCTTATAATAGTGAATGGGGATTTTCTTATGTTCTCATATGGAATGATTGGTTGTCAGATAGTGATCTTAAAAAAGTTTCTACTGCTCTTAATAATTATGTCACCAAAGGAACTAAACTTAATTTTAATTCATCATCTTCAAGTTCTAGTGGCAATGGGAATGGAAGTAGCAATAATTTCATATGTCCTGGATTAAATTTAACACCACTACAAAAAAAGATGTTATTATTATAGATAGTAAAATGAATAATAATGATGTTAATTCGAAATTAATAGATGCTTTTAAAAATGCTAAGAAATTAATAACACAAGACCCTAATAATAAGCAAAATATTATTAGAGATTATATAGATTTAGTATTAAAACTTAATAATTATTCTTCAAATAATAATGATAATTCTTCCTCAAGTGATATTAATATCTATAATAATTTCAATACTATTCCAAATGATTTAATGAATGGTTATGATAATATTATGAATAATACGAATAAAAAAAATAATTATATTGATATTACTAAGACTTCATCGAGTAGTATTCAAGAATTAGCTAGTGCTTTTAATTATATAAATAAATAATAGAATTGAAATGAATAATAATTATAATAATATTAGTGATGATTTAATTAAAAATTTTGATATTACTGATCAATTAATCACCAATAATCCTTCAAATCAAAATGATTATATCATAAATTATATTAATCTTATTTTAAGTAATTATACATATATGAATGATTATGGAAAAGGTGGTCGTGGTGGTGGCAGTGGAAATAACGTCAATGTCTATAATAATTATAGAAGTGATCGATTAGTAACTGATACTAGTGTGAAAAACGCTTCTAAAATTGAAAGATTTCATGATTATTATTCAATTTAAGGATTTGACAATTATTCTTATTATTATGGAAAATTTAAATGATTTCAACACCCCTTATTTTTCTTTTGATGGTTTAAAGTGTATTTCAAGAGTTGTTGATATTACGGACGGGGATACAATTAAAGCAATTATTAATTTTAAAGATAATTATTATAAAATTGTAATTCGTTTATTTAATATTGATACTTGTGAAACTAAGAGTAAAATTGCGGAAAATAAAAATTTAGGCATTGAAGCAAAAAAGAGAGTTTATAATATTATTACTGGTAAGACGATTGAAGGGTATGATAATACAAATATTAAAAAAATAATTAAGAATGAATTAAATTCTAATTGCTATTATATCTATGTCAAATGTTATGATTTTGATAAATACGGAAGAGTTCTTGCTGATATTTATAAGAAAAATGATAATAAAGATAATAATGATGGTATTAATGATAATTGCGAAAGTATTTCTAATATTCTCATAAATGAAAAATTGGCATATGTTTATTCAGGTAAAACTAAATTAACTGAAGATGAACAATTGGAATTATTAAAGAAATAAAAATTTTCTATCCATATAATAAATGGATTTCAAAGTCGTTTTAGCAGAAATAATAGGAACATTTATTTTCTTCTCAGTTATTTTAAAAACTGGCGGAACTAAATTAGCACCTATATCTATACCAATAGGTCTTTTAGCAGCTATTTATATCTTCGGTAATATCTCTGGTGGTCATTTCAATCCAGGTGTTAGTATTATGCAATTCTTCAAGAATGAAATAAGTTTTATGGCGCTTATTATTTATATCTCTTCTCAAATAATTGGTGCTTTATTAGCATTATTATTAGATTATTATGTTCCAAATCCTCCTGAAAAATAAATTTGTTTTTATTTAATTCTAAAATTAATTAAAAATGATTTTTATTTATTCATTTATTTTTATCCAACAGCGATTAGGATATGTCGAAGAATTGTAATTTCTCTTGCACCTGCAACAGGGAGACTTGCGATTTCAAGCATTATATCGAAGATAAGGAAGATCGTATCAAACTCAAGGAGATTTATGATGAGCATTTCGACAGAAGTGTTCATAATGAAACTGATCCTGAGGGTGTGCGTCATACTCCCTGTTTCTATGGCCCACTCTGTGGAAAGAGTGAATGCAATTTCAAGCATTTCTGCAAATTTGAGTTTCGTAAAGAGATTATGAATAAGCAGTGGTTCAAGCACTCGCGCAAGAACAACAAGGACAAGCTCCTCACTGATTTGAAGTCGAAGTACAAGATCGACGACGATGATTTGGAGAAGCTCGCCAAGATGTGAATGTGAGATAGGGATTTATAAATGTCATAAATTGAAAAGTTTTTGGCATTTTTCATTTTGATTTTTGAGAGTTAAATGAATTTGTTTATAATTATTTATAATTTTTCAAAAAAATGATTTCTTTTTTAAGAAAGTTAATTATCGAACATCGAATGTCGAAGAATTGCAATTATTCCTGCACTTGCACTCGTGAAAATTGTGACTTCAAGCATTATATCGAAGATAAGAATGATCGGTTGAAAGTCAAGGAGATTTATGATGAGAATTTTGATAGGACTATTCACAATGAAACCGATCCATTTGGAGTTCGCCACGTTCCCTGTTTTTTCGGCTATTTTTGCAAGAATAGTAGTTGCAATTTCAAGCATTTCTGCAATTATGAATTTAGAAAAGAGATTATGAATAAGGAATGGTTCAAATACTCGCGTAGAAATGAAAAAGATAAACTTGTCAATTATTTGAAAGCTAAGTATAATATCGATTATGAAGATTTTGAAAAACTTGTTAAGTTATAGAAATTTTTGAATTTTTATTTTATTTGAAAATGAATTTGTATTAATTTTATCTTAATATTGATAAAAATGATTTTGTTCTTAAAAGTAATAATTACCTAGCTGTCAAAGTTATGTCCAAAAATTGCAATTACTCCTGCACTTGCACTCGTGATGTCTGCGACTTCAAGCATTATATCGAAGATAAGAATGATCGCTTGAAAGTCAAGGAGATTTATGATGAGCATTTCGATAGGACTATTCACAATGAAACCGATCCAGAAGGCGTTCGTCACGTTCCCTGCTTCTTCGGTCCTCTCTGTGGAAAGAGTGAGTGCAACTTCAAGCATTTCTGCAAATTTGAGTTCCGCAAGGAGATTATGAATAAGCAATGGTTCAAGCACTCTCGCAAGAACAACAAGGACAAACTCCTCAGTGATTTGAAGTCAAAATACAAGATCGACGACGAGGATTTCGAGAAGCTTGCCAAGATGTGAATGTGAGATAGGGATTTATAAATGTCAAAATTAAGTTTTTGGCATTTTTTGAGATTGAAATTCATATAAAAAATAAATGTCTTAAAAAGATATTGATATGAAAATTTATACGAAAACTGGAGACAAGGGTTCAACATCTTTATATGATTGTTCCAGAGTTTCTAAGGGTTCTAATTTAATTGATTTGATTGGTGATATTGATGAATTAAATAGTTTTATTGGTGATATTAAAAGTTCTATTATCTTAAAAGATATTCAAATTTGGCTTTTTGATTTTAATACTATCATCGCAAATCCTAAACATAAATATTTTTTTGACGCTGATGAAACTGTTCTTAAATTAATTGAAAAAGAAATTGATGATTTAACTTCAAAAATGCCTAAACTTAAAAATTTTATCTTACCTTCTGGTAATATTCATATTGCTCGCGCTGTTTGCAGAAGATGTGAAAGAAAATTAGTTAATATCATTGATTTATATCCTCATATTCCAAAGGAATGTCTTGTATTTCTAAATAGATTAAGTGATTATTTATTTACTCTTGCAAGATTTGAAAATATTAATGATAATAATGAAATTATTTATAAAAAAAGTTCTATTCTAACTATTGAAGATGAGAATTAATTTGTATTAATTTTAAAGAAAATTTATAAAAAATGATCTTTTTTAATTATTTTTATTTTGCCATCCTAGAAAGATGTCCACCAGCGATTATGCATATTCTCGTTATTGTGACGCCGTCGATGAGATCAACGAAACTTACGGATGTATGTATCGTGATGAGTGGAAACACTATGTTCATATTCAATATGAATATCTGACATGTCTCGACGCAATGCCCGATTTCCTGTTTAGTGATCATTTCCCTTTCCTCTTGTATGAGTTTTCCCTCCTCTGTCGAAAGATTGATTATTAGATGAGAATTTATAAATAGCAAAGACTTATGAAAATAAGTTTTTGTTATTTTTTTATTTAATTAAATAAAAATTGATTTATATTAATTATTTTATTTTATCATCTTATTAAGATGGTCTCATCTTGTGATTATGAATATTCGAGATATTGTGATGCAGTCGATGAACTTAATAATAATTGGGAAAAATATACAGATGAAACTATGTATCCTGATATTTGGAGGTTCTTTGTTAATAAACAAACTGATTATTTAATTTGTTTAGATAGTATTCACGAATTTGTCTTCAATGACAATATTCAAATCTTAGAAGATTTTTCCAAGGTTTGTAAAAAAATAAATTGGGATTAATTACTTAATCAAATAGTTTTGAATATTCATCTAATAAATTATTTTTGTTATTATCATTTCCATTTTTATTCTCATTGATATTTATATTTGAATTGAAATTAAAATTACACCAACCGAAAAGAAAAATGAGACAAAACTATTATAAAAAATATAATAATTATGTTATTCATCTTTTCTATCGGTGTAAATGATCGCATTTAAGCGACTAACTACAATTTGACGGCACTATTGCGGTTTTTAGTTTTTGTAAATCAACTCCTCTCTTATATCTTTCTGGTCGTTCATCATATTCTATATAATAGTTAAAAACTTTTTGAATATTTTTACAACCATTTTTATCACGATTGATACAACCATTCCG